AAGAGCCAGAATGAGGGGCGCCAAAATCTCTGGGTCATCCCCGTCTTCGAGGAGATGATCCCAAGCAACTTGGACATCTTCGGGAAGGTCAAAGATCATTGTGACTTTTTGGGAAGCTCATGAGCCCATGGGAAACGAGCGAAACCACCTCTCGGAATGGCGATTTCATGACCTTGAGGAGCGATCTCGATCGTGGTGTCGGGGACGATCCCTTTCGCCAGGAGCTCGCTCATGCGAATTCCCATATCCTCCATCCAGCACGCGTTTTTGATGTAGACGTCGAAGAGTGTCACACGAGTGACCTCGCCGAGGTAGATCATCCTTCCGTGGAAAAGAAACTTTGCTCCAACCTCGATATCAGTTGTTTCCATACCCATCTCTCTCACTCTCCTTTCAACCGGCGGATGAACTCACCCACCGCACTCCTGAATCTCATGAAACTCGGGCGACTGACCAGCCACCTCACTCCGAACCCGAGAAAGGACACACCAGATCCCAGGATCATCAACTCATTCGCTCAAAGATGCATCCTTCAACTCCATCTCCACGAGGGTGAACCCCTCGACACCTGCTCTGATACTGCTCTCCCAGTCATCGCCTGGAATGGTAATGCCCCTATTCATTTGCCCCATGAGGTCAAACGAGGCGTCTGGGACGTCCCCAAACATGGCATCGTCAGCTTGTTCGAGGTCATCAGTCTGATAGATGACATGCCAGCAATCACCATCCCACGCCTTCAGCTTCACGAACACAGGATCACCGACAATCGAGTTGCCATGCTTCTCCTCGGTTGTCTTGTGCTGAAGGAACCACCTGTGAGCTCCTTCGAGCGTCGCGAAACACCCGACATCACACTTCGCTTTCAGTAACTCCAACTCGGCTTGGCGCCCGATCTCTTCGAGCGTCATCAACACCTCATGGTTGCTTGTTCTGAAAGTCACCGGAATAGACGCCGCGTCAACATTGGCCACAGCATTCTTGATGATGCTGAGCTTGCAAAGAGCTATCCTGGCGTGATGGGCGAGGTATCCGTTTGAACTCCTCAGCGCCTCATTCTCCGCTTTTAGCCCCCTCTTCTCGAATGCTCCCCATTCCGCCTGAATGAGCGTCCCCAGGACAAACATTCCGACTCCGACAACGACACAGAACACCACAGAGATTTCGTGTCCCACAGGACCCTCCTCTATCTCGCCGAGAAAAAGACTTTTCTGAGCTCTTCCACCGCATCTTCGAACTGCTCTTTGCCGATCGAAGAGAACTCCCTCTGACGCTTCCTCAGGCCTTCCAGCTCTGGAGCGATTTCCGCATCAAGAGGAATGAGACTGGACTTCATCTCCCTCAGGATCTCTGCCTTGGCCTTTTGGAGACCATCAAGTCTCCTGAGGGTGTGGAGGATCTCCTTCTCACAGTCTCTAAGAGCTTCGTTGTATCCACGATAGCTCAGAGTGTCGACGTAACCGTCCGTCGACCAGTGCATCGAGTACATCCAGGAGCTGTTGATCTTGCTCGCCAACCACCTAAACGTGGAGATATCGTCAGGGATAAGGCTTTCACTGAGCTCCTCTTCTTCTGCTTCAGGGTCGTTACCCTGAGCAACCCCACACGACGGACAAAAGGAATCACCGCACATACACATGGCCAACCCTCCAATGAATGCGACCGTTACCCAGGAATCATTATCACTAGATTAGCGTTTGTCAACGAGATTTCGGAGAACAACCCTTTTTTACCATACTGCAACGATCTGAACATGTTAGGAACCATGCAAATGTAGAGAGCCCACAAATCACGCATGGTCGGGTCCCCTCCCTTTCGAGCCTTCGATGGAGAGTCCTGCCCCCTCGCATCTTCTCCTCGAACAGGTTGATGACGAGATACATGTCGTGCTCAGTAGGTGGAGGAGACACCCTCGGAGAATCAATACATTCGTTGCAGTAGATCGAATCGGGATTCGTAACGACGCCACCACATCCAGCGGCACACCGATCACCGATCAGCAATCGGTGGTCCTTGAACCGCTTGTATCCGGACATGGTCCTGACAGGCTCCACGTTGAGCCTGCCAGATGTCCATGACGCCTGCTGTCTCATCTCTAAGACTTCTTCCGAGCTGCCTCAGCCTCTCGGCGCCGCTTCTCTGCCAACCTCATGGATACCTCCTTCTCCATTCCGGTTGGAGCTTCGAGCTTCTTGATCTCCTCATACCCAGCCAGAGCTGTGAGATTCAGCTTCGTGGAGAGGTCCCGAAGCTTCGCCACCATCTCCCACAGGATGTACGTCTCGATTTCGAGCCGATCCGCTCGCTCATTCGCGGAATCCAACTCTTTCTGGAGTTCTTCTACTCTTTGATCTGACATACGGTCATATTATACCATGACCGTCAACTGTCAATCGGTTGGCTATCGAACGTCGAAAGCGTCGGCGTACTGCCAGGGGATTCGCCTGGTGTTCAAAGCATAGTCGATGTGCTCCATGGAGACCCCAAGTCTCCTGAGCTCCTCGGTGAAGACTTGTTGTGTCGAGCTCTCATCACCAGCGGCACGAATGAGCTGCCTGAACCGCCTGCTGACAGTCGTCAACGGCTTTGACGTCCTCTCGTCAGTCTCTGACACTGGACGCCTTCTGACACCCTCTGACGCCTCCTGAATGATGCTGGAGAAGTCGTTGATGAGAGAAGCGTGCTCTGATATGGGATCATCCTGCTCACTCTCAGTGTCATCCTGGAGAGCCATCGCAAGGATTCCGCCCATCTCCTCCTTCAAGACATTCTTGAGCCAGTCGACATAGTTCTTCTTGTCGACGTCTGAGACCTTCTGCTTCGAGTAGACCTTCTGAGACCCGTTCGGACCCTCCACGAAGATCGTCGCCATGAGAGAGCCAGGGTCGAATTCCCAGAAGATATCGATGGACCTTTTCGGCTTCTCATCTGAATCGAGGCTGAAAATGTCACGGCTCGCAGAGACGACCTTCCACTTCGCTCCAGTCATTCTGTTGAGCTCAGCGACGTATTTCTTCGCCACCTTCTTGAGCTTCTCGCCAATTTCTGTCTCTGCTTTGTCGACAACAGCTTGCTGATCCGCGTCAGCCTTCATGAGCGCCTTCAGAGCGAAGTTCTCATCAAGTTCCTTGCCCATGTCATGGAGAGCCTCACCGATCGCTTTGATCGCTTCACGGCGCCCGAGAGGTTTGGTGTCGTTGTTGATGAAATAGCTCCCGTCTCCATCACGATAAGCGGGAACTCCATACACCATACGACGCTCATTCTGTGGAATGGAGAGCTTTTCCCTCACCATATCCTCAGTCACCTTCTCTTCATTGAGAGGCCCCTCGATGAGGCTCATTAGCTCTTCAGCCAGACGTCTCATTCGTCACTCCGTAGCTTGGTCAATAGCCGCCGCGATGCCGATGGCAGTAGCTGCTCCAACGACAAAGCCAACCGTGATCCCGATGACACCTTTGTTTTTCTCGAACCACGAGCGCCTGGACTTTTCACGCCAAAACTCAATCTCATCGTCAGCGTCTTCGAGTTCATTCTCATAGATCCGGCGCTCCCGATCCATGGTGGACAGATCTACCTTGTAAAGCCCACGAATCTCATCATAGGCAATCTTCACCCGAGCTGCCCTGACAGACATCTCCTGTGACATGTAGACACCAGGAGGTGTCTTCTGAGGAGGAGACGCCCCTTCCACAACACACTCGCTGACAGGGAGAACAATACGCTTGCTTGGAGGGACTTCTTCTGGCAGGTCTGGGAGAGTTTGTGTGAACAGTGGTTCCGGAAGAACTCTCTCTCGTGACTCAGTCTGAGCTACAGGAGCTCCACAACATGCCATGGCCAATGAAACAAAAAGACAAACGGCCTTCTTCATGTCAATCACCAACAGATGTATGGAATGAAAATTCACAACCACCATCTACTGGGCTGAGAATCGCCGCCTGACACTCAGAAAACCATCCATACACGACATGCCCATTTGAGTCTTGGGACCTTGTCTCTGGAGAGACCTCGAACGCCTCGGAGACCCAATCAGGAACATCACCTTGATAGGACAAGACCTCTCCCGTACCAATCGGGTCCTCAGCATGAGATGTCAACCACTGAACTGCCTCAACAAGGGATTGATCAGCAGATTCAATCTGGACGCTCTCCTGCTTCTTTTTCGAGCCGGACTCTTTCGTTTTGACCCATCGTCCGAACACCATCTTCATACCCTTCTTGACGCCATGTTTGGCAAGCTCCTTCGCCGCCTCTTTCCCATGGGATTTGATGATGTCGGAAGCCCTCGATGGGTCTTTGGAGATCTGATCAAGAGCTTTTCCAGCAATACCTTTCAGCTTCTTCTCGATCCCCTTTTTGGGTTCCTCGCCCTTATCGTCCTTTTCCTCGTCGTCATCCTCAGCGCCAATCTTTTTCTTGATCTGCTCGGCGCCAGCTTTGACAGCCTCTTTGCCGCCCTCTTTCGCAGCATCGAGAGCTGCCTTACCAACAGCTTTCAACGCATCTTTCGCAGCGCTTTTCAGTCGCCCAAGGATTCCTTGACTACCACCATTGTCACACTTGCTCGCTTCGACGAACTCATCAATAGCCTCGAAGACCACATCAGAGTCATCCTCTGTCAATCCGTATGACGAGAAGATTCCGACAAACGCTTCAGCGATCATCTCGTCCGAGAAATCACCCACTCTCATGGATTGAATGACATCCTCGGACAAGACGTCCAAGAGATGGTCATCAGAATGCTGGCATCGAGCCTCATCCAACCTCTGTGACAACCTCATCTCTCACCTCGCCTCACTCGTCTGAAGAAACCAATGCAGGTGCTGGTACTGGCGGGTCCGACGGAATGACACCATCAGGCTTCGTTCTTTCTTTGTGGAGCCTTGCTTCGAGTAGGTCTCGGATCGCGTCCTGAGCAAGCGTATCGAGTCCAGCCTCTCCAACCCTTGCCTCAACGTAATCGACAGCCACCTGTAGCTTCTCAGCACTCTCTGTCTTCACACCGTCTGACCGGAGAGCTTTTCTCGTCTGCTCCTCAGAGAACGCGACAGCATCCTTGACGATCCGATTGTAGATACTCAAGGCGGCATGCTGTTTGTCGTCGCTCCACTTCCTTGACAGCTTCCGAATGAGCCATCCACCGAGAACGACAAGAACCGTCTCCAACAACGGAGACACGATCTGAACCAAGAAACTGAGCAGGACCATCCACCACTCTTGGGTATCTGCCGCCTGCTCCATCGTCAGATTCACATCAACCGGCGGGCAAGGCTGAGCAAACGCCGCCGTGGCAATCAGAGACAGCGCTCCAAAAACCAAAATTCCTGCAACCATCCTCCAACTCATCACCAACCTCCAACTCCCCAGCTACAGAAACACGTCATACCGAAGAGCACCGAAGGAAGATACCCCTCGATGCTCGACGGTATAACCAGTGGTCCGGCGAAGTCCTTAGACCTCGTTCGCAGCGTCCTCGGTCGTCACGCTGGCGGCATTCGTCGCGAAGGCAACCGTGATGTCGCCCTTCTTGATCAGATCGTCGAGGTACATCGCAGGGGAGTACCCCTTCGTGAATCCCTCGCCGTACAGATCGGACATGCTCATACCAGCGACATAGGTTCCAGCCGCCGCCAAGGTCTGCTCGGGGACGAGCCCTTTGAACCCGATGGAAAGACTCGCACCGGACGTGTTCGTGATTGTCATGATCATGGTGTTTTTCCTCCTACCTACAGGGTCTATTCACCGGACCCTCACCCATACACGAATCCTATCATACCATCACAAGCTCAAACAGAGGCACCTTTCGAGACCTTCGACCAGTTCTGGTGACCAATCACCCGACCAAACGTGCTCGACATCCTCTCCATGACATCATTGCTGATTGGTTTTCCCGTCGCTATCAAGAAAAACGCATCAGAGAATGGGTACCACGCCACAGACGGCTCACCCCACACGTTGACATCGCTTTTCCCGAACTTCTTGACCCAAATTTTCCCAGCAAATGCATCAATGATGTCTCTGTATCTGTGCTTCCCTGCGATTGGGTCAGCAGAGAACGAATCGTTTATGGGATCATAGAACAGTGCCTTCCCACCAGCATCATTCGGGTCCAAAAGAACACTTGTTCGCTCGATGTCTTCGGATAGCCCAGTCTTTTTGATGAAATCGTGAGCTCTCCTGATGGAGTTCAAAAACGGGACCAACTCACGATCTGTGTATCCCCACACATTGAGCAGCACCATCTCTCCGACACCAAACGCCGCAGGAACGTCTCCAAGTCCCATCCTCAGAAGTCTCTTTGTATTGCCAACAGCAGAGGCAAGAGCCCTCACATTCTTTGCCGCGTAGACAGCTCTGGTCTTCGAGTGAGCAACATTGTGAGATTCACGACGAAGAGAGTCTCGAACCTTCTTGACCTCGGGTCGGACACCCACAAGAGATTCGATCACTGGAACCACTAGACGAGACAACTCAAGTAACTTTTGTCGCCTCGTGCCAGCAACACTGATCGCTGTCGCGACCTGTTCCAGCTCGGTCTTTATTCTGTCGAGGTTTTGCTGGGAGAGAGTCATCACAGGTTGTTTGCGAGCCATGCCGAAATCTGTCGCCTTCCCTCGGCTGGGTCTTCTTGACCTACCTCTTCGATTCTATCAACCTCAGCGCTCTGTGTCTCTGCTACCGCCGCCACTCTGGCCCGCTCAATCTCTCCTTCGAGCCTCACGCGTTCCACCTGGGTTTGAGCTCTCTCTTTGAATGTCTGCTTCTCTTGTTGCTCTCGTGGGGACTCTACGACCTCCTCACGCCTTGGAAGCAACAGCATAAGCAGGAAACCACCTACAGCAGCAGCACCAGCAAGAAACACCCACCAGCGTTCTCTGAGCCATCTCCACACAGAGCTACCCACAGAGCGGCCCTCCGTTGCCACTGTTGTAGTCATCCATAGATGTCTCTCGCTGTGGAGGTCGAGACGAACCCATGTCTCCAGTGAGGTATCCACGCCCCTGACTATCCACGAGCCGACTCTCTCCACAGCTCTGACAGGTGAACTTCTTATTGCCTCCGATGTGGCTTTCAGTGAGCACCATCGGCTTCCCACACGACGAACAATTCATGATGTCTTCTCCTTCATCCATGCCACGAGAGTCTGAAATCGACTCTCCTCCTTCTTCTTTTTCTTCTTCCCACTCTTCACAGAGCCACTCGCCGTAACTGTGAAGTCCTCTGGATCTATGAATGGCTTCTCTCGACCACTCTTGTTTTTTCGATGGACAGGGACATCACCGAATCTGTCATAAGGCCTGAACCTGAAAGGGCTACGTCCTTTCGCTCCAGGATTCAAAGCGAGCTCCTCTGTCTTTTTGAGAATGGACTTGGCCCACTCCCATCCAGCATCACCACCCCAAAGAAGCCAAGCGATCCAACCTGCACTCGGGTTTGATTCGCTGCCCCATCCGTCAGCACTGCTGTCTCCCTGATGCCTGGAAAAGTAAGAGTGCATCCTCTTGATTGTTTCAAGGGATACCCTGTCTCCATTCTTCAGGTTCGTCGCTCGTTGGACACCAGACCCTATGCCTTGTTTTGACGCCTGCTTCCTGCTCAGACCACCTCGACCGAACTTCTTTCTGAGTTCAAGACCCTTCGCAGCATTTTTTCTCACAGACTCTGGCGGAACGAACCCTTCAGAGCTCTCTGTCTTGCTTTGGCCCCTGGAAACGATCTCCTTGGCAGAAAGCCTTTCGTCAGTATTCACGCCGCACGACTTTTTCAAGACGTTCATGGCGATGGCGACATGTTGCGTCCCCTGAGCAGTCTTCCCGGACCTATACTCTGATCTGACGTTATCCTTGAACGCAGCCAGAGAACACGCCCTGTTCAGAACCTCGCTCAGGTAATCCTTCCGACTGTCGCCCATCATCACTCCGAATGGGCAATTGATTGCCCACTTTCAATCATCGATTTGACTGCCTGTGCCCGCTCTCCACCATTGGCTTCGAGATATTCACACACAGCTTTGTCAAGGACTTCTCCAGGAGAGCACCCTTCAAGCGCCCCTTGTGCCACCAGAACCTTCCAAAGAAAGACAGGGACCAGCAACGGCATGACACCGCCATTGCCGTCTGTGAACGTCTGAGGCGCCTGTATTGACTCTGCTCTCGCCATCGAAGTTACCTTGCCGAGCCCGTGGTGCTCAGAAATGCCTTCACAGTGCTCGCAAATGTCATATTCGACCGGTCATGGAACCTGACCCTCTGCCCCTCCTGAACCACCTCGGCGAATTCGAGAGAGACCTCCATGATCCGAGGAAACCCAGTCTCGAACCATGCCTCATATGTGACATCACACTGAGTCATGACACACACAACGTAATCCACACCGTTGTGGCCGAGCTTTGTGTTCGGAAGCACTAGAAGACACTTCGCTGGCTCATACGCCTGAAGGTTTTCGCCGAGCCCATAATGAGGGTAGGTGTACCACCTCAACCATGAGACGACAGACCGCAAATCCACATCTCGGACACCGAGTTCAAGTCCGTTCAGAAGCGTTGAACCAGTCTCATACGGAGACGCCACAAAAGTTTCTTCGATCGCCTCCAAGACACTCTCGTCCGGAGCTGTGTCCGTTGTGAAGACAGACGTGAAGCTGATCCGCCTCTCACCGCCATGGGTCCACTGATAGATTGGGTGAGACCCGCCTGGAATATTTCTGGGATTCCACTCGCTCGCTCTGGTGTCCTGAAGACTCTCTGGCCAATACTGAAATGCTATTGCTCCAAGATTGTCCGTCAGAGAGCTCCCTTCACCGCCAGCACTTCCGGCGCCACCAACGTTGTTACTGTTCCAAGGAACAGTCTCATCAGGAGCAGTGTCAAGCGGCTGCAAGTATGCCTTCGCAGCTCGAACCTCCTGAGGGAACTGTGTGAGCAAAGAGAGGATATTCCCAGGAAGACCAGGCATTCATCACCCCTCGATCAACCCCATGTGGACAACCATGAACTCCAACAGCTCGTCCTTTTCTGCACGCTTCAGGTCGTCAAATCGCTTTCCAGCGAATTTCGCCTTGATCGACTCCAACGCCTCTTCCTCTTTGGTCTTCTTGCCCTGTGGTCCGTTCTTGTAGTGCTCCGTCTCCCGGATCATCACACCTTTCTTCATGATTTACTCCTGCTTCTTCGATCGGAAAACAATGAACGAGACATCATGACTTTCGAGGTCCGACGAGCCCGATGGAATGTCGATGGTGAACAATCTCTCGATCAATGCATAAGGAGCTGCCCTTGTGAATCTATAGAACGAGTTCCCCTCGAACCTCTCATCACAAAGAACCGTGATGTCTCCAGTCTCACGCTCCCTGACAAGGAATCCGAACACCTGTCTCGGCTTGTCAATGACCTTGAGCTTCACCTCGACATCATCATCCAAGTCGTACTCAATGCCGCCACAAATAACTTCTCCAGCTCCAACCATGACCTTCATGCCCGATACAGACACATCAAGCCCAAGCCTGAAGGATGGCGTCTCTGCTATCTCCTTGTACTTCATCATGACGTCTGCCTCGCAAGAACGACGATATCAATGGCGCCAGACATAGCGCTTGCGTTTTTCTCCGTGACGACCGCTGCACCGCCACTCGTATCAGCTTCGAGGAACCTCACCTCGAAACCACCAGTGGTCTTGTTCGCCCAGAACGGAAGGACCCAACTATTGGCGATCTCCTCTTCTGCCCCGAAAACAACAGCATACTCTGTGTCAGCCATCGGATATCCAAAGCTGAACGACAAAGACGCCCCTGGTACTGCCGCCTCATCGAGATTGAACCCCTCATTCACAGTCCCAACAGCGGCGATCCATGAATATGTGATCCAGGCCTTGACGATATTCTTGGCATACAGGGCGTTCCCAAATGGAGTCTCACTGAACAGCGGATTGGACCCTGGGTGCCCTACCGTCACATTCGAGAACCAGACCCTACCATCACGGGGTTCGACAATCGTCTGATTTGGATGGACAGAGCTCCCCATGACCGCCCTGAACATGTCGATGCCAGGGGACGACCAATCGGTTTCTGGCCACGGGCTAGCATCTGAAGATTCATACCGCTGCATGACGAGACCTTGCTCATCAGTCGAATCTCCGACACCGATCTTGATCCTCTGAGAGTTCAACCCTACGACATCTCTGACCCACTGAGTTCCATCCCACCTGGCGTTCCATGTGAAGAGCAGGATGTTGTTGATCATCGTCCCGCCATCGGCGGTGTTCTCTGTCAGGTAGATCCGAATTGGACACCTGGTAGCAGTCGTGTACGGAGTCGACTGAAAGAGCAGGGTGAACCCATTCCCAACAGTCCCATCGCCATGGTAGCTCTCCAAACGAGCCTTGGCCATCTCAGCGGCTGTGGACAACACGTTCTCGCCGACTCTGAGTCTTCCCCTGGTGAGCTTCAAGAGCCAGCTCGTTGCCGCCTCTCGGAGATCAGATATCTCGTACTCAAGGCCAGTAAGAGAATTGTTGGCACAAAAGAACTTGAGAGCTCGGTCTGCAATATCACTCGGGTCAGTCAATAGTGCCGACAAAACTGGGGCAACCGTTACCATCGACACCATCCTGTCCCCAGACAGAATGTCAGCGTCGAGATCGTACTGTGTCTCGACAGACCCAACCTCTAACCACAGATTGAAGTCATCAAAACTGATGTCACCGATGAACCCAGAGCTATCCTCAACGATGAGCTCGACCCGGATGTGAGACGCGCTCGCGGGGACCTTTACTATCCCTTGGAGTTGAATATAGCTGAACGTTCCGGTGACGACTGTCCCATCCTCGATGATCTCGAACCCACCATTCCACGAGGCTGGAGACGTCACGACTGTTCCGTCGTCCTCGTAAGCTGTGAGTCTGATCCCCACCTTCGCTGACGCTCCATCCTGCAAGGTGACGCCATCACCCCTCACCCAGACAGACGCCATGAGATTCTGACCAGGGACGACCTTGATCGTCCTGGTGCATCTCGCATACATCGCATGAGAAAGCCCACCTCCTCCACCATCGGCAAGGAGGGAATTCTCACCTGTCCTTGGCTGTGAGGCTGGAGCGCTCGTAGGAGTCAAAATCTCCCAAATCCCATGTGAAAGCGTATCGCCCATCCACCAACCGACAAAAGAACGAGAAAGGTCGGTCGAAGAAATTCTCAATCCAGGCCCCTCGAAGGACCCATTCACGATCGCCTGACGCCACCCCCTCATTCCAGATGACATGTTGAGTGCAGCTTCAGTCCTTCTGTCACTCGTAATATCAGTCTCAGGGATCAGTGCCGCGACACCAGGGACGTCAGCGCTCCCAAGGCAGAGAATCGTGCTGTCGGCATCCACTTCGGCAGAAGACAACCCCTGCCACTTCACGGTTGTGTCCGCCCCAACGGTATAGTTAATGACGAGCCCGATATATGCTGTCGTTCCAGGGAGCCCACCAACATCAAGATCCAGAGTGACGTCTCCAACCTGGCGAAACGTCATCTGCTGGCCATTGGAATTGATGACGGAATAGATGCTGTCGCCAGTATCAGGATCAGCCTGAATCGTCACTCTCGATGCCAGAGCACTCGCCACGAGTCTCCCACCGCGAATGACACCATGTGGGGCCAATCCATTGAGCTTCTCATTGAGACCTTGTGAAGCATACGGCTCTCGCCATCTGACCTTCACTAGAGAGCTTGAAGGGGTCGAAAGATCAGTCGCCATTCTACTATCTCCTCTACATGGTGAGGTCTGCTATCGTCACCAACTGGACCCCAGAAATTTTTTCCTGTTTATCAAACGTCATGTACCCAATCATGACGCCGTCATTGTCGAAAATCCCAATCTCATAGAACTCTGGTGTCGAACCGAGCTGTGTCGTATTCGCCTCAGAAGCTCCAACGGTACATGTGATTTCCGTGATCGCCGGAAGAACGGTATCGAAGAGAACGTCAGCGACAGTGAGCGCTTTCCGAAACACATACAACGGAGAACTCGCTGTATGACCAGCTCTCGAACCTATCGTGGTCCCACCACCATAGTTCGCCGTCAAAACGAGGTTACTGTTGTCCGTCACGGACAAAACCTCGCCCCACACATCCTCTTCCGTACCTGGAGTCCCAGCCGAGTATGGATCAGCGGAAGGTGTCGGCCCCGGCTTGATCCAATCACCAGGGCTCACGTCAGCCAAGAAACTTGTGCCAGCCCCTGTCACGTTTGGAGAGCCATTGGTGAAGCCAACAGTCCCGCCACCAGGGAGAGGTGTTCCCTCGCCCTCAATATCAGTGAATGTCGCGTCTGGAGTGATCGGAGACCCTGCCAAAGAACCGCCTTCACCAATCTTGAACCTGACGATGTCACTTTTTGTTCTCGCAATATCCCGTGAATACACGAGCGCAAGGACAGTTCTCCAGTTGTTCTGGACGGTTGCTGAAACTGCCACGTCTCAATCCTCCTACACCTCAACAGTCCAAGAGCCAGCGAAGACCTCAGCCACGCCGCCCGCATTCGTATACGTGATCTGCGTCGGGCTGACGTAACCCGTAATTGGAAATGTACCATCATTGGCTGGAGTTGTCGCGCCAGAGATGACCACATCCTTACCAACCATACCGGCATCGAATCCACCAGCAGCATCTGTCAACGTCATGTTTGGAGCCGTTCCTGAAATGGAATCACCAGTACCGATCTCGAACTGAGAACCATCAATATGAAGATGCGCGGGATCAAGAGTCAGCTCATCCGCTGGTACCATGTCGAAGTAGTATCCAACTGGCATATAAGCAAAGAGAGCTCTCTGCTGTGATGCCGTCATGATGAGGTGCTGTCCAGCGACACCAACCGCGAGCTCTACAGGACCAACAATATGGACCAAGTCAGCAACACGAACATGGATGGGGACTACCTTGAGAATCCTGTCCCTCACACGTTCAAGAGCTCCATCAAGGCGCGCTGTGGGCTCGTTCAAAATCTCGTCAGGGGTAATCTCAACCCTGATGGTACTCGCCCTACAGTAGCAACAGAGTGATTGCTCTGGGCAGTCATAGCTGAGATTGACTGTCGCCCCAAAAGTCGGCGCCGTTCCAGCAAGAATCTCAAAAGTCCACGAAGCCCCTCCATCAACAGGGGTTGTTTCGAGCCAAAAATCACCACTGTCTCCTGATGGGAAGTTCGCATACCACCTCCCATGCCGAGCAATACTCCACAGATCCGCCGATCCATTGACCTCGATTCTCCATCGTCCGCCACCCAAATCAGTGGTCGAAGAGATGGTCAACCCCTGGGTATACGAATTGATGGCATCTGACACAGATGTCCCATCAGGGAGGGGACCAGCAGGCGGCTCGATGGCGTCTGTGGTCCAATTCGGCGTGTCCCAGCACATCATGTCAAGAGGAACAGCATCCAAACTGACATCGTCAAATGAAGGCCTTGTGGGGGGCTGATTGGTGTAGTAGTTCCCACTGTTCTCGGGGATCTCGAATATCTGGTTTGGAGCCAATGGGTCGAAAGAGTCTCCACAAAGGCGCCACAAAGGGACGGCAACGACATCGTATCCCGCCATCTTCCCAACAATCTCGTATCCCCTTTGAGCTCCCTTCGCGGCGTACAATTGCCACGCGTTCCTAACGATGGCTCTTTGAAACGACTCCGGATCGTGTTGATCGATTTCGACGCCATAGTCATTGCCAAGGTATTCAATGATTGATGGTGGCCTCAGAGTTGCGTCACCGACCGGGGATGCCCCGGTATTCGGCAAGATGTTCCCCTTGATGATGAAAGCATCAGAAAGTTTGTGGATATCAGTGACAATGAACTCTCGACCATCAGAATCCGTGAGAATCCAACCAACAGAAGTATCACCAAGAGGGACAAACGGGTCGCTAGGATCAGTGTCTTCGACCTCAACCCTAACCGTCAAACCATCTTCTTCGACAACAGCAGATGTCAATCTGACGCTGATATTTTCCTGATACTGCGTCCGGACATCATCAGGGTCTCTGAGTGTTTCGAGGCCAATCGCAGACTCCAACAGGTCCCTGAACAGACCAGCCTGTGAATCAGCCCAATTCTCAAGAGTCCCGCCGCCGTCTTCCCTGTCAGCCTGCCTATCTACTGATGGGAGGTCGTAGAACAGAACCTGTTTCGCCCAATCGAAGGCACCGAAAGGTCCATCGCCGAAAAATCCACTCCCGAAGCCTCCCACTCTCCACCTCCCGAGATCAGACTATCACCCTCTCGACGAACCGTAATCATCAAGGGCACTGTCAATCACGTCACCAGATGTTGTCTCAGACTGATTCCAATTCCCTGTGAATGGATCAGCATTGTAACCATTCCGATTACTGTGAATCGCAGTGCTGGCTGTGGGGTTTGAAATAGGAACGTTCGCGCCCCCATCACCATGAATGAATGTCGACTGCTGGAGATAGAGGTTTGGATTGTCAGCAGAGTTGAGTTCAATTGCTGGAGCTCCACTTCCGCCCCTCAAATGGGATGTCCCATACACTCTAAGTGTTGGATCAACATCGCCAACTCTTACCGCCGCCAAACTTGCTGTGGTTGGGAATATGTCTGATCCAATGATTTCAACAACAGTCGTGCTGTCGCCACCACTGATATCAACCTGCCCATCCATGAAACACCCATCAATTTCTAGATGAGCTCCAATACCAGACACATCAATGTTCCCCTGGTCAATCTTTACTTTGTCCAGCCTCAAAGACCCAGAAGTTGCCAACGTGAATAGGTCTGCATTCCCTCCACGATCAAGAGTAAAAGACCTACCACGACCATCAATCGTAATGTCAGCGGACGCTGCTATTGAAATTGCCCCAGTGAACGCAAGGTCATCTTCAATAACAACAACTCCCTTTGTCGTTCCATGATTCGAGACTGCTATGCTCAGGCTCTTATGATAATCTCTACCACCATTCACACAAACTCTATGTACAGCATTCAATAATCGAATACCACACATACCATAATTCATCGTAGTTCCACTTACATTCGCCGTGCGGACGCTGCCACCATATCCATATATCCCACAATCACTAGATGAACCAACTGTAAGGTTGCAATTGTTTATTATTGCACCATCATTCGCTTCAACTGCATGGTGAACTGTTCCAGTTATATCACACCCATCAAGAATCAAATTTCCCGCCTGCGTTTGAATCGTACCAACAGACGATGAGCTGCCAGACATTCTTGTTCCAACAGCCTTGAACGTACCACCAGCAATCCGTGTAACACCCTCGACGTAACAATTGTAAAGCTCCATCACGCCAGAGCTGTAAATCATAAGAGCTGTAGCACCAGAAGGCTGCTCAAAACGGCAATGATAATACCTATGCTCACCAGAATTGTTTGTTCTTCTCTCACCAGCAGAATATGAAACAAATGTACAGTCAGTAGAAAAACAACCAGTACCAGTTGTCATTCCATATGTTCCACCTGTTGAAGAACCAGCGGTCCTGAATGTAACCCCAGTTATAGAACTGTTACTCGACGTCCAGTTGAGGATCGCTCCAGATGCGTCCCAGTAAAATTCAACAGCAGCAGACCCTCCAAACCCATAAAGAGAGAGGTAGTCAGTGTTAAGTGTAACCTGCTCGTTATACACCCCAGGCATTGCAACTATTGCAACCCTATTTGTCGACGACGGTGTTAGCGCGTCAGCAAGTGTTTTTGCTTGAGAATATGTCTTCACAGCAGTGTCAAGAGTAAGCCCATCATTCGCGTCATTGCCGTTTGGGCTCATGATTATGACATTGTCAAAATTGATTGATAATGCACCACCAAGAGATGACCATACACCAGCCCCAACAGTAGCTGTATCACAAACATACAAACCATCACCTGTAACATAACAGGTGTCTCCAATCTCTACAGCCGCATCTTGTATCGTAGCTCCAGAGACGTTCGGGAGCTGTGAAGTGCTCGCCACATCTCCCCAGTGATTGTGAAACTGAGTTGGACTTTTCTTAGCCATCTTTAGCCCCTACAGGTTATGAGCGATGTCGTTTCCTGTTCCAGAATCATTGTAATTATTGGCAGATGGCGTAACACCATCAAAAAAGTTGTTTGAAATGACAGTGTTGTAATCTCCAGAGATATTGAGTGCAGACTGCCATCCGCTACCACCGATCAGGTCACCAACACCGCGATTACCTGATATGATACAAAAATCTGAAGATGCATTGATAGCGTTTGCTCCAGAAGCACCTGTGAGCCCTTCAATCCTGTTATCTTGCAACGAGCACCTGTGAGCAGCAGAGCCAATGGAAACACCATCACCGCCCATAGATGCGAGCCTTGTGAGAACATTCCCATGAACCTCACAATTCTCAGAGCTCAGGTTCACAATAGTGTCGTATGTCCCATCAATCTCCGAGTTAAAGACAATGACAGGTCCACCTGAATCATAAACACCAATGTCCGCACCATACGAAACCAAAGCAGACACAGTGTTTATCGACCCGCTCTTCGTAATCACAGAAGCGAATGGAGAAGCTCCAAACGCAGCCAATATCTGAGGAACATTTACAGCAAAACAATCAACGACCCTGCTTGTACTACTCACACCTGGGTTCATGCAAAATGCCGCCTCTACAGTGACATTATTCGCAAGGTCCCACCCAGTCCATCCGTTCTCAAACGATACAGCGACGTGACGACATGTCGCCTCGTACCCACCAAGGGTTACGATCCCATCAACAACATTCTGGACATCCCCCATAGTCGCATCAGGACAAAAGATCGTCACATTCTCCAATGACGCCCCAGCACTCAACGAAAATGCCCGAGGGTCAACTGGATTTCCAGAATACAATGTAGAAATGGTCACCTGTCCGTAACCAGCACCTCGAACCCTCACACTGGCTGGTATCGTGATCGGACCTGTCAAGGAACCAAGTGAGTAGTCATACGTCCCAGGTCTGATATATACGTCTCTCGCCGGTGATCCAGATGCCGCCGCGATAGCAGCAGCCAACTGAACACCATCTCCAATATCCAGGTAATCAACATCACTGGCAGAGTCGCCCGCGACCTGGTTCCCTACAATGATCGCTGGAGCTGATTTATCTCCAGAGCTCCCAACAATCGAACCGATCGTTGCTCTCTTTTTCGAGAACGAGTCAGCAGAATCCTCGATAACGAGGATGTCAGCAGAGATAGGCGTCCCCTTCAATGTGATGCCTTGAATCTCGCTTCCAACACTCTGATGTATCGCGTCAGAGTCTGTTGTCGGGAGCGACATCACAGTCGCCTTCTTTTTCGAGTACGAGTCTGCCGAATCCTCAAGGAGGACAATATCAGCAGAGACAGGAGTCGCCTTCAGAGCTACTCCGTTGATCTCTCCTGACACATTCACATGAACAGCATTCGCATCCGTGGCAGACCCACCAGGGTTCGGAGCTACGCCATTTGCAGTCTGACCATCTGACAGGCTGATTCCAGTCCTGAGGTAGATGACATTTCCAACCCTCACACCAAACGCCATCGCATCGTCTGTGGACGGCAACGTCGAAACCTTCGAGAACGCCGCCGTCCCATTCGCAAGAATTGACCTGGTGATATCGACATAGACGATCTCACCGTCAGCCCAAGACGCGATGGAACCAGCGGCGATCTGAATGAGCTTTCCACTGATCGGGGACAGAATGCTGATCGTATCAGTCCAGTCCAGCGTACCGCTTGCCAGTGTCCATGTAAGGACACCACCACCAGTCCAGATGATACTCCTGTCTTCACGAGAGGCGAATCCAGATCCATCAAGAGCAGAGACGAGATCCTCAAACCCATCAAACCATGGGTCGTCATACTGTGAAGGGTAAGGCCACCCGAGACGTGGAGAGCTTTGAGTCATTGTCCTACCTATCCAGAAGGTCTGTCTGAGCTCTTGCGCTTTCTTCGTGCGCCGAGCCCCAGTACGCCTTTTCGCCCCTCAGGAGAGCTGTGAGCCACCCTGCCACCCCCATCATAAGGTATCCAGAGGCCCAGATGGCCAGAAAGATGCCGAGAGCAGCCCAATACTCACCAACAACCAGCAAAGGAATAGCCGCGATGATGCCGACAAGGAAGCTCCTCATCATTGACACCTCACACTGCTCAACGTGGATGTGTTCATGCATCTGTGTTCTGGACCAAGTTTCTTTGTCCGCCTTTCTTCCGTATGGACCATAGAAGATTCCGTGCCCCAGAGTTGTCCCGCCCCATGGACGACCAGGCTCTCTCATGTACCAGCCCTTCGGGAAAGTCCCTTCAACGACAGGGAACGAACCTTCTTTGATCTGACAGGTGAGACATGGTCCGCCACCTCCACCTGCTTTTTCGTCATATCTCGGAGGTGACTCCCACCGAAGATCCTTTCCCCAGAACAGACGCACCAACAAAACAACTGGCCACGCGATCATGATGTCCCATGGAGCACTGAGGATGTACAAAACGATATGTCTCTTTGTCTTCATCAGGCGACCGCCGTTTCTCCCACAATAGCCAACGAACCAAGGGTGATCACGCGTTCTTTTGTGATGATCAGATTCCCGTTCGAGTCCAAGAACTCAGACGGCCCATCGATACTGAAGATCGCATACTGAACACCTTCAACACCACCGACTCCAGTCTGTGGGTCCGGCTGGATCGAGGTGTAGATATCAGAGAGCCTCAAGCTGGCGCCGAATGCCCTATTTCTGAGGACATCATAGATTGCACTTCTGACGTTCGAGATGACGGTTGCTTGGACATACCCCTCGATGATTCCAAGAGTCCCTGTGATGACTGCCTCAACAAGGAATGCCTCACCAGAGACGACATCCACCACCTGAGTGACCTCTTTCCTGCTGTCGAGATAGTTCTCCAGAGAACGAATGAGCGCTGTAGATGGCGATGTGTAGAACCCGTCAGCGTCATACGCAAGGATCGGGACCTGAACCAAGTTACTTTGGCAGTCGCTGGCGAGAAACGTGTCGACGTGATCGTAGATCGCCTGCAAGTCGTTCTCGATGGCTGTCTCGAAGTCAGTCCCCATCGTCGTTTCAATGCTATCGAGCTGCGTCTGAAGACTCGTAATCGCCGTCGCCATAGATACGAGGTCTGCGACTATAGCCACCTGAGCCGTCTCGGCGGCTCCTCTCTCGCTTTCAAGAGTTCCGAGCTCCGTCAGCACCGTGTCTCCATACCCCTTCGCTGCCGAAGCCTTCGAGGAGATGCCACTGAGCATGTTGAGCAAAGCAGTCTTTTCTGGGTCCTGAATCTGAGTCGCCCCGGCAGCAAACGTGTTCACATAGGCTGTCACCGCCGTAACGTCACCCTCGATCTTTGTCGCTTCGGTCTGAGCATCAATCGTGTTGTCAGAGGCATTATCCGCAGCCGTCTCGATGTTCGAGAGCGCTGTCCCTATCGCGGTATTCTGAGAAGAGATGTCAGATCTCAAAGATGAGATCGTCGAGAGGTCAGTGTCTCCCTGAGAGACATACCCATTGACTGTTGATTCCAGCGCCCCTGTGGTAGCTCTGATGCTGTCCAAAAGCCCCTGAAGAGTCAGGTCGTCCTCAGCACCAAGGGCAACGAACGCTTGAGCCACAGCCACGGAACCTGCCACTGGGTCAGAATACCCCTGAGAAAGCGCAATGTAGTCACTCTCGACAACAGCGACGTCTCTCGCGGCAAAGTAGAGAGGAGCGTTCGATTTCGCAGACTCCAACGACTCAGGAGGAGACCCGCCAGAAGACCCGTCTGGATTCGTAACGTTGAGGCCTATATCGGTGAACGCCACGACAAGAGGCGTCACGACATCATTGATCGTTCCCTGGAGGACTTTCCCGTTCGCACCTGACGTCTCAACATACGTGACAACGACATCAACTCCAGACGCCGGAACATTCCCAGCGACACCATCACCAAACCGGAGAACAGACGGCTCCGAGTTGTAGTCGATCTCATACTGGTCTGTGGCGTCATAGCTGATAAAGACACTCTCGTCCCAAACAGCTCCATCGACTGTCACAGAGACCTCTCCAGCGACCCACTTCCCCTCACTCGGTGTCAGTCTGAACCTTTGATTCTTCTCGCCAGTTCCTTTGAACTTCTGGATCTTTGTCGTACCCTCCCTCACAGAGAGCGTCCTTGGTGTACTCGTTGGACCTTCACCGGCAGGAAACGTGATCGTCTCTGTCGCCTCGAAAACGAGCTCATTCGGACCCTGAAATTGAAACCCTACAGGAATCGGAACATCGAACGCTCTTGCTTCTGTCAGAGTGATTTCGAGATCGACAGATGAGCTCGATGCTGAGTTCATCTTGTAGCCGACTTGCCGACACAGCCGGTTCACAGACCGCCTGAATCGCGCCGTCTCAAGGTAGCTCTCCGTTGCCTGTCGATCGATGTAGAAGCTCAGTGTCTCGGCTGCCCACGACGTCATGTCGATGAGCATCTGACCAGTCCCACTCGAAATGAAGTCGTTGAACTCCGTGACGAACAGAAGCTGTATCCTGGAAATCAGATCATCGACAAACGTGAAGAAGTCTTTCCCAGAAAAACGAACCCTATTCACCAACGCCTGGGGGCTATCAATCGTGAGCGGCTCGGACATCGTCTACATCTCCTGTAAAGATCTCAAGTTGAGATCTTTGTTACCCCACCTGGGGCTGTGTGAATTGAACCGCCACCTGTTGAACGTCGAGATTCACCTTGTAAGTCACAAGGACAATGATATTGATCCCGCCATCGTTTCGCGACTCTTCCGTCAGCCGAACATCAACAACGTTCGCCCTCGGCTCACCCTCAGCGATGGCTCTCCTCACCTCATGGTCTATCCTGGCGTTCAGGACAGGACCAGTGTTCTCAAAAACAAACGTGAGAACCTTACTCCCTGACGTTGGCCTCATGACCCTCTCACCACTGATAGTCTGCATGATCCTGATGATGTTGTCCCTGATCACGTCATTGTCTTCAGCCGTCGCTGGAAAAGAGAACGTCCCTCTTCTAAATGGAAACGATATCCCCTTGATCGTCATGACGCCCTCACTTCACCTGAATCGTCTGGCTCAACATCGTCTGTAGCTGAGACTTTATGGCAATAAATTGTGGAGCATTGACCGGGGTCCCAGACGTTCCAGCCGGTGTTGGAACAGTGATCGTATTGATCGCGTCAATGATCTGTTCCAGAAGAGACTTCAGTGTCGTACCAAGGACGCCAGCCTCATTGGCATTCACTGCCCCGTCCCCAATGTTCACCTTCTTGCCCGAGGCGTTTGTAATCGAGATCGACCCTTCAGAATCCATCTCAATCGATGTGCTCCCATTCTTGTGCTTGACAGTGATCGTCTCCCCACCATCAGTATCATCAAGAAGGATTCTATGTCCCTGAGGACTCACCCACGCGTGAACATCTGTCGACTCGATGTCACTGGTGAAATCTCCATCTCCAACCCATCCACCGATCCACAGCGGAAGGTCTGGTCGACCTCTCTCGTAGATAACCCAGACATACCCACCAACAGGAGGAATGCTCTTGAACCCATATCCTGGGCCAAACATCGGGAAAACAGGATAGGCTATCCTTGTCGTCCTCCTCGACGCGCCATCGACAGACGGGATGTTCAACTCTAAGCGCCCATTCGGATCTGGACTTCCAGGACTACTTGGGTCTTCATTGCCTACAACCTCAGCCCGGTAGACTCCATAGTACAAACCAATGGCTTCAAGCCCGTACCTCGTGATCTCATCCAAAAATCGACGAAACCCCGACGAGCTGTAAGCAGTGGACCCAAAAGCTCTAGTCCGCTCGAACATCCATCACCTATTCAGGACACAGAACGCCAGTGCTGGACACCCTGAACTCTTCTAACCTGTCTGCACTCTTCAAGGTGTAAGAGACTGCATGCATCAAAGCACGCTTGTCCGTGGCCCACACAGGTTTTGTTCCATGGACATGGTCTATGAACGGCACCCACTTCCCTGGGTTGTCCATGGCGACCTTGATAGAGACCAAGGACGACAGCAGTGTTCGTCCAGTTCCAGTATCGGTATCAGCCGAGCTGAAGAACCACGACAGCGGAGACCTCTTCCTGTACAGCCCAACAACCTCATCAAGACTGTACGACTCACCTCGCCCAATCACCGCCAAAAGCAACTCCTCGACGGCATCAAAAGTACCTTCCTGTTCCGAGTTCAAAACGAGCTCACTCCCGTCATTTCTCTTGGCTCCAAACTCCTTCAGGAACCTCTTCGTACTGTCCTTCATCTCCCACTCCTATCCGTCATTCACTGTAGGCTCGACAGAGATCGTACCACCTCCATCCGCCTCCTGTCGCTGTGGTGCAGATTGAGAGTTCCAGCCTTCCCACTCCTGGGTGATCCCATTGGCCAGACCATTCGCGTCCACACCATCCCCAAGAAGCTTGACTGACATCGTCCACTCTCCAGCACCAGCATTGTGAGCCACGCTCTCGATAGTGTAGTTCCCAGAGAAGATTCCAAGGCCTTCCAACCTCACAACCTCACCTGGGAATATGTCAGGAAGCCCTATCGTCTCGAAAGACGCGTTGAGACCGCCCCTCTGACGCGCCTCAGTGACCATCGAGGTCAGAACTTCGTCCGGAGTCTCCGTGGCGTGAGCAGGCGCCACAACGCGCCTGCCAGTGCCCCTGTCGTCTCTCGGCGTCGGCTCAGTCGCAACTACCGTTCCATCGTCCTCTTCAGACCCAGTACCAGGAGTGTCTCTTCCAGGAAGGGCCGGAACGTCAGTGTCCTCTGGACGAAGTGTTGACTCAGATGCCTCCCTCGTCCTGATATGAATATCAGCCGTCTGATGCTCTCTCGGAGGGAGCCACACTCCCTCAGCAGAAGACTCGAATCCGATAATCGGGAATGTGTTGATGAAATCCACATTACCCCGAGACCAGAACGTGTACCTTGGCTGTCCTGACATAGCCTCAGAACGTCGAACCACCCGAAGAATGTTTGCTCCCCTGGTGTCAGGATCTGGAGCAATGAACGCGTCACAATTCGCCAACCGCGAAATATGCTGAACAAACATCCAATCCGTTCTGTTGCCCTGAGACACCCCCTCGCGACTGATATAGAGGGGGTCGCTCTCACCGGAGCTATCCGGAAGGCTCAAAGCCCACCCATTCGATTCTTGATTGGCAATGTCCTCTATGATCGAAGCATACGACCCATTGAAGACCTCGGAAGAGCTCCCCCTCGCCGCCGCGAATGCACCACCCTCACCATTGAGCGTCGCTGAAAGTCCATCATCTGGATTGATACTGATCGACGGCTTCGATGCCATCGTTGAAAACCATGGGAGGAACCGACCAATTCGAGGATATCCAATCTGAACATCAATCACAGAACCAATGGCAAACAGAGAGCTATTGAGGAGCTCCAACCCAAGATCGTATGTAGCAGAAATCTCAACAGAGACTTTTCCGATCAGCCCCATCCCAACATCAACCTGGACAGATTCCACAATCGGAAGATCCTGAAACGTCTCACCGTCACTCCCGTAAAAGATACTTGTGTCACCATCGACCGCACCACCAATCCAAAGGGGGAACGTCCCCCCAGCGGTCCTCACAACGACAGCAATCTGGAATCCAGACGGGTCGATTGGCTGGGTCATCGGCCCTCCTCACCACGGGTGGCGCCCTTCAGAATTCTGGTGAAGACTCTGGACTTTGACGGGCACCGAAGCCTCATGTTCTCATGGAGTTCACTCGGCAAAAGATTGATGCCGTTTGCTATCGCAATAATCCACCAGAGATCTGCAACCCCATAGAAGCGATATGACAACAAGTCAATCCGATCGCGTCTCACTGTGGTGTAGAAAAAATCGTCGGCAGATTCTTCAATCACAGGGTATTCAACATTTCCCCAGTGCTCCACATCATCCGTAGTGAAGAGCCCGGCGAATCGAAGACGAGACGTTGTTCTCAGATTGATAGCCATGCTTCACCGCCAATCACATCTGCTCCGCACCACCAGGAGTGGTTGGACGAGCCGCCGGTCGGCGCCTTTGTGAGCGTCGCCCCATGCCAGCTCTCACTGAATCAGCCAACTGACGTCGAGCTTCCGTGCCAAACGTGCTGATCTCGATTGCTCTCGCCAGTCGCTCGACTTCTCGCGTCCTCTCCCTTTCCACAGTCGCCTCTCGACGTGAGGCAGTGCGCCTTGTCCTTCTCACCGTCTCTTCTTCAGTTGGAACAAGCGGCCTCGCCACCTGTGCCCTTCGTGAAGTGACAGGTGCCGCAACACTCACAGCAGCAGAACGACGCCACTCCTCACGAGCCGCCTCGAACTCCTGCATTGCTGCCTGCTGACGGGCCTGTGACGCCGCTTCCTCTGCCTCTCGTTGAGCTCGATTCCTTCGCGCCTCTTCCTCAGCCCTGGTGACCATCGGGCGAATTCGAGAAATCTCACTTTGCAACGCCTCTCTCGGTGAAGACAAGGCGCCCCTGACGAGGTCCCCAAGGAACGGAACATTGTTGGCCAACGTCTGGATTGAGTCGAAGATTCGATGGAAGATTTCGAGCACTGTGAGCTTGAGCCGCATGAACGTTGTGTTCACAGCATCTGCCATCGTCCGAAGAGTTCCACCAACACGGACAAAAGGATGGACCAAGTATCTTTCGACACTGGCACCAACAAGCCGGAAACCTGTCCTGAGCACACCGAGTGTCGCATTCCAGGTATCTCTCAAGAAGTTGAAGATTCTCGTCGCCTCCCTGATCCTGTCAGTGATGTGGTCTCGAATGACATTGAACACTCGGCGAGCAACACTGAAAACCCTCCCAAGGATAGCCGACCAAACAGTGAACAATGCCTCAAATACAGGTCGAATAACAGAGCGCCAAACAGTCTGGACATGACGCCCAATAGCGTTGAACACTGGCCGGAACACACGAGTCCAAAGGAACCTGACAACACCCATGAACGTCTGGAACCCCTCAATCAGAGACGCCGTACTCTCTGACAGATACGGATAGACCCCATGAGCCACATCCCACAGCGTTCGGAGAGCTCCAACAACCCATCTGATAGAGTCAGCAAGGACCCTCACGCCCTCGACGACGAGTGGCATTGCCGTCCTGTGGAGCCACTGAACCATCGGCATGACATAGTCGAGGACTCTCCTCATCATATCGCCGAAACTTTGGACGTTACCCTCTGCTCCCTCGAAAGCCTCTCCCACACCTCCAACATCAATCCGGAACCCGAAGATGTCTTCAAGCAACGGAAGAAGAGTGTCATCCCAGAGCTCACCAAGGACACCACCAATCTCCCGGAACGTCGCCATCCACTCATCCCAAAGCGGAGTGACATAGTCCAGCCAATGCATGAAGGTGTCTCGGATCTCGACGCCCCATGTCCTCAGAAGCCCTACTACACCATCGAGATAGGCATTGACCGTATCTTCGCCTATGACATGCTCCAGAAGCATTCTGACAAGTCCGATGCCAGGTAGCGATGAAATCGCCTCAACAATGCCACGGAGAATTTGACCCGATCGGAAATACTCAACAATCGATTCGATGTTGAACATGTCCATCAAGAAGTCAAAGATGCCACCAGTGATGTCAGTCCCTGTCATCCCTGACAAGATTCTCGGAATCCCGAACAGCAATCCATTCACAATCGAGCTGAACAGGGTCCTGAAGCCATTGACGATACCTTCCGTCCTAAAGCTTGAGATGATGTCAGGGAGATCGAAGAGAACTCCGATGATCGCACCGATGTACGGGATGCGCCTCAAGACCGTTCTGAGAGCTGTACCAGTGAGCCCTCGACCACCAATCATGAATCTGCCAAGCGACGAGAATACACGACGGAAAGCATTGATGATGCTCCCCCGAAGAGGGGTCAGCATAGCGGCACCAAAGACACCACCAATCGCAACACCAGCCGCCGCCCCGGCTCGCTGAACCTGACCACGAACATCCGGAGGCTCCATGACCCATTCGACGATACGATTCCACATGCCGCGAATGAAGCCACCCACGATCCGAGTCACCCCATCAAACAGAGCTCTGAAACCCTCAGCAATGGAGCGAGCTCCTTCTGTCATCTGTGGGCTGCTTTCGAGGTCGCCCAGGGCGCCGAACGCTCCGAGGATTCCGTCTACCAGGTCTTGGCCCATCTGGTCCCAATCGATGGACTTCGAGAAGTTCTCAACACTTCTCCCGAAGTTCTCGAACATCTGAGTCCCACGCCTCATGATCGGGCCGAGACGATCCCAATACCTGATGAGGAGATAGATCCCACCAGCGAACAATGTCAAAGGATTGAACGCGAGACGAAGAAGGCGCCCAATCTGTGGCAGCCTGATCCCCATAGCTGACAGACCGATCATGAATGGACCCATCTGACCAGCAACTTGGAACAACCCTTCACCAACACCATCGAGCAGCGGGAGAAACTCTCCAATGCGCCTCGAAAGCGTTGGGAACGCCTCTCCAAGCTCATCCTGCAATGCCACAGTCAGTCCCATGGCGCCGCCTCGACGGAGAGCAATCATTGCCCTTGTCGTCGCCCCGAGAGGGCCTCTGTTGGCTGCAAAGTTGTCAATGATCCCCGTCAGCCGTTGGAACGCCTCCGTTTGCCTCCTGATGACGTTCCGCTCGAAGTTCGGGTAATGCCTCCTGGCCATCCTGTCGAGGCCTGCTCGGAACCTCTCCTCGACGAGCTCCATCTGCTCAGCGAATGTCCTCGTTGACCCACCAGCCCCATGAGCCATCCTAGCGAACGCACCTTCAGCATTCCCAGCGTCCCCCATAGCAGCCTGTAACGCCGCCTGAGACGCTTCTCCACCCTGGACAAGGAACATGAAGGCTGGTCCCATCTGTTCAAGCACAGAACGGAGCCTGGCAGCCGCTGGACTGTTCCTGTCCATGTTGTTGAACATATCAGCGATGGTCGCACCAAACCTTGCCGGGTCCTGCATAATGGCATCGAAGGACATTTCAACATTGCCGGTCGCCCTGGCTATCTCAGCAGCAAGCTCCGGGAACTCCCCACCGAGACCAACCAATAGCCCTTCCATCTCACGACGTGTACCAGCAAGTTGATTGAAGACCTCAACGGCACCTTGGACCCCCTCCTGGAAACTCCCTCCGAGCCGCCTCTGCTGAGCAAGGCCAAGCCTGGTGATTGACTCGATCGCCACATCAACATTGTCGGATATCGCTGGGAATCGAGACGCCGCTTGGTCAACAGCCTGAAGAATCTCAGGCATCGCACGAGCAGCATCCGCCCCGACCCCAAACTGCTCACCAAGAGCTGTCACCGTATCAAGTACACGACGAGCTCCATCCGCCCCGAGGTCGTACCCCTGAGCAAGACTCGTCATGACATCACCAAGCTGTTCTCCTGTCAGGATTCCAGCTTGAATTGAACCAGCAACATCCCTCATGGAGAGACCGAACTCGTCAATACTCCTTCCGGTCCTGGCAACGGTTGTCGCGTAAGCGAGCATATCGTCGCCACCGACTCCAAGAGTGAATGACAAGCTACTGATCTGACCTCGAACAGTATCGACCTCTGCTCGATACTCTCCAAGGCCAGCAGTAGCCGCCCTGTACTCCTGAGCGAACTGAGCCCCATGAGATTCGAGGCTCGTCGATGATATTTCGTTGGACAAGGCACCGGCGCGCTCTGCCAGGCCTTCAAGAGCGTTACCAACACGAGAGAGCTGCGACAGGTTCAGAGCGTCAATAAAATTCCCGAGACGTTGGACACCAATGGACTCTCGACCGATGCTTTCGGACGACGAAGCCATGCGATCCATGCTGTCGCTGATTTCCTCAGTCGTCCGAGTCGCGCCGTCGTCTTTTGCTCCAAAGAGAAATCCGAGCCCGAGAGTCCTTGAGATCCCACCTGCCATCACACCCTCTCGATCACTTCTCTTTCGACTTCCTCACGTTCAGGATGTTCTCGAACTCCTCACAGAGCCTCTTTCGTCTCCCCACGGGCATCGCCATTACGTCTTGATACCCCTGGTTCAGATGCTCCGCTAGGAAGAAGAAATCCGCTTCGAGCGCCGCGAGGTTGCCGTAGGGAAAAAGAATTGCTCCTGGCTGATATCGAGCTTGGCGATGAACTCACGCCCACAATGAGAGCAGTCGATGTCGACGTCCATCTCGATCCCAGGCTCATGCTTCTCGAACTCTCCCCTCAGGTGGTCCCTGTCTGCCGTTGTGAGACCCTTCACCTCGTTGAGCCAGCGATTGGCATCACTCGAAAGCTTGATCTTCGCCTTCTTCCCGCTCGTCAAGAAGTCCTTGTACTCCAGATCGATACTCTCCCCATCCCATCCTCGAAGCCTGGTCAAGATCGAGTAGCTCAAAGCACTCGATTCTGCACCGACACCGGCAGAGCTGATCCCATGCATGATGCGGTCTTCCCTTCCCGTCATCACAGCCCACGAGACTTCGTGTCCACTATCGGGGAGCTCTGTCGAATGAATCATCACTGATGGATCTTCCGGCTCGAATAGTTCGAGGTCGAGCAGGTCCACCTTGTAGTACCCGATCTTCCCACACGTATTCGACGCGGGACAGCGCATCTCCATCTCGTACTTGCTGCCATGTGTCTTCCAATGGCTCGTGACTCTCAGAGCGATCAAGAGATGTGTCCGGCTTCCCGACGACATCGATCGGACAGCTCGAAGAATCTCCCCCTTGTCGGTGATTGACCCGAGAGACTTGACACAATTCCCCATGATCTGGTCCATCCGTTGGACCATCGGGACAGATCGATTCCCGAGAAGGTCTTCCTCATGGCCTGACATCGACCGAAGAGAGACCTCCTTGTGGAGCTCACCTTCAGCATCGACGTACCCACCGACCAGAGTGAAGATCCCAGCCTCTGGCTTCGGGTCCGTCACACGATCATAGCCCCCATCGTCCGGACCCTCGACAGCGACGCCGCCAGCCTTCTTCCCTCTCTCGATTGCTTCCTGGAGATTCTTGGACTTGGCTCCTCGCTCATTGAGCTCCTGTTCACCCATCTACTTCACCTTCTCCTTCTACGACGCCCTGATGTGGCGTGACGAACTGGTTAGATCGATACTATCATTCGCCCGTCTCCAGCGCTATCCTCTCCTGAGAATTGCAGTGCGACGAGATGACCGCCTCTTCTTTCGCCTTCTCTTCTTCTCCGGGTCCTCATCACATGGACATCGGTCAAGAAACTTTCGACCGTCTCCAGCACCGATAGGTACAGGGACCGTAGCGACATTCGCTGTCGTCGTCATCGACTCATCAATTCCGAGTGACCTCATCACCCTCCTGAAACGGGCAATTGATTGCCCATTTCGAGACTCACTCGTCGGCTGAGCCACCCTCCTCACAGCGACAATCGATTTCTCTCCATACTCTTTTTCGACATCACGGCGAGCTCTCTTCTCGTGTCCTGGGCAGGCATAGGCGATAGCTCGACCGTCAGCAAACTGGAACCCCTTGGACGCGTAGTCGGAACAGTACCTACACTTCTGTGGTCTCGCCCATTGCGGAGTGGGACCAGACCTACCCTCAGCGACTTTTGTAGAAATATTCTTTGGCGCAGGTGCCGCCACATCGGACACTGGTCCAGAAGAACCCTCCCCACCCTTCTCCTTTTGTGCGCCTCTGTCAGAGCCCTGAGACGACCCTGACGCCTTTTTCGTGTCGTCCTTTGTGGTGGCATGGGTTTTGCCATCACCACCCTTCACAGGCATCTTGTACCCCTTCAGAGCGTCGGGGCCGCCATCATCTTCGAGTGCCCTTGAAAAGAAAGACGAGAGAGGTATCGGGCTGACCAAAGAAACTTTTGTGGAGTGTGGTGGGATTCCTGCCATACAGACAGTCTATCAAAAAAAATATGAGCTCTCCACACAGGGTTCAGTATTCGGAATCCCACTCATATTCAGCTTCAATGTCAATCGGAACAAAAAAACTGAACGTCCATGGGGCCTTTGATTTGAGAGATATTTTTCCAATATCTGCCTTCATCTCCAAGTCAACATCGATAACGATCTCACCGCTCGTTTCACGAGAAAATTCCTCATCCGTCTCTTCATTTGCCGCGTCAACAGCCTTGCGGGCAAGAGCCCTGAGAGCATCATCGTCAAACCCGTACTCTTTCTCCCAGGTCTTTACCATGCTGGAGAGCTCTTCATCACCAAAATGATCAACGACTTTTCTATCAGTCGCGACCTTTTGAGCAATCGACGGGCCAACAAACCCAGAAAGTTGTCTTTTGATGTTTGCGCTGAGTTTTGAGCTTGAGAGCTTGTTCACCCCGGAGTATGACAGCTCTCTTGGATATGACGCTTTAGCGAAAAACCATTCAGGGTCAGGATCGTCAGGCCAATCGAAGTGCTCGTAGGAACTTTCCAGCTCGTCCTCACGAACGACCTTGAACTTTGGGTTTTTGTTCTTGAGCGTCTTGTCGATCAAAACACCAACACTCGATTGGAGACCAGAGAGCACCTCTGAAATCGCATCTTCGAGCTTACCCCGATCCACATTATCAGCCCCATGCCGGATCAAGGCGTCAGAAATGACATCGACAGAAGATACTTTTTTCTTCCTGGAAGCTTTCCGTCTCGGCTTGCGAGCCTTCGGAGCTCTAACATTATAAGAAGTCCGTCCGGAAGCAATCGCCTCTAACAACTCTTGTGAACCCTTCATTTCTGGCTCCTCCAGCATTCATTGTATCAAACAGCAATGAATCCTTCACAAACATAAGTTGTATGATTTAGTTTGTCAATGTCATCGCAAAAAAATAGCCCCCTCCAGCTTTTCAGCCAAAGGGGGCTATTCGAGTTCCCCTTACCCCTGGGCTTTATGTCGAAGTACCCAGCGGCTTTTGTCTTTTTGAGATCAGGTGCCCGCCCACCATCACATCAGTTCTGCCCAACTTCTCAGAACCATGCCACCCCTATCGCACTGCCTGACGCGTTGCCTGGTGGCTCCCTTGGAATCGAGTTTCACTCGACAGAACAATATCCCCCTGTCCGGGGTTGCTATCGATGACTTGGGGTTATCTTGTTCACCCCTATCAGGCCACCGATGCTTTGTCCGTCCATCAGAGCGAGACTTCGTCTTATCCCAACCCCTGATGAACGTGCCGATGACTGACCAAGCCACCAGCAGCATCCTGAAAATCATTTCAACCCTTCACCGCCTTCTCCTGTGTTTTCGCCTATCTACCGGCTTTCATCCACACCCAACAGTCTAACTCTCCAGCGTTTTCTGTCAACACTGACAGACCGTTTTTATCGTCTAATTCATCCACCTCATATCGAAGTGTTCATTCCATCCACGTCGCCACGCAACATGCTCTGGAGTGCCCTCTGGATACGGATTGTCTGGACTCCCAGCAAGGACACCATCACACTCGACGGATGTGTTGTAGCCTTCGTTGAAGGCGTTCCTTTGTGAACCCGTTTTTAGGTACCTATGCAGACTCATCGTTGATCCTCATCCCGTTCGATGACAGCTCATGGATCATCTTCGTGGTGTTCATGTCACACTTTGGGCACCTGAGTTCGACGGCTGCCCATCCCTCAGAGCCAAACTCGATGAGAGAGAAATCGACTGCATGGACACCGGTCACCCCACAATTCCCACACTTCGACTTTACCTCCCTGAGATCCTGCTCGAATCCTGGAACATCCGGAGTTGGCGGAAGGTCCGGACGAGGAACGCTCCAAATCCAAGCTCCCCAAGCATCTGAGAGGTGACACTTTCCATCAATCTCGTACACCACAACTGTAAGGCCACCTTGGCGCCCGTACTCCTCTCCTGTCGCCCGGATGTCATAGACCCCAGGCTCAGACGGGACACCCTTAGTCCACTGACCTTGCTGATAGCGCTTGAGTTGCTTCTCGAAGTCATACCGAGTTTTCTGGTCCATGACTACACCTCGAATTTGTTGTTTTTCCCAGCGGACAGCTTCAGGACCGGATCATTGATGTCGTCATCCCCTCCAAAGAGCGGGACAACCCTGACGTCAGATTCCGGATTCACCTCCAAAAGCTCTGCCTTCATCTTCCTGGCATCGTCGAACTCATCAAAGTTCTGGAACTGACGACCACCCTCAGTGATCTGGACCACCGAATACCCCGTGGGGTCCATATCCGGAAGAGCTCTTTGTTCAACCCCAAGTTTTTTGACCTCAATCGCCGCCAACGCAGTATCCCGCATAGTTCTATATTTTAGCCAATCCGTGAACGAGAAGCTTCCAATCGCCAGAGCAGCCACACCACCGAGCACCAAAAACATCGCTGTAATCGGGTCCATCTTCTTCTCCTCACCAGCCCATAGAGAGCCGTCTCATGTCGTCTTCTCGGTCCTCTTCTCGGCGGATCTCCCGAATCTCATCCTCGATATCGTCATCGGCATATCCGCAGAGGTATTCATCATTCGCCGCCTCTTCTGCCTCTTCGTCGAGCTCTTCGAGATACTCCGTGTACTCATCTCGACAAAGCGCCCTCCCTCCTTGTCTCGCACGGGAACGAAAAGCCTTCGCCCGCCGCCTGGAATCGCCCTTTGAGAGAGACGCAACCTCGGTCCAACTTCCTGCCCCCAACGGTTTCATGACTTACCTCCATTGACGAGCTCAGAAAACTCGTCGCTGTTGTCACTCCCTGTGATGGCTCGCCAAAGGTCGAAGGCTTCGTGAGCGTTGCAGTTCACACTCGCATAGAGCGCTTGAGCCATACAGACCTTGGCGGTCAAGGCCGGGTCATCCTGGTCTTTCTTGACACCAGACCACTCATCAACGAGAACCTGTTGTTCTTCATCAGAGAGGATGAACCAGTCCTCCTGATACTTCTCATCAGTGTTGACGAGGAGCGCCTTGTCAGCGACATTCCCCAAGAAGTCCAACACCACCGACTCCTTTGTCTCAGGAGATAGTTGATCGACGAGGAGGAGCTCCTTCTCCGGACCCCAGAGACAGACGATGTCCAGAGCACGCTGAACGCCCGTCCGAACACCAGCCCAATATGATTCAGGATTCCACTCAAGCTCCGAACGACTGATACGCTCCCTCTCAGCCAGAACCTCAGACCTCAAGACACTAATCTTCTTCACCAACCCACTCAGCATGACGACCCTTCTTTCTGTCTTTTCAGCTCGAATTCGAGCATAGCTTTCACATCGACGAGCCCACTGATTCGACCCTCGTAGTAACGACCCCACCGACTATCCGGAGAGTAGTGGCCACCGAGGCGCCTGGACTCTTCGATTGCCCCATCGATTTGCTTCAAGAGCTCATCCATGACGACCAACCCCTAATCTTCCCATGTGGTGTAGTAGACGCTTTTCCCATCCCGAAGACGACGCTCAGCATCTTTGGCGTGGAGCAAGTCACCACCCCACGTCTCGTAAACCACAACATCGCCAACAATCGGCGTCTTTGTCGGGAGCCCGTACCACTTGATCATGCCTTTGTTTGCTGGCCTGCGCTCATGGGTCCGTCTCATGGGGTCCCTCCCTCTCACAAACCTCAATCTAGTACCATGATTTGCGCTTGTCAACCGGACCAAAAGAAAAAAGCAAAAAACCTCACAGCGCAGATCGCCACCAGCTCTTTTGTCAAAAAAGAGTCCAGCATGCATTGACAGACGTAAATCACATTATAAGATTGTCAGTGAAAGGGAAACGAACCATGACCAACCCGAACGAAACAGTCACCGCTCTCCTTCGTCAGGCCCGCAAGACCTCGGGCGCATCGCCTGAAGAGGCGCACACCGCCGCCCTGGCAGCCTTGAACATGGCCCGGAAGCACAAGCTTCACGGAGCCATCATCGCCCGATGTCACAACGAACTCTTCAAAGCCAACTCTCGGCGACATCAAGCCGCCGCCTAACCTGCCTACGAATAATCCACCAAAGAAGCTTCGACGACGAAGTTTGCCTGATTGACGACGGGATACCTCACAGGTGGGGTCGCACTGGGATACTCGACTGAGATCCCGTAGTAGTAGCATCCCTTGGCGAGCACTGACTGGTCTGATGGGATTGTAATCGTCGCCTGACCGTTCTGGGCGTCCGTGATCTCAATTCCATTGTCGGGGCTGGATAGTTGAATCAGCGCATCTGAGCTCGAATCAGCCTTCACTGTGAAGTACATGACGGCGTCGACAAGAGACGCGTTGCGCCCCTCACAAGTCTTCACAGTGACCTTGATCACCTTCGTCTGGCCACTGACGATCTTCACTGAGTTGAGTAGGTTGGGAGGTGTCGCCATCTTCTTGCCCTCTCAGTCGCTCTCTACGGCTGCTTCCAGGTCACAATGAACCACAGAGCCCTGTAAGTCTGACGGCGCCTCAAGCACCGCTACAGCGTCACAAGACATCACTTCTCCTTTGAGGTCTTCCGTAATGGTCATCACTGCCACAGCATCACACGAAACAACAGTCGCCCACGACGGAGAACTCAACATGAGTTATCGCCTTCGGGACCCATGAGATCGCCCACGATCACCTTGCGAGGATGTCTGCTGCGAGGATTGATTCTTGAGCTGCGTAGCGATGCCTCTCATCTCTTGGAGTAGTTGCTGGCTTGTCTTGCTGTTCTCTTCCCGAGCAGTCTCAATGGCTTTGATTCTCTCGTCGTGAGCTGTGACCTTCTCGGGAATCTCATCGAGCGTTTCGAGCTGTGTCGCCGCCGCCGATGCCGCCGAGTTACTGGCGAGAGCTATCGTGATGGCTGTGCCACCAACTATCACCAACACACCGAGGACCCACCAAAGAAGCTTGCTCGTCCCCTTGGACCTCTCGTCCACTTTTGACAGGTCAGACGATGTCTTGTTGATGCGCTCCATCTCAGTGCAATGGTCGACGCCGTGGATATCGGTGTTCAGAATGTGTGAGTCGATCTTCTGAAGAGCTTCTCTCGCTGTATCCCTGGCTTCTCTGACATCATTGGCAAGAGGAGGGATCAAGTCTTCCTTGATGCTCCTGACGTTCTCTGTGAGGCCGGTCAAGCCTTTCTCGATGTTCGTCAGCACAGTCATGGACACCGTGGTGTGCATGTCATTGAGGCGCCCCTGGTCGAGGTCAGATCCCATACTGCTTCTCCTCCTACCGCCCATGGCCCCTCCTGGCGAATCAAATCGCCCATTTCAGTCGATTATCTCTACTTCGCAGGATCAGGGCAACCCGGCTCTTCCATATCGGCAGCATCATCCAGCTTTTTCGATGCCTCCTGAGTCTCTCGGATGGCTCTCACATCAGAACCGATCTGAGCCAGCTTCGTCTCACTATCTGCAACAAGATCCTCGACCTTCTTCAGTCTTTCATCAAGGACATCGTTTTTTTTGAGCAGCTCCTTGATTGACCTTTTGAGAATCTCGACAGAGTCTTCGTCACACTCGTTGCCAACCTCTACCACCGGACTCTGCATCAACCACTCCTGCACCCCCCCCCATCAACGACCTATCAAAATGACAAATCAATACTCCGTAACAACGTGCCCGCCAACAGTTACCGTCAACTCTGTCAATCCGGTCAAATTATCATTGATAAGCGCACAAAACTCATCACCAGCACTACCATCAAGCCTAACCACAGCTCCAAATTCAGTATTACTCTCGATTTTTGCTATGAATCCATAAAATCCAGACGGCGCCTTATCATCGTATTTTGTTGTGAATTTTTGCTGAGCAAAACCAATATTGTTATATACAGTACCGAAATTCTTTGAAATACCATTCTCACCTCTGAGGACAAACCCATTCGGAAGTCTTGTTAGTCCTCCAAACAAAGCGCTGTCCATTGGAGAGTTGTCCTGAATCGATATAACTAGTGATACCAAATCAAACTTCACCCCATCAGGAGCATGAATGCAGAACTTCTCAGGAGATGCAAGCGTTCCGCTTACGTTCATGTTTACTGGTCCTGCTTCTACAATAGTATTTGTCAAAGAATAATCGGCATCAGATTTCGGGACAATATTTACAGTTCCAGCCCCAATTGACTTTATGATGAATTGTGAGTGTCGCCCACCACCAAGAAGGTTTATTGACTCATTTGCAGCCATACCAGTTGTGGATGACACATTTATAACATCGTCACCCTTTGATACATTTGCTGAAAGAGTGGTTATTGCATCAGGTCTGTACATGTACAGATTTACGAGTTCTCCTGTATAATCCTGAATGTATACGTCTTGAGACCTGAAGTTTACTGGGTAATACACACCCATCTCACCACCCCTTTACCTTACTACTCATCTATCTGAGTAGGATCAATGCTTCTTCTTCCCTCAACAAGAAGATCTATCCATGATGATGACGAAGAGTAAGTACACTTCACACGAGCCCATATCTTCAAATCACCTTTTATCAAAGGAGACCCAGAGGCTATCTGTCCAGTGCCCCCATACTTTGTGGAAGCAAACCTTGGTCCACTAGACACAATACGAGTAGCATTTGCAAACGTTGTTGAGCCCGCCCACGCCTCAACCAAATATGTTTCATCTGCCCTTTGCATCTCTATGACAAGCAACCGATCAAGAATGACATAGCAACAAGGTCCAAGATTTCCATTGTATACTTGGACTTCAGAGCCGAATGAGCCGTCTGCTGAAGAAGTCAAACGGAACGGGTCAAGATTCCCATCCTCAAAGTAACCATCACCACCCATCCCATAGACGATTGGTTGTGTAAAAAGCTTTTCAGCTATTATGTTTGAAGATACCTGTGGGAAGTAAACACTCATGATTATGCATCCACTAGCCAGATGTCAAACGCCCCAGTAACTATCGAATTGTCCCCGCTTACCTCATCCGCTCTTATGAGTATATCAGCAGGTCCATTCACCTTGTTGTACGGTTCAAACCTATGACGGCCAACACCACCTTCAGAGGATAGCTGAATAGAATCCCTGATTGGGAGATTCGTCTTGCTCTGACCACTCTCTGACACTCGAAGAGTAGCAGTAAGAGATCTATCTTGCGTTCCAGAACCAAGAGACACAGAAACAATCCAATAAGTAATAAGCGCAATCTTGTTTCTCGGAACAGAATACACAGCCATCATAGTTTGATTGTCAGCCGGTTGAACAATCGCTTTCACAGCAGAAGGTGTTTGAGGAACTCCAGCAACAACCGCAACATCCTCATACACATAAACAGTCCCATTGAGAGTATCGCCTTTGTTTCTCACCCTAAATACTCTCAACCACTCCAATGGAGATGTTATGAGTGTTTTTGTCTGACCGCTCAGTACCTGTGTCACAGTCTGTATATCGTTGTTCTCATCGAGTCCCTGAATCTCCATATCTTGAACATCACCATTATCAGAGCTTGATATATACAAGTCTCCAGATGACGTCATGAATGGATACAACGCGTTTGCGTTCGCATTGTTCCCACCGGACCATACATCTTCTGGGACGGTGGCCACATCAACGTCTGTATTCCTTCCAAACTTGTTGACAGCTACCACACCGTCAACAAGCCCCATGGATGCTCCTATCGGCGCTGGAACAGAAAGCACAGACGCCTTATCTGGATAGTAAACACCCATGATTCACACCTTGTGCTTGTAAGGTTGTGCTGAAACTCTCGCCTGCATTTCTGTGGCGGCAGCCGTCGACAGGATCTCTATGTACTCATCGGCACACAAAACGATCTTGTCAGTGTTCGTCCACCTGTTCTCAGACGCAACAATTGAATCAAAGAGATAGTACGAAAGAGACCCAGCAGACGTATTCCTGATGGCAACACTTTTTGTCGCAACACCATTGAAATTTACAACAATCTTCTCAACGACCCACAAGAGCTGGTTTGTGAACCCAAACTGAGCAATACCAAACCGGCCACCAACAGTGTCGATTGGATACGACCTGAGGCCAATATCTTCATCGTCGACCGGGTCTATTGCTGGGACGGCACCATTCCAGTCATTGGTAGCCGTGATTCTCTGCTCGACAGTCGTTATGATAGCCATCTCTACCCTACCTCAAAACCCTCTGACTCCAGCCGCAGAAAGGGACGCAGCCGTCAAAGAGAATGTTCTAGCCAACACTGGGGACAACGTAGCGACCGTCATCTCCACGACATCTTCAGGTTGTACTTCAAGCTCCTGAATCGAAACGTCGCTTGAATTGGCGTCGAAGTCACCACCAGCCTTGTATCTCGTTGGGAGACACGCTTGTAGAAACCACGCACGAGCCGGAAGCCTCGTCACCAAACTTGTGATCGCCAGTTCATCTGGAAGGCTCCCAGAAGTGTCGCCATCCAGTGCAGCCGCCAACGGTCTGAACCCCATGAAATGGACCAGGACAATGTTTCTCCTCAGGGGTTGCTTCCCCTTCACGGCATTGTTCATCCAGATCCAAAAATCGCTGTCATAGAACCGAGACCCACGAGAAAGGACAACAGGCGCCACATCCGCCGACTTCACTGCCCTCTTCTTATACTCCCAATTCCCCGGTTGGACCTCTCTGAGCTCCAAAGACACCTCTGGAGCACTGCATGCCGAGAATCCAAGGGCAGGATCAAAAATCGAGAACAATGGATTTCCAGAGAAGCCGCTGGCATCGAATGCCCAGAACGGATAGAGCTGGAGCATGTCGAGGTATCTGAGCCGTGGCAATGATTGACCCTCCTCGACAATCTTACATCACGACAGCCATCCAGGCCAAGCCGTGACTCTGAGCCGTGGGAAAAGTTACTTTAGGCAGCGGGCCTTTCGACGTCAACTCGCTCCAGAGAGACGTCGAGCTCAGCGATAGAGATGTCACTCGTGGTGGCATCGAGGTCGCCTGCGAGCTTGACCCTGGCCGGAGAACACTCTCGACACTTGTAGATTTTCGACACGATTCCGTCGCCCGTCACATCGATGTTCGCCCCCTTCGAGGTATCCTGAACGCTTTCCAGGGCGGGACGCTGAACATGGAAAATGTTCATGTCACACCGGTACTCGTTCCCCTCGATGGCGGCGAGAACCCAGTTGAAGAACGCGGTGTCGTTCCGAGCGACACCTCTCTGAAGAGTGATGTCTGCGATCGTTGGAACGCCTGGGAACTTCATCGTGTAGACACGAATGCCTTCACGGTACTCTGCCTGCTCGACGGTGATTTCAGGAATCGTCACAGAGCTGAACCCTGCCTCGGAACCCTCACCAATCACATATCCCGCCTCAGTCCCATCCGGCTGAAGGATATCAGTGGCACCTGCGCCCGGAATCGTCGGCGCGTTGACCGACCTGACGTGATACCGGAAATTGTGAAGCGGATCTGACGCTGCTGCTCGTGGCATGCCTCTCCCTCTACCCTCGCCCCCTAGTAATCGGGGGTCAACACAACGCTACGACCAATCAGATCGCCGAGCGTCGAACTCCTACCCTGGCCACTCTCGACGGGAGACGGAAGCATCTGAATACGCCTCACGAACTCGGCGAGTGTCATGGGCTGCTCTGCCATCTCCTCCGCAATGAGGTTGTAGAGAGACGGCCACTTCTCCACCAATTCCAGAACGTAACCAGCGATGTCGAGGTATCTGTACCGAGAGACACTCTCTCCACCGCCAGGCTGCCTCATGCTTCGTCCGATAGGCGCCGTGGGGAGCATATCCTTGAGGTCGACTCCCTCACGAGCCAATCGTGAAGCGTAAGCGATGCCGTAAGGCGCTGTAGCGTTCCTCTGAACCCACCGAGCCCACTCAGACTCCGTGAGATCCTGATGGCCCACAACGAAGACAGGGAGCACACCGAAGGCAGACCTCCCTGGGTAGTCCTCGTTGGTGAGCTTCGCGAGCTTCACGATCAGCCCTTCGCAGTCCGGAGGACCGGGGCGAATGGCCGATTCGAGTTGTTCTGACAAACGACGCCCCACAGCTCACCTCCTCACCAAACGAAAGATGCTCACACCACCGTGGCCAGGTTGTCGTAGAAGTTCAACCAAGCCGCCGCCGCTGCATCGTAGTACGCCGGAACACCGGTACCAGCACCAACACCCTCGGCAGCCTTTCGTCCGTCGGAGACGAAAGCCACTCGACCGTTGAAGCCAGTCGGGAGATTGGCGAAGGTGTAGATCGGGAGCGACCCGAACACGAGTGAACCCTGGGTGGCAATCGCAGCGTCGCCAGTCCCGGAGGTCATGCTGACGGTGAGGTCACCAGCGACCACTCCGGCCTTGATAACCTCGTTCCCATCGATGTCCGCCACAGTGATACCGGACCAAGTCTTCGACTCACCGGCAGGGATGTTGATGTTCGGCCCAGGGATGAATTTCGCCTCGGCGCTCGCATTGGTGATTACCGCGTCCATATCTGCCCTCGCTCCTGAAATGGGCAATCAATTGCCCACCTCGTGTTGTTACCCGATCTTCCCTGCCCGCCTTCCGAGATAGGCGCAGAAGGCAGCCGGGTCCTTGACTCCAGAACAGCACGCCTCGACGTACTTCTCACAGGTGTCAAAGGCGTCGCCTTTCCCACCCTTGAAGTCGCCCTTGGCGGTGCGATACTTCTTCCCGCACTCGCTGTCGCACTTCATGGCTTCTGTGAGCGCCATGGAGAGGATCTCCGGGTCGAGACCCATCACGCCAGCCATGTCCTCAGCAACAAACTGAGACGCCTCTTGAAGGTGCCAGCAAGGAGCCTCAGGACCATCACACCCTTCGTCGTCCTCGGTGAAGAGGTTTTCGTCATCCTCTTCATGGATCTGTTCATGGGAGTCATCTCCCTGAATGATGTTCCTGAGCTCCTCTGCCAACGACTTCATTTCAACACCTCAATCCGCTACCATGACACGAATGACTATTCCGAAGAGCTGAAGATCTGCTCGAACCGGAACAGGAGAAATTCTCCAGGCTTGTTCACCGCGACATACACGTCACAGATGACCAGTCCATCCTCCTCGACGTTGGGAGGATTGTTGGTCTCATCACAGATGACGGAAAACGCCTCCTGAGGCGTGTCACCCTTGAACAGCCCCTGCCCAAAGAGCGTCAACATGAAACTCTCGACGGACAGTTGAATGGTCTTCCTGAGGGACGAACCCACGTTCTCGAAAACGAACCCATGGGTACTGTTGAAGACCGAGACCTTCAGGAAGTTGAACAGCCTTCGAGCATGAATGAACCTGAAGTCCGATGGTGGATTCTCCAGAGTCCTTGCGCCCCACACACACCGCCCTGTCTGGGCAGTGTCCATGAGAGAGTTGACCTGCTTCGGGTGGAGAATATCGAGCTCATCGAACTCCATGGTTCGTTCGAGACCGATGCTGAAATTCAGCTTGCCCTCGGTGACGCCAGCCGGAGCTCGACCCACAGATTTCGTGTTGTCCGTCCTAGCATACACACCAGCGATGTGCCCACCAGGAGGGATATTCACAGGAAGGTCCGTCACAGGGTCAGTGATCGTGATCCAAGGGTAGTACAGCGCGCCGTAACTGCTGTTCGCCCCGAGGTCATTGATCCTGTAACTCTGAGCCTGTTGAGGCGTGAGTCCCTCCGGAGTCGCCAGGATGATGAACCATTTCTCGTTCCGCTCGGCCTCTGTGAGCTGATCGAGGGACATCGTGACGTTTCCAGCCGCGTCAGGAATCGTGACGTTCTGGAGCTCGTTCGTCGGGAGCAAAGCGTACATCCCTTCACGATCAGTGAGAAGGGTCGGGTCGGTGAGCTCGTTCCGAGTCACAGAGCCGGGAGACGCACCATCGGTACCACCGGCGGCATCCGTCTCAACGAGACTGAGATCTGGTTGCTTGTAAAAGCTCGCCGTCGCGATCGACCCAGGAACGAGAACGGCAGGTCCGGCGCCGTGAGACGTCTCGGGCTCCTCGATCTCCTGACCAGCGACGAGTCTGAACGCGAAGTGTCCGGTCGTGTAGTTGATGACGTTGAGATTCGACGGGGCTGTCCCATCGACGTCACCAATCAGATTCCCGTCACCGTCATCAGTGATGGTCCTCGTATTGCCACCAACATCCGTGTAGGTGATACTGACGGACCCTTGCTGAACAGGTGCCTCCAGCGGAAGCGTCCGAACACCAACCGGAATCACAGCCGACGTCAGACCACCACCACCAGCAGTGCCGTCAGTGGAGCCGTAATCGAGAGTCGGTGTCGCAACCGGGATACCGCCGTTTCCGGCAGCACACTGGACCGACCTAGCGAAACCACTCAGACGAACGGGGGCGACATCCGCATTCGACGGCTCGGTGAGCTCGATGTAGTCCGACCCGACACCGGCATTGTTGAGCACACTTCCAACGTACCGAGCATCAGAAGTGTCAGTGAAGCTCAAATCCTCGAAAATCTCTTCGAGGCTGCCGTCAACGGTCACCAAGACATCAAACCGAGAGTACGACGCAGTGCTCCTGGTGAAGTAGTCATCGTCCCCACGGATGTCGACGTCCACACCGTTGCCCCAGGTACCTCCAGAGATGACCGAGTAGTCCCAGATCACCTGCGAATAGCAGACTTCGATCGGGCACTTGTTGTACGGAGCAGGAGACCCAGCATTGATGATGAAACTCGCCTGCCCTGTCGTGTAGTCGATGGTGTCCGACACGCCCGTGAGGACAGTGTCAGTAGACGCCAATGTTCCGGCGCCGTCATCAAAGATGGTGACCAAGTCTCCAGCCGGGGTGAAGTCCGCCGTCACCGCAGCCGCTGCATCGGGAACACTCGCCGTCGTTGTCTCGAAAGACAAGTTGAAGACGCCTGTCGTGTAATCGATGTACCCACGAGCGATGTTGCTCGTATCGTAGAGAATACCGATTCCCTCTTGAGCTGGAGCCGGGGCATGAACCGCGTCATCACCATAGGTCACAGCGCCAGCGCTGACCAGCGTATTGATCGTCACTGACCCAGGAACGATCTTCGCGTCGTTCGCAACGACAATCCGGCTGATCATTGCATCGTTCGACGCCGCAGAAACACCAGCCACACCATCAGGGACGGGAACAGGAGTCAGGGCCTGAGCCACAACCGGAGTCCCTGCTTCATAGTAGGTGATAGAGACACCACCAGGAGCAGGTGTGACTTGTTGGATCGGGAGTCCAGAAATGGCTGTGAGAGGAGTACCACCCGAAGAAAAGTCCTGCGTGGTACCATCACCCACACCAATCTGCTCCTCACAGACTGGATTCGTGAGCTCTCCGACAGCAGTCGCCGCGTCGGACGGGATCACACGAACGACATACGCTCGACGACCGCCATTCGCGAAAAACGCATAGACGTGTGTTGGAACCTGGCTCAGTGCGGTGAACGTCCCGAACTCTTCCGAGAAAGAGGTGTAGTTCGTCTTGAGCGTGGCTACGTTTGTCGGACCCTTGGTCGTGAAGCCGACGATGCCCATGTTCGACGTGGAAACGCCTTGAATCGGGGTCAACCCACTCGCGCGTTCCTCGACATACACGCCGGGATGGAGGTATTCTGCCATGGTATCTTATCCCCTTCCGTCGTCGTGGGCTTCAGCCTCGACGCGCTTTCCTTTTCCTCTTTCCCTCCTTCTCCTGCTCCTGTTGCTCCTGCTCCTGTTGCTCCTCTTCAGAATCTTGCCTGGGAACCTCGGTTTTGGCAACCTTTTCTGAGGTCACCCCATGCTTCTCGCCATCCGAAACCCGCTCTTTTTCCGGCGCTTTCCTCGGCTCACTTTTCTCGACCTCGACGTTGGAACTCTCGTCCTTCGCCGGGGCCTCCTTTTCCGGAATCTGAAAAGACTTCAGAGGAACGATCTTCTTGATCCTCTTCAGGTGCGCCAGCTCCCTCGTGAGAGGTGACTCGAAATCCTGATTCGGAACCAAGACAGTCGGACCACCAGGTAGGTCAACAGACTTCGTGACCTTTCCAACATACCTCCACCACGCCATCCTACACCTCTCTCAGGTCAAACGAGACCTCTTGAGTTTACACTCGTGATCAAGTTTGGTGAAGTGGGGGCGACATACGGGTCGTGGAAATCGAGCTCACCCTCAACCCTGAGGGATATTGTCCAGCCCAATGTTCTGTCCGCCACATCAACAATCTCATCCAAGGTATCCAGTGACTCCTGGAACGCATAGTACCCTCTCTCGGCGCCCACAGAGTCAATGAAATACACCTGCCCATACGGTCCGAACTTTTGGCCAACCTTCCGCAACATCAAGTCTGCCTGAGTCCTCAACCTGGCCCTTATGTGGACCTCATACATGATGTCATACGGGTCTGCCCATTGCTTGATTTCGAGAGCCGAAGGCCCCTGAACACCACCAGACGAAGTCACAGTCTTTGATGTGGCAGCCGGTGTGTAATACTCACGACCACCTGGGTTCCTTCGTTGAGGAGCATGGTTGAGCGCTGTCCTCGAAACAACAATGTTTGGAAGAAGCTCGTTCTGATACGTCGCCTCTGGCTCTTGAAAGTAGATCGGAATATACCCACCATACTCGTCCGGCCCGAGAACATTGTCAATTCTGACCGCATAGACCTGAACAGTCTCACCGTCGAACTCGTGCGGGATCAACTCTCCACCCGCTGTCCGAATCATCCCCTCGTCAAAATCACGAAGGAAGACTATTCCTGTTCTGGCACTCATCCCAACCCCATTGATACGAGCTCTTGAAATCGACGGACACGCTTCGCTGACGACGCCTTCTCGAACGGAAGATCATTGGCAGTCTTGTACCCTCTGTCCGATGGCACAGCTACCCAACCCTCGAACCTCTTGAAAATATGCTTCAGATCTGTCCCGATCACCATCCTGAGCGCCGGTCTCCAATGAGCTCTTCCTGGGTTCGGTGGAATCCCGAACTCGTACCTGAGCACCTCGAAGGCAACATCGCGAGACACCTTCCTCGAAATAGACACCTTCTGTTTCGTTCTGACAGTGACTCCAAGCGCCCTGAGCTCAGTCTCTACAGACTCAAGATTCTTCCGTCTGTCCCTCTCAATCGCTTTCGCCTCCCTCTCAGAGACGAACCTGGACACCACCTCAGCCTCCCGACGTTTTGGCTCGTATGGGATCGTGTCCATGGTCCACGGATTCTCTCGTTCGAGAACAACAGTTGCTGGCTCGACCGCCTCACCACCGCGAATCTTCGGGATGACGTAGAGCACTGTCCGCTTCACATCCGACGCCCTTAGCTTGTGAAGCATCTTCTGTGGAGCGAATATGCCAGCGATCTCCCAATCGTTCTCTTTTGGGAGGCTCATAACTCGAAGACCGTCAGGGTATCCTTCAATCCCCTTCGGAGCTCCCTCTTTGACCCGCTCCAAAGTTTCTTTGGCGACCTCTTGTGGGAACGTCTTGATGATAGCGACCACACGTTCTGGTAGCTCGTTGACGAGCTTCAACGTTCGCTTATTCTCCTTGAGTGGCGTAACAGTGAGCTTCATTGTTTCAACCCGTCATGACCCATGCGCGACAACCTGGACTCGTAGAGGCATCTCATCGACACCGCGAGAGCTGGCTGAGAGCCTACACTTCTGTTGGCTCCTGGATTGGTTTCTTTTCCTCACCAGGCCACCGCCAATACAAACCATGAGCTGGTTGCACTGAAACATGAACGATGCTGGTATGCCCCTTCTCGGTCTGACGACCATAGGGGTCCTGCTTCGACTTATCTCGTGCTACACGAACAGCATTGATGCACGGCATACATCCGTTGAGCTTGACGTCTCCGTGCACGGCTAGCACCAAAGCATTTTGGTCTACGCCTTCAGGGTCCGTAAAGATGACGACATCTCCAACGTGAGGTTGTCTCCGATCCATTATCTCTTGCTCCTTCTGCGACCTTGTTGCCGCGCAGGAGTCATGACGATCACTCATTTCTGGCCAACCGGAACCATGGCGTGCGGAGACTTCGGGCGAAGCATCTCCACATGCTCATCGCACGCCCCGACCATCCCCCCATCCTTCGCTTCGACGAGGTTGGTCGAATCCTTCCCACACCTGAAACACAAAGAGGCAATTGATTGCCTGCTCAATGGACCTCTATATGATGGGAACGACATACCACTGAGAGGACCACCACACTCCCCGTCGCCCAGTGCATCCCTACACGAAGCCGAGTTCTCGCCTGTTGGCGCCATCCTCTCACAGCACGAGCACACGAATGAGTAACCCTGCTTCATGAACCTTTCCGTCTGGATCATACTCCTACTCCCTCCTCTACAACATACTCCGACCACCACCTGAAACCACTGGCCACTTCCCTCCCTGGTATGGGTTCGGCTTCAAAACGTTCCTGACATACAAGTCCTTCACCCGATCGAGCCGAGACTTCTCCATGTCAGGGGGTGGGACGACCCACACAAGATACTTTTCCGGGTCCACATCCACTTCGAGAGTCGTCCCCGACGAAACGTCTCGAACCCGAACAACACCAATGGCAGGATCAACCTGAGTGATTCGACCATGCTTGATGATGTTCTTCCCCTTCTTTGACCTCACAGTGACCAACTGCCCAGCCATCAGGTTTACCCGCTCTGCCGCCTCCTCCAGCCTCGCAGAGTTTTCCACGATGTCAGAGACCTCGGATTCCTGTAAGGCTACAATCGCCTCTCTGAGGACCGCATTGATGCGCTGAACATCCATCAGACCGGAACTCCCTCGTAGCCAATGACACCCTTGATGTCCATGACCATCTCTCCGACCTTATCGACCTGTGATTGGGCAAATGTTCTGGCGTCACCCTTCGATGATGTGAAGAAGATTCCGCGAGACCCCCATCCGCGTCTCACTGTCTTGACATAGACAGCACTTTCCCGCTCCTTTGACACCTTGATCAGAAATCTCTTCTTTCCACCCTTGCTGGCGCCCCCACCCTGAGCTTCGAGTTCTGCCAAAGTTTCACGACCGAGCTGTGTAATGGACCACTTCTCAATCTCGGAGCCATCATCGTCACCCTTGTAGACCTCCATCACAATGAGGCCAAGATCCTCCATCTTGTAGAGGGTTGGAGTGAACATCCCCGTGATTGCTTTCGTGCCCATCGGGGTCGTGTACCACTTCCAGTAGTACCCAGTCCCAGGGTGCCTGGTGTAGAGGGTCCCATGGTCAGCAAGGTTTCTGAGCGTCTGCACAGCCTTTGGGGCGAGCCTTGGGAGCTTCTTCCCCTTCCGCCCTTTACCCTTGCTCGACAACTGTTTTGGCGTCGGAATTTCGTATCCACCGAGCTTCGTCTCACTAATTGCCGCATGAAGTTGTGCTGAAAGTTTAGGCATCATCAAATCCTGTCGTGTTCCGTCTTTCGGAACGGCACGAACTTCGACCTAAGCTTGACCTCGATCTTGAACTGAACGAAGGTTGATGTCGTGAAGACATTTCCATCCCTGGTAGCCTTCACTACATCCCACTGACTGAACTGAGACGAGTTTCCGAATGGAACCTCTGACCAAAATTCGATAATGTCGCCCTTCTTCGGATACGGGGCGCTCCTGTCCTCGAACTCTTTTCTTGAAATCCAGATGACAGCCTCAGACTCCGTTCTCGCACCCTGCTCACTTGCTTCCACAGTGACATTGTCCGACTGTGGATAGTCAATCGCCGCATAGAGCTCGAAAGGCCCGTTGTACGACCAATCCTTCCCCTCATGAGAGGGCTCTCCATAAACAGGATCTCGATTCTTAGCTCTACGAAGCTGATAGAGCTTCACAGGCTCTCCAGCGAGCCTGGCAGGCTCTGTAGCAACGGAGTCCCACAACGCTTGTTCCGTGCCACAATCATCACAATCGCTGCCCGGAAAGATGCGTCTCGTGGGCTCGCAGTCGTCGCTACAGAACCCCATCACCACCACCCCTGATATTTCGCCGGTGGCCTCTTCTGAGCATGTCCAGTAACAGACCTGGCGATATTTCCAAGCTTCTTGGCATAGTTCGTGATTTTGCTGGCGAGCGTCTTGATCCCTCCCTCATCATCAATCGAGACATTCTTCCCGATCGTCATGAGCTCTGGGTACTCATCAACCCACTGGTCCACAACCATCTGAGCATCTTTCTTCCGGTCAAAGAATGTCCCCTCATACCCGCCAAAAGCCATGCTCATCCCAGTTGTGGCATGAGAAATAACCCACGAAGTTCCTTTATGGCTCTTGTGAACAGCCCAGACACCTTTGACATACGCCTTGATTGGCTGCTTCGTGTGCCCCTCATCATGGAACATGTTCGGGACACGGATCTTGATGGTTTTCCCCGACCATCCAGTCGGCCCTTTCTTCCCCTTCTTCGGCGACTTCATCCCAAAAGTCCCTGGAGCACGAACATCATAGCTCGTTACACCAGAGGCTATTGCCTCAGCCATTACGGCGATCTCATCTTCTTGAAATGTTGAAATCGCCGTCACGAGAACAGTGTTGACCGTGTGAACATCCATCACATATCTGCCTTGAACGCAAGGTGCGCTTTCAGAGCTTCGAGGATGTCCTTGTAGACGTCTTTCACGGTTCTGCCCGACGTGATGATCGATGCCTTACCATGGTTGAGAACGCCGCCGACATCAACAGAGCTCGGGTTGATGAACATGTCAATGTTCTTCTGCCAGCCGACCTTCTTCTCATCGAAATCGACGAAGACCTGTCGTCTGTCCTTCTTCTTCCCGGTTCCCTTGTAGCCCTGGTAGACCCTCTTGGTTCCTGGGAGGTCTTTCTTGAGCTTCTTGAGCTGCTTCAAGAGCGCCGTAGAAAACTTGACCCTCTCTTCGAGAGTCCCCCCGCCAGTGATCCCCGCTGGAGAGAACTTCGATGGAGGAGGAGGAGTATACTGCTGTCCACGAGGGGACGGAACTCTGTACACCCCGGTGACACCATGAGCCATCGCCGCCTCGTGGAGGTCGTCAACCTCACACTCCTGGAAGAAAACAATGGCTTCGACCAGTGTCGTATTGACCGCCTGAATGTCCACAGCTCACCCCTTTTTCTTGGTCCGGTTCTTCATGATGCTGACGCAAACGCCTTCCGGCTCTTTCGCCTTGGAACACCGTCGGAAAGCATCAACACAGTCTGAGAAGCTATTGAAGTCCTTCCCTTGCTTGTCTCGGTACTTCCGCATGCAGTCAGGTTCGCTCTTGATGGGACCTGTGGGCCGCTTCCGCTCCTTGCCCTTCTTCCCCCTCTTGGCAAGCGCCGCCGGTGTTGGAGGCGTGTATGCCGCCTCGGAGATCCCATCGATGTCCGCTTCCTGAAAACCGATGATTGCTTGAAGGAGAACCGAATTGACCTGCCCGATATCCATGACCTACCTCGCTTCACCAACACCAACGGACTCAAAGGCAGGATCGCCCTCCATTTTGTCCGCATGGGGATAATACCTCATGGTGTAAAGCCAGCCCTTCAATGGGGCAAGCCCACCAGTTCCATAATACTCTGTCGTGAACCTGCCCTTGAACGCCTTGCCGCCGATCTTTGTCCTGAGTGTTTTTGCGACATCTTTTGCAATCTTTGGAACATCTTTCGACTTGCCATCGTCAGCGTCCATGAAGATAGAAACCTGGAATTGCGGTCCAAGCTTCTTCGAGACGTCCTGACCAAAAGTGTGGCCTGTAGCACGGATCGAAATCTTGGGGTACTTCTGCTTGAACTTTTTGTCCAATTCAGAGGCTATCGCGATGATTCTCGATCCGTAGATTCTCTCGAAGTGTTTAGCAAGGTGCATCTTGCTATACCGCTTGAACTCCTCAGGACTCGGCACATGGAATCCAGACCCGTACTTCTCTCCGGTAGCGCTCGTTCTGTACGGCTTCCCGACGATGTACACTGACTCTTCGAGCTCACTCTCTTGGAAGCCGATGATCGCCTGAAGAAGAACCGAGTTGACTTGCCTGATATCCACGCCCTCACCCCTTGCCCAACAATTCAACAATATCATGCACAGGGACCCAGCCGGGAGATGTTTTCAGAAGAGGGAGACTCTTGAGCGCCTCTTCTGCTTCGACCTGCTCCGGATCTGACCCAAGTTTCTTGAGCTCACGAACGACCTCGAATCGCTCTCCATCCTGAGTCACTGTGTGAGCGGACCTCTCGTCAGTGAACTTTCCGTCTTTCCCGTGGTAGGTCTTCGACTCGCCGAACACCTGTTTCCTAGCCTTGACGAGCTTGATCTTCCTCTGGAACTTCCCCTGAACGTCGTCACCCTCGAAACCAACCTTGTTGAGGTAGATTTCTGTCGCACGAATCCACTCCCGCTGTCGGTGGGCTTCTTCGTCCCGATCATCCACAGAATGCATGAGAGCGAGACCAGCCATGGCCACCCCGTACCAGAATGGACTCGATGACCTTAGATGACGAAACGCCGTGTCGTCGTCGATGTCACTCCACGTCCAACCAGTACCACCCTGGTAAGACGTCTTTGCCCTTGTCGTTCGACGAACCTTCGCCTTGGCAAAAGCGATATCGAGGAGCTTATCAGCGAGACGCCTCGCAGGATGCCTTGTCATCATCCTCGGGACGAAACGTTTCAACATCTCAGGATTCGCACGAGATGACATCCTCATGAAGTTCTTCTCGTTCGAAACAGCCTCTCGGTCCTCGGGCACGTCAACCCTCTTGGCCCAATTGACACCCTTCATGTACTGAGACGTGTCACGCCTGAGGTTTGGCAACGGGACATCAACATCAACCCCAGCGAGCTCAACCCCCATGGTCTTTCTTGGACCCGAGGCCTTGTCCTTCTTCCCCATCACATCCTTCTCTGGGTTGATGTCCTCTGGGTTCAGGTACTTGCTCCTGAGCTCACGAGCTGTTCTCTGTACGTAGTCCTCACGTTCGCTCTTCGGCAACGCCCCCTTGAGCGCCGATCCAGCCATCGCCACGCCATACCAGAACGGATCAGTCTTGAGGAGGTCACCAGGAACTACCCCATGGAACTGATACCCGCCCCGAGTTGTCCCTACGCGCCTCATCTTATCGGCGACCAGATCCACTGGGTGAGTGATGTTCGCCACGACAGTCCCCTGGTCGAGCAAGACAGCGATAGACTTCCTGTCCATCTTCTTCGCCCCCTCCAGGCTCTTCGTGATGGACCTGAGCTTCGGGTCCTCGAACTCGGGCAGATCCTTCGTCATGTTTTTGTTCGCCCAGTTGACACCCTTAACAAACTGAGACTGGCGTCCAGGGGATGTGTTCGGGACCTTGACGTCAGCCGTGACGCCCCCATAACTGATGATCGGCTTCTGCCGATAGAGAGGCGTCGGGTCCTTCTCCACTTTCGGCGGCGCCGGAACATCAAAAGACGTCACTCCCTTGGCGACTGCTTCATCAACGCGGCTGAAAAGATTGCCCCACCTACTCATGACCAACCTCACACAGTTTTCTCGATGTCCCTGAACAGATCCTTGAATCGCTTGTACTTCGCCGGGGCTTCTTTTTCCATGGCGTGCTTCATCGTCCGGCGAGCTCCCTTCTGAGTCTGCCTGATGCTCGACACCTGACCGCCCTTCTTGTAGGGGGGCTTCAGGTATCCATTGCGAGTCATCGCCCAACGACAGATGTTCCACGCCGCACGAACGCTCTTCTTCTTCCCACCATTCTTGCCATCTTTCACAGCGACGATACAGTGAGCAAGCTGAGCTGGAACCCTGTCGACCTTCGCCGCCGCCTTCGAGCCGCCTGGCTTCTGTTGCTGGCGAGGAGGTTTCCTCCTCAGACCTCCACGGGGAGCTTGGCGCCTCTCAAGAATCATCTCGACTGGTACCCACAGACTCACAACTCACCCCACACACAGATCGTTGCAGATGTTCGAGAAGTATTTCTTCTTCAAGGCTACAACCTCTCGGTCGACGTAGTCATCCTTCTGCCTCATCGTGAGGGAGCGAATGAGCGCCTCCCCGACCATCCCGACAGCGTACCAATAAGGATCGGTTTCCAGCATCTGGTCTGGTACCGTTCCGTCGTACCTGTAACCGGCTTTCTGTGAAGCCATAGCGATCAGCTTCTTCGCCACCCGCTCAACAGGATGCCTCATCACAGACTGATACCGACCAGACGAAAATCCGGAACGGACAGCTCCAATGTTCCGGCCAGACTGCTTCTCGATCTCACGAACAACGAACGCCAAACCCTCATCAGGAGGTGGCGGGTCCTTCAAGACAGTATCCTTCACCCACTCGACGCCGAGCCTGAACTTCTCGTTCGTCCACGCAGACCCCGCTGGCGTCTTCACAGTAGCGCTCACAGGCCCGTAAGAAACTCTGAGGGGGACTCCACCCCTGGTCACCTTCCTTTGCATTTGAGACGGCGTAGGCACCTTGTATGAGCCAGCCATCGCCTCCAGCAACCGAGCGGAGAGCTGCATGTATCACCCCACGATGAAAGGAACAGGATCGCTGAGACTGATCAGCTCCTGATCAAGTGAGAGTTTCTCGTCCTGAGCTTCGGCGAGTAGTGTCTCACCGTCCATAGATTTCGCACCACCTGCCGACGGGAATTCAGTGTACTTCCCACGGACTCGACCGAGGCGTTCTTTGAGACACGCCCTGGCGTACCTGAGGATCATGTCCCTGTCACGGAACCGAAGCTTCCTGAAATCATTCACAGGGGTCGTATCAGGCGCCACAGGGTCCTCGGTAACCAAGGTGGTGCTGGCGTATCTGGCGACCACTGTTCCAGTCGAATGGTTGACCGGATAGATGGACAGCAAGTTGTCGACTCGGCTGTACTCCCACGATGGCTCGGAGCCGACAACCCGCTTCGCTGTCTCGGAGTGGGCGATCATCTGGTTGAGGGTGCCGTAAAACGAGCCCCCAGGGATTCCTGTGAGGCTCGCATAGGCCACGGGGAGCATGTCCACGTCAATGAACGCGAAGGGGTTGATCGAGGCAATGACATCGAGCTGGACACCAGGGAACCAAACGGACAAAACCTCGTCACAGTCATCAGGCATCGAATAAGTGCTGATTCCAGACGAGACATTCTGAACGGCATGTCGTTTGATCCCCTTTTTCCCGATCCACCACCTCAAGGCATCATCGAAGGAATCACTGCAATGCTCGTCAGTGACTTCGAGGACCACAACGCCACAGCCCAGCGAGCGCTTGACCCAGCCCTCAGCCTCTTCCCTGTTCATTGGGTCCGTCATAGATCACCTCTCCAGCAAAAATCCAGAATGGGCAATTGATTGCCTATCAGTCCTTTTTCTTGCTGGACCTGCGTCGCTTGGCTCCCTTCGCTGCCTTGGCGAGCTTCGAGGCGTGAGACTTGGTCCCTTCACCCTCAGCCCTCTTCTCCTCGGAGGCGACCGACGACGCCGAGTCGAGGACGGATGCGCTGGCGCCGGAAAAGCTCTCTTCCTGGGCAACCTTCTCGGCCATCTCGATGACCGAGCTCTGTGGTGCTGGTTCATCCAAAGCTTCTTTGGTCAGAGCCTCGGCGATCCGGCGAGACGTCTCCTCGGAGCGGTCCACTTCAACCGACTCCTTCACCTCAACCAAGAGACCTTCGTCGGCGAATTTCTGGTACTCGTCACCAACAAGGATCTCGCCATCTCGAACTCGGCGACTCCCACCGTTCACGTACAAAGAGAGTCTTCCGGGGCGCGGCTTCCTGAACCTTTTCATGGTCTGCTCCTCAAAAAGAAACGGGAGACTATGAATGGCCTCCCACCACTATCAACATAATGCACTTAAAAGGGGTGAATGATCAACCTGACCAAACGCACCTCTTCTCACTGTGGTCATAGGTCAACCTCATGGGCTCCATCGCAGAGCTCATGATCGCATAAAAAGAGGTATGTAGTGTGTGGTTATACAGGCCTAATGATGTACGGCCTGATTACGTGTGGTGTTCCAGCGAATCAGAGTCCGCCAGTGATTGCGACGCGCCCGAACCATTCGCTCCTCAAGAGCTTGGTTGCATATCGGGTCCTCATCCCCTTCTTGTTCGTCTGATCCTCAGGATCTTGGAACGTCTGGGTCATTTGAAGGGGGACGTATGGGCTGAAGACGAAGCCCGCATCCAGATAGCTGCGACCACGGAGGCCAAGCATGATGTTGTTCCAGGAGAAGAAGGGGTCTTGGTATCCCCACCACTTGTTGGAGAGGGGACCCATCTTGAGGATGCCCTGGTGCGAGGTCATGGGACCGTAGCTCGGGGGCACCTGGATGCCATCGAAGGGGCCTTGAACGCCAGCACCGGAGGAGATCCATCCGGGGCGATAGTCGCCATGGGTCTGGGTCTGAATGAGCTTGGCCGAGACGTCGGGACTGGTGACGTACCAGTTTGCCGGGGCTCGGAGGGTTTGCTTGTGGATCTCGAAGCTGACGGCGCTCATCCGAGTCATGACAGCTCGGATGTGGTCGACCTCGGAGAGACCAGCAGGAACGGTGAAGTCGAAGGTATCGGTGATACCCGCCGACGCCGCATAGAGCTGGTTGATGATGTCGCGGTCGATTTCGAGAGCGACTTCCTGGGCGATGCCGCCGACGAGCTCTGTTTCGGCGTCGAGCCCGTGGAACGCTCGGAGGTCATCCTGGGCCTCAGAGCTCCAGCGAGCCTTGAGCTTGCGGGTTTGAGCCTGGATGGGCAGGAAACTGATGTCGATGTAGACATCCGGGATGTTCCGGTTGCCTTCCATGTCGTACCAGTAGGTCACCCGAACGATGTTGCCATTGGTGGTGTTGACGCCGAACTGGAAGTTCGTGATCTGGCCATTGGCATAGTTGATGGTACCAGAGGTCGCACCAGTGAACCCACCAGATCCATTGTCGACGTGACTTTGGACGATGATGTCCGCAGTCGCGTTGTACTCCTCGACCGTCACCGAGTAGCCCAGGTCGGCGTCGAGCGGACGAACTGGGTTGTACTGAAGGATGGTCGCACCAGAACCACCAGCCGGTGACCACTCCTGAGCAGCAGTGATATCAGCGAGCTTCTCATACTCGATCTTCTCGGAGGAGTAGAGCGAGTCGAAGTTCTGGATGAGGTTCGAGCCAGCCGTGGTCCCTCCCTTGGAGCGGCCATGCTTGAACTCGAAGTAGAAGACCGCACCGACGGGAGAAGTCATCGGCTGGACCGAGACGATCTCGTTGGCGATCAGGTTGGGGAACACCCTCCGGAGAACCGGAAAGATGTACTTCGTGTACGATCCCGCGTTGGTCGAGAGCGTGTCCTCTTCGAGCTGCCGACGCATGTCACGGAACTGGTTCTCCATGAGCATGGCCATGCACTTGCGGGTGTAGTCTTCCTGGATGCCGCCGAGGTAGCGACCCCATTTTTTGACGAGCAGAGAAGTATATCGCTGGTCGCGAATCGTCTCACTCCCTGCCTCGTTCAGATTTTGTCTACTCATGATACGGCCTTTCTCCCTCCGTCCGTCCTGACCCCTCAGCGCTGGTTCTCTGGAATACCAGAGAGTTCATCGAAGGCATCATCCGTGAGTCCGAAGCCTTCGACCAACGCGCCCGATTGGCCCTCACCGTTTTTGTCTCTCCAGGGCTCCGACGTCCCGTCCCTGAACGGGTTCTCTTCCTCTGACAGAGCCCTTCTGTTCCCCCGACTCACACGAGAACGGATTCGTTCTGCCTCGTCCTGGTCGAGAGCTCTCGTTCGTCGAGCACCAAAGGATCTGATGACCCTTTCGGCGCCATCGATATCTGTGATCCCCTCACAGAGATCCACGACCTCTTCACCTTGCGGGTGTGCCGTCTGGACCCCTCTGAGGTACGACTCGATCTGAATCGTCTCTGCAATCTGGATGGCCTCCTTCAGCTTCGACTTGGCGTGGTCCGCCTCCTCAGTCGCTTTCGAGAGCTTTCCCTCCAGATTTGCGATCCTCTCACGGAGCTTGGCTTCGATGTCATCAGGTTCGTCATCCTCAGTCTTTGCCGAAGAGAGTTCGCCCTGAATAGCCTCAATCCGCTCGTCAATCTCGCTGACGTTTTTGAACGACTTCACATCTCCCACGAGCTTGACGATGGTGTCCCTTGAAGGGTCTCCACTCAACTTCCGCTCCATGTGGAGTCTGTATGTCGCCTCTTTCGCCACCTCAGCCATTTCGGCGTACTTCTTTTCCGCCGCCTCGACCTCCAACTCCTTGTCAGAGACCCTCTTTTCGAGCTCAGAAACCTTGCCCGACTGGTCATCCGCTCCATCACCTGTCGGAGTCGACGACGCGAAACTCGTGACGAGCCCAGCAATCTGCTCCAACACCTGGATGGCGCCACCGACCTCCGGGTCGTTCAGTAGTTCCTGTCGAACCCTCGTCTCGGCAGCCTCATCGAGCTTTTCGATCTTGCGAAGGAGTTCGTTCGAGAGCTGCTCCCTGACCTCCTCCTCGATCAGAGCACGCTCGGGAGACTCGACGTCTTCCCTGATCGGCTCCCCATCACCATCTGCCAGCGGACAGCCACAGCCCTCTCTGAGAGCCGCTGCTGCGAATTCATCCGCGAGACCTGGGTAGTCACGCTTGAAGGACTCCAAGGTGAAGTCTCCGTCACCTGGGACCTTCTCGATCTCTTCCTGGAAGACCTTGGGGTATGCAGTCTTTGTCGCTGGGTCTGCCACGAAGTCAAAAGTGTCCAGTCTGAAATCTTCCTGAACCTCCATAATCCCATTCGGGAGCGCCTTCGTGGAACCGAAACCTCGGCTACTGACACCGACCTTGGCCCCCGCCTCGGCCAGGGTCTTCATGATGCGACCCATAGGAGTGTCGAGGAGCTCAGCCTCCCCAATGACTGAGTTCCCCTCAACACGAAGATTCGTGAGCAAGTGACTGACACGTTGAAGCTTGGTTCTTCCGTCAGCCGGATGATCGAGCTCTCCGAACGCCCTGCGATCTCTCATCGCCTCAGACAGTCGCCCGATCTCACGCCGCCAAAGATGCTCTCTGTAGAGACGCTTGTTCTCGGTTGGCTTATCAGACCTGGCGAATTCGCCCTTCATGACGAGCTTGTGAGGCTTTGATGAGTCTGCCGACTCCTGCAAAGCACACGAAAACGTCATGGTGTCGATGAGCAGCTCAGCCATTTCAACTCCTACCGGGACCTGATTTCTCCAGAACGATACTGGCTCCTAGCCAGTAGGTCACCGAGACGCTTCTTGGGTCTTTTCCGCTTCGGGACAATTTTCTTCTTCCCCTTAGCCTCGAACCCAATCCTGTCTCTGACCGTCCCTCCAAGTCCAAGGATGTCCCGTCGGCGACTCCGATGTTTCAGCTTGTTGGCTTCCAAGAGCCACCGAACGGGAATCCACACCTCACGCCCTACTCGCCGTCGTCGTCGAAGAAATTGATCCCGGAGAAGTCTTCGTCATCTCCGTCGTCGATATCCTCGTCCTCATCGATCTGGGTGTCGTCGTCGATGTCCTCATCCTCATCGAGGAATTCATCATCTTCGTCGTCATCCACATCTTCGAGAAGACCGTTCTCGATACCCATCCCGATCGACTCGTGAAGACTGGGTTGCCCCAAATCCTCGTGAGCCGCCATGGCCTTGCTGACACCTTCGAGGAGCCCATTGAGCTTCTCTTCGATGGACTCGCTGAGCTCCCCACCGTTGGCTTCGATCTCCTCGGAGATGGTGGCGCCGGTGTCGCTCATCGTGTAGAGCATGTCGGCGATGCTCTGATCACCGATGGCCTCGAAACACTCGCCAAGGAGGTGAGCCAGATACCCGGCATTGAGAGCAGCATCCTCATACTCACTCACATCGCCCGTGTTGGTGCTGGTGCTCTCCAAATCTTCCTTGAGCTGAGACAGCCGATCGCTCGCCTGGATGTTGACACTCTCCTGACGGACGATGAAACCCTTCTTGGTCTTGCCCTTCCGCATCTTGCGGCGCTTGGCGATCTTGCTCTTGAACCGCTTGCGGTAGAGTCGAGAGGCAGCCTTGAGAGCTCCCCTCTTCTTTCGACGCGCAGCCTTCTCCTTCCGGAGTTGCTGCTTCGACACCTTGACCATCTTCCCGGAGGCGTCCATCCGATAGCCCTTCTTGCGACGCTTCAGGGCTTCGTCCATGGTCTCGGGCTCTCCGTCGATGTCCTCGTCATCGTCGTCCACTTCCTCGTAGACGTCGCTGGGAGCGGAGTCGGAGCCGACCTCTTGATAGATGTCACCACACCCACAATCCTCTTGGAGCGGGTCTTCTCGAACACCCTCGCCGCCGAGAGGAGCGGTGGACCACTCTTCCACGAGCTTGCAGTTGCGGTCCATGTCACCGATGATTTTGTTCGGGTCGAGACCGAGGCTCTCGATGTCCTCTTCCAACGGTCGGACTGTTCTGTCTTCGCCGTACATTACCTTCAACCTCCCTGCCTACGCTTGAGGTGTTGAACTCAAAAAATGGCTGACGAATTTCTCAGAAAACGCCGCCGCCAGATTCATCTCTCTCAACCTCGAAGCCACACCATCATGAACCCGTCCAAGGCTCATGACATCCCCGCCGTCAGCGACAGCAATCGCACTCTCGACGATTCCAATGGTATCTTCCAGATTCTCGCTGAACTCATGGACGAACTCACCAAAGTCTTCGCCAAGCAACCCTTCCTCACCGGAAGTCATGTTCTCGTCAAACCCAGACCGCATGACTGATTCTACATCGACATGCATTCGCCTGAGCTCTGAAAGGACGTCATCGAGTGAAACCTGGATAGAGTCCCTGATTCGTTGGTCCGAACGGTCCACAGCGGACTCGAAAAGATCGTTGAACTTCGGCTTCGGGAGAGCCCTGTTGGCGTCCGAACCAACGAACTTTGCCATCGACTCTTCATTCTCCCGAACCGCCTCGATCCAGTCGTGGTCATCACCCATCGCGATCAAGTCATCCTCGACACCCTCAGCGGTGAACTTCACGCCAGACCTTGCCATCGTGTAAAGAGACTCGATACGGGCGTCCGCCTCATCATCGTTCCCATCCAGGATAGCATCCACGACGAGGAGTGACTCTACCTTCGCATCGCCACTCAACTCAGAAGCTTCTTTGACCGGGACCTGCACCTGTTCGACAGTCCCGAGCTCCAAGTCACCCGTCTCCTCATTCCGAGAAAGCTCGACCTTGAAAAACTCTCCACTCTCGTTGACCACGATCGCGTGCTCAGAGAATGTCCCGATGACACGAATCTCGTCGTCACTGTCGCCGCCGAAAAGGTCAAGGTTGGAAGACACAGCCTCGTCAACCTCGTTCCTCACAACCTCGAAACTCCCATCGAGGAGTTTCGCCAGTGCTTCGCCGTCAACCAATCTCTGTGTAGCCATGTTTCCCAAGCTCTAATTTGAAAGCCTACGTGTAGGGTCTATCGTGTGTCAAGCCTCGTTATTGAACAGAATATCACACAGCGCCCTGGTCGCGCATCATAGACCTCAATTCATGCATCATTGGGGCAACCTCCATAAACCTCTTCCTGAATCCGGCTTGTTCTTTGAGCACCTTGTCGAGCTTGTCCTTCCACCGATATTCATCACGTCTGGAGCCATGGTCGAAGTTACGCCGCCAGTCATTCCTCGGAACAGCCTTGATCAACTTCGACAACCTCATCTCCATCTGCTGCATTTCTGTGAGTTCAGGACTCCCGGCTGAGAGCTCGTCATCGGACAATGACTGAAGAAGCTTTTGCGCCTGAGCATCAATGGCAGCGTTCGCCAGTGTCTCCTGTCGCTTCTCATCCATGACCTGAAGTGCCTCATCCTCTGAGAACCTAAACAGATGTACGAGAAGCCACTTCGCGCTGACAAACTCACCCATACGGGACGCAAGGTCCGCCACAGTGTTCATGACCTCCATCCTGGCGAGTTCCAGAATAGACGATGGGACCGCCATCTTGACCTGGTAGTCGGCCCTCTCCGGGTCCTTGTTCGTCGCGATGAGATGCACCCGACAAACCTTCCGGTAGCCTCCCCTGATGACCCTCTGAATCCTCATAACAGAGCGAGCAAACCGAATGTCCTGTGTCGAGAGCTGCCCCTGAACAGCCTCGCCACCATACCCCATATAAATTTGTGGGATCTTGAGAGCAGCTACCAGCTTGTCCCTGTGGTAGTTGAGGCTCTCAATCTCGGTGTAGTCCGGCCCCTGAATGACATCAATCTCTGTCGTTCTCTTCCCGTCACGAACCCCAATGAAAAAATCTTCGTCATGGGCCAACGGGTTGTTTCTCATGTCGAGCTGGCCAGAGGAGTTCACAAACTTCTTTCTGGCAAACTGATTCTTCACTCGGTTGACATGAGCTAACCCACGCTCAGCATCGAGCCCGCCGATATCAACGTAGAATGCGTATCGAGCCGGGGCACGTTCGAGCTTGTAAATCAGGAGCGCATCCTCCAAAAGAGAGAGCCTTTTCCACACCCACCGTGCAGGGTCAATGACAGCAGAACCATACACACTGTTTGGATGCTTCCCCCTCAACCTCCAATGAACGACCTCCCAATCCTCGAAAACAGTGATGCCCTGGGAGCTCGTTCTACCGTCACTCAAGAAACTTTTCTGAAGAGCAGGAGATGGACCTCCGCTCCTCTCGGCAGCCAGGGCGTAAAAATCCTCCATTGTGAGGTTGAAACCCCCACTCATGTCCTGGACGAACCCGAGCAGCAGTCCACGCCTGCTCTCCACGCGGCGCATCGTTGGAGGTGGAAGATAGTTGATCCCAACAACACCCTCATCCGCAACCAATATCTCACCGAAGCTATCGCCGTACTTACAGAGAGTCCTCGACGCCGCCCAAATGTCATCCTCGATTCCGAGGTTTTTGTGGAGCATGTCGTTGAGGTCTTCGGCAACGGCCTTGTCTTTCGACTCGACCCAGATCGCCTCTTCACGATCAAGATTCGGTGTACAGGTGTCGTCTGCATAGAGATCCAGCGCCACCTGAATCTCAGGGTACTGATCCATCTCTTCGTAATCGGTCTGAGCCGCCTGAAGTTGCTGGTCTACCCTGAGGGTCTCTGCGAGTTCATTGTATCCATAATTGCTTGCCTGAGTGAACGGAAGCCCCGCCTTCTCTACAGATGGGATGCCGCCCCTTCTAAGGTCTTGTGCTGACTGTTCTGACGACCGAGCAAAGAAACTTCTGACAGCCTGGCCTGCACTTTTGACGAACCCCTCGAAGAGCTTTTTCTCTGCCACGACTCCACCACCTAACTTCTGAGAAACGGCAACGATCCGCCTGGGGCCTTCTTCTGGGGTCCGCTCTTCTTGCGGTCTCCATGGTCATCCTTCTTCACGAGAATCATACCGCCAGTCACCCAGGAATCATCCTCTTTGTTCATATCGGGCGACTCTCTGGAACTCGACACCATGTCCACAGGGCGCCCAGGAGCCTTCTTACTCAGAGAATACACGACACCAGCGATCGAGTCAGCCACGTCCTTTGACCCTGGTGTCCCATCCGGGTTTCGCTTTGGGTGGTCAATCTTGACCTTCCCGCCCCGCTTCGGAACTCGCTGTAGATATCTGAACTCTTGCAAGGCGATAGGGTTCGGCGCCATCCGGAAACGACCTTCATAGATGGCTGCCTTCAATGTGTCGTATGGCTCGGTTGTCCTGTCAATCGAAACGACTTCAGCCTCGATCCCATGCTTGTTGAATTGCTGGATCGTATCAGCACTCTGGAACTGGTCGAGAGAGCTGTAGGAAACCATGAATCCATGACCCATAAATTGATAAACGATCCCACGCAGATCAGCCAACATGATCTCGTCACCTGGCGGTGGGATAACACGAAGGACAAGATCTGCTTCCATGCGAGGGGCCAGCTCGTTGTACTCCTCGCCGTAAGCATCCTTCCGAACAACCTCTGTCCATCCAGCAATATGACCTATCGTGAGTCCCGCAGAGTCCCCCGTAAGCGCCGGGTCGATGTGGACGTATCGAACCTCCCCAGGATGCCTCTTCGGGCGCCACGCTTCCTCGTGGACCCCACCAGGGAGCCGTCGCACGAACGGGTTACAAATCCGGTTCCATTCAATCTTCAACGGAGACCCAGCGACCCACTCAACCACAGGCCCATCACCCTCAAGACCGGCCACTGGGTTCTGTAGTGTCTCATCCTGACAGTTGTAGACCATCTCAGTTCGGCTCATGTACTGAGATATGACGTCAGTAGCCACACCAGCAACGTCTCTCAAGGCACTATCGATATCCGCCTCAAATTCACCTCGATAATCCTCTGGAACATCGACGATTTGAAGCCCGAGCTCTCGATACCGTGCCTCATCTTCCTCGTCTCCAGGGCCAAGGATTCGAGAAGAAATCCGCTCATTACCAACAACAACCTTGAAAAACTTCCCGCTGAATCGCTCCTTGGGGTGGACCTCCCAGGTTGCATACTCCCGGATAAACGTCATGGGGTCTTCAGATTCTTTAGCCTGGTCAATCCTCTTCTCGATGAACGCGTTGGGGCGCTCCTTCGATGACGCCACAATCAGCACACCTGGGAGCCGACCAACCCTCTGGAACCTGGACTTCATTCGCCGAATGATCGACTTGTAGATTTTCTCTCCGACATCGATGAGCACCTCTCGCCCAAGGCGATCAACCTCCTTGGCCTCACCCATAAAGCTCGACTCATCGATAAACCCAGAGAACACATTGAGGCCGATGATTGCAGACGAACCAGTCGAGCCAGCCACGACCTGAATATTGTTCGGGAACCTGATTTCGAGCTGCGACGGCGCCTCTTTGGATGGAAAGTGCTCCTGAAAGTATCTTGAGTGACGAATCTTTCCGATCAACTCGTTGATAACGACACGCTTGGCCACCTTCTCCGTGACACTCAACATCGCCACGTAGATATTAGACCCAAGGTCAATCCCATACGCCCGTTGAGGATTCCTGAGGCATGACATCTGATAAATGGCGTAAGCCATCGCAGTTGTTGAGAAAAAGCTATTGTGAACCACGACGCCATTGACAACAGCGTTACCTGTCGCCGGAACACTCAAGTCGTAAACATCACGAACACCCCTTGGCTCAACCGACTCAACCCGCTCCCACACGATGTCATCGCTCATGTCAGCGAATCTCCGGAACCTCCCGTGATACCCGACCGAATCACACAACCGAACAAACTTTTGACGCCCCATATAGGAGCCCTTACACAACCCAGCAAGCTTGGCCCACTTCTTCTTGTTGTGCAGTCCAGTCTCTCTTCGGATCTCTTTCAGCTCTTTTGTCGTAATCGGGACAACATCCCAATTCGAGTTCGGCTTCACACTCCTCGCCTGCTTCAGGAGCCGATCACACGCCGCCTCTTTCCCCGGTATCTGTCCAACCCTCTCCATGAACAAAATCTGGTTCGGCGCGTCAGCTATCTGAAGCCTCCAGGCATCGAGGTCACCATCCTGGTTCTTTTTGCGCTTGTAGCTCTTCCGAGCCACCACACCAAAGCGACGGAGGAGATACTGGATGTCATCGATCAACCCCTCAGACGCAAGGCAGATCTCAATCTTTCGAGGACTCCCCGTGTAGACGTCCCCATCGGTGAACAGCCAACGAAGAAAGAGAGAGAGCTGCTCATCCGACAAACCAAAATACGTATCCGGTACCCTTTTTACTTTCGACAGGCATCTGATACCAAGAGTGTCAGTCCACTCTGTCAATCCCCTAAGGCTGATCGTAGGCTTCCCATCTGTGGTCGGGCTCGCCCCATCAAACCCAGGAATCGATCCAGCATGCTTGACGACTTCTGCTCTAAGATTCGGGTCACCTTTGGTGTACGTCGTCCGCGCCCCTGTCATGCTTCCGTCAGCGATGAGAGCCGCCGAGACGACCACTTCATCGTCTGAGATTTCGAGCTCTCTCTGAGGGGCTGGGACGCGACGAGCTACAGCTACCAAATCACCCTCTTCAAGAGCAGAGACATGACGATACCCATCCGGGCACAACACCGGGTGATCAAGGCTCGCATCGAGGTGCTGACCTGAGACCAGCTTCATCCTGGCACATTCTTTTCGACCAGACTTCCATACCCGATTCGACCTCTCATGGGCAATTGATTGCCCACCAAATGACGGAACTGATGGTGTCTTCCCAACAGCTTGACCAATCGTCATCCTTGTGCCAGAATCTGAATCTACGAAAAAACTCAATGATTCTAGGCACTTCCCCCACCCAATGCTGCCTCCGAGCAATGCCTCTTGGTACTGTCCCTCAAAGAGTTCCACCATATCGTCTTTGAGCTGTGGCCAGAGGGACGCACCAGTCTCACCGAGGAAATATGGATCTGTCAGGAACTCTCTGATACTGACCGGAGCTACACGATACTCGATGTCGGCGATGGACCTGTAACCCTTCGTCTCGCCAACAGCCAGCTTGTTGTAGATTTCAAGGACAGCTTCTCGCTCCTCTGGTGGGAGCCTTTCAATATCAGCAAGGAGGAGATCTTCCTCTTCTTCGTCAGTCCTGGTGGATCTGACCCTGCCATTCACATCAAGGATAGGCACAAGTGCTACTCGTCGCCCGCCGCCTTCTGTGGGGCTTCTAGCTCGGCTTTTTCAGCACGCCTCTTGATCCTCTCGACGATAGACACGACTCGTCGCCGAGCGTCTGGCTTCTTCAAGACCTCAGCCGTCTTCTCACTGTACTCCCCGACGTCGATCTTACCTTCACCCTGGCCAGCTCCTCCGAGGGCCTTGATCGCCTCTCGTTCCTCTTTGCCATGCATCTCGACAAGCCTCGCCGCAGAAAGGATATTCCTGTCCGTGATGTCAAACGGGACGCCGAGCTCATTCTCTTTCCCGATGATCAGGTCTATCCTGTCCCGTTGAGCAAGATAGAGGCACTCCAACTCAATCATACGGTCCATGGTTTTTCGCTGCTTCCCATAGACACTCTTAGCGATCGTCCCTGGCCTTCGACCTTTCGACGGCACTATCGCCGCCAACCTGTCGTCGAGAATCACCTCGCCATTGACAGGCTCGACAACCTTCTTCCGCCTCTCGGTTATCACCTTCGTGAGAGCTTCGACAGTCACATCAGTAAGGCACTCAAGGATGTCCTGGATGAACCTCGCCACGTCTCTGGACGAGACCCCCTCCTGGAGCATGTCATCGATATCTTCGATATTGCTGAGCTCTCCAAGCCTCATCGCTATCGAGACACGGTCTGATTTACTGAAGGTTGGCTTTTCCGTCTTTGTCGTCATCGTTCCATTAGACATTATTGACAAAGCCGGACTGTACGTCAAGAAGAGTAGGCCTGCTCAATACCACCCACGTCTGATGGACATCATGGAGCTCTCCACCACCGCATCAACCACATCATCAACGCCTTCTTCGTCAACGCCCCCTAGGTCATCAAAGATTCTTTGCTCAACGAGGTCTCTGACACAGGCGATCAAGTCGGCCTTGTGCTCAGGATACTTCGTGAGCCATTCGTCAAAAACTCTCACTCATCCCTGAACCGCCTCCTACTCAAATTCCTTGTACTCCTCCAAAAGAAGCTTGGCGTCCCTGTGACACCGGTTTCCGACCGACACCAAAATGTCGACCGAAAGAGCCACGTAATGGTCATCTGGCCCGGAAAATTTCACACCATTGACAGGGTCAACCCTAGTCTCGATCAGCTCAAGAGCTCTCTGTTCTGACTTGTCTCTGATTTTCAACAACAATTCAGCACGATCTTTGTCCGAAAGCATCACTGACCTCCCATCCTTCTGTTCCTCTTCGCAACAGCACACCGCTTCCTCAGCTTGCCGAGCTCTTCAAGCTCGATGTTCAAGGAGCGCAGCTTCCCCAGATACCTCGCCTCCTCCTGCTCCCTAAGAGCATCCACATTATCGAGCCGATGCTTGATGAGCTCCTCGGCATCAAACACGTCGAAAAATCTCCCCAAGAGAGACCTGAGGGTCTCTCCCTCGACATCATCTGACGAGAGTGGCCTGTGTCCACGGACCAAGATATCCCCGTTGGGAGAATCCAACCTGAACCTTGACAGGTCCACAATCGGAACGAGAAACGTTTCACACCTCGGGTCCTCGATTCTGGCTGTCAGGAAATACCGGTCGCCGAGGTCTTTCCTGATCATCACGACTCGGCATTTGAAATACTCCCGAGATATAATCTGATTGACCATCCAGCCGCTCCTCTCGACGACTTCCCTGATCTCTTTGTGGGTCATGCTCTTTCTTTTAGACATGTCAGCCCTCTTGCTCCCCCAGCTTGTTGAGGGCCTTGACCTCGGAATTGAGCTTCTGGATGGACTTGGCGTGCCGGTCTTCCTCTTCCAAGATCAGCTCGTCCACCTTCTTCTTCCCAATCTTGGCGAGCACAGAGACATCGAACTCACCGAAAAACATCTCCAACACGGGACGAAGGGGAACCCTCGCGATGTCGGCGTGAGTGAGAACCTTGTGATCCCACACCAAAAGATCACTGCCGGTGCTGTCTTCCCGCCGCCGCAACAGGTCCACTGTCGAGCCAACAGCATCCTTATATCGACCATCCTCAACCCTGGCCTCCAAACGGAACCTGTTGCCGAGGTCTTTGCTCATGTACACGACATCGATGATAGGGTTTCCATGCGAAACGACCTTTTCGAGTTCCCACCCATGCTCTTTGACGAACTTCTTGATCTCCTCGTATGTCATCCTGCTCTCCTTCTCCCGCGTGTCAGACTTCGTCCTCGTACAAGTCGAACACCATCTCTCTAGCTTCCATCTCTGAACGGTTGATACCGCCAGGGATCGGTGTTGTCTTGAGCTCCTGCAACTCCTCCACGGCTTCACGAGCGACAATGGCAGCTCGTACTGCACTACGACCCCACGCGATTGCCGCACCATACGCCGCCGCCCAGACCGCCTTCTCTTCTCGTGTCATGGTTTCCTTCTCCTCAATCCGCCGCCCGAAGTGGCTCACCCGCCGGACCACTGAAGTGCCTAGCGACCGCCTCAGTCTTCCGCCACACAGCCGAAGCCCTATGGGCATATTTCGACCAGTAGCAGTCGACTATCTGAACCGCCCAGTCGTTACGGGCGAGGCTATCGCCTTCGAGTTCTTCCCGTTCCGCCTAGAGCCACTCCCTCGCATGATTCGCTGCCCCACGGGGCACCGGAACACCAAACAACTCTGAAAGCTCCTTGATGAGATCTCTTCGCTTCGCAATAGGGAGCCACGAGTCGATTTCTTCGACCACATTGTCAGTGTAGTCCCCGACGCCATCCACACCCTCGCTCCATGCTGCCTCACAGGCTTCCTCAGCCACGTTATCGAACGTGATGACATATTCACGAGGGCCGTTCTTTCCATTCCTGACAGCCGCCCCAGCGATGGCAACCGAGTCACAGAAAATCTGGGTATTGGGGCTCACCGACTCGATGGCGCGGAGTGTCAACGAGAACTTCGACCCGCGACTCTTGGGACCAATACCAAGGAGGTGAACCCGAGCAGGCTTGACCTCGGCACAGAAGTCTCTGATGTCCTGAACGCTGGTAGCATCCTTCTGCATTGGGAAGGCACAAACGAAGTCGTCAAACCCGAGGAATTCCACCGCATAGCAGTGGAACTCGACGAGCGGGATTTGACCCTTCTGGTGGGGAACAATGATGTTTGCCCCGAACTCTCGACAGCGACGGACTCTCTCGGCGTAGGCTTCGAGCCTGTCTAAGGTCTCCCACTGGTGAGCAACCTTGTCCGGCGCAACGATGAAAAGCTGACCACCGAGCCGCTTTGCCAACCGCTCGTAAAGGTCGAGAATCTGGCGCCAGTCCTCATCGAAGATTGGAGCCACCGTGTAGGGACCGTTCTCGTCGAAGTCGACCTCCGAGTATGCCCCCGAGTCAACGAAGACCCGCCGACCAGTCCCAGCGAGCTCATAGAGCGCCTCTTCACAAGACCGAATGGCGCCCTCTTTCGTCGACAAGAGTTCACCAGCAGTGACGCCCACGTCGATCCCAGCCTGGTGGAATCCTCTGACGTCCCCGACTCGCGACGAACCCGAAGCGAAATAGACGTAAGGGTTGGTGACTTCCAGTGGTATAAGCGCCATGTCCGACCTCGTTTCCTCGACCATATGCAATGTAGACATATGGTTTGCGTTTGTCAACTGGCCGAACAGAGAAAGTTGCTCTTTTCTTTTTGAGATCGTCATGGCTCCAACCAAAGAAACTTTGGTAACTTTTTGCTTTTTTGAAACCAGAATGATTTCAATGTGTTATCAATTTGAAGTTTCAAGTCTCCCGCTTAAGGGATCTAGAAATTTCCGAGTGCTCTTCTTCGGTCGGTGCAGGGAGCTTGCTGATCGTTCGGTTGAGGAATGTGATGTCATCTTCGAGAGAGGCGATCTTGCGGTGGAGGGCTTCGAGCTCCTGGTGGAGTTCCGGCAACGTGAGCTGTCGGCGTCTCCAATCCTTGATCAGCTCATCGAGGTCTTCGGGTATTCGGAACCTGATCGGGTCGCCCTTGGTCCGTTTCTCGAACTCCTCGACCCGATCAAGCCACATCTCTTTTCGGCGTGTTCCCATCACCATTCATCGCCTTCGTCATCGCCCGGCTCAATGATGGCCGCATACTTGTTTGGCTTCTCGATTATCGAAGCTTCATCGACCATGCTGCCAAACGAACGAATGATGACAGCCGAGACACTATCTCTGATCGTGCCGCCCAACACACTCTCAGAGCTCATGATGATACAGTTCCTCAACCAAGCATCGACAAGGGACTCGTCATTCCTGTTCCCAAGGAACCGCTCCAGGTAGAGGTGGACGATGTTATATCCCACCAGCTCGACGAACCTCTCCGTGAAGGTGCACTCGAAAAACTCCGTGGATGACCTACCATCGAGATCAAGCTCCAAAACACCCTTCTCGGCGAGGGCCTTCGCCACCCTCTTGTCTTCCGGGTGGAGCTCCACACTCGAACTGAAGTCCCCCTCAGAGTCACGGATCAGCTCACAGAGCATGTTGTGTTGTGCTTTCGTAAGGTTTATCACAGCTCACCTCTCTCTCGACGCCATGTCGTGTCCGAAGAAAATCGAATGGTTCACAAGAGCATTTGTGAAGTCAGAGAGCTTCAGCTTGCGCGCCATCCTTTTCTCGAAACATTTGGCGTGCAGGATCTCCTTCTTCCCAGCGAACTCATTCCACAGCTCATCGTTGACGTGGAAAAGCCAATCGATCACCTCCCCGCAGTCATCACACTCAGCCACGCCAGGGGCGTACTTGAACATGTTGCTCTCGTCCTCAGGCATGATCTCGAATCTGATGGAGAACTTCTCCACCCCAAGCTTGTGGGCGATGACCACCACGAAGAAGAGAAAGTCAACAATCTTCTGGTTCTTCGGTGTCCACCTGATCTGCTTTACGTACTTCATCCTGCTCCAACTCCTCGTTGAAGAACCTGTTCACGGCATCCATGAGCCCGATCAGGCATGCTCACACTTCAATCCCGGTGTAGTCATCCTGAGAGATGAACTGCTGCTCGATGGATGCTAGAACGCCGCCCACCGCATCCCACACGACACCATGTGGAGCTCCATAGAGACCCCTGAACTCTCCATCCAAGGCGCCAGGACAGAGAGCCGCCTTGATGCGAGACTCACCAGCCGCTGCCACAAGCCGCTGCTGGTTCTGAGCGAGACCCCGAACACTCCAGGGCAGGACGTGATCGATCTCGCCGTCGAGAGCTCTCAAAAACTGGGGACTCTGGTAGGGCGTCATCGACACATGACCCTCGACGTCGAACCCAGCATCACACATGGTCCAGAAGGCATTGACGACCCACTCTCCCACGTCACCCGGAGACCCCGTATAGCAGTGGATCGGGGCAATCAGATCGAACTCCACCTTGGGCATGGAGACTGACGCCGTCCCCACGACAGCACCGTTCTCTGTTGTGGGTCTATCGACCTGTGTCGTCCCGTGGAGGTGCCCCATGGCGAGCACAGTCCAGTTCCCCGTGTGTGTCGCAGAGATACAGGTGTGCCGCTCCCAGCACCCCGCCCGAGCCGCCTGTCGATACCCATTCTTGAGCTTCACCGAGATACCCTCGACGTTGATGTCCGCCTCCTTGCCGAGGATCGGCTTGCTCAGCAAAGCACAGCGAGGTTGCCAGTCATCTTCACCCTCGAAAAGCTGATTCCAGATGATCTCGTTGGCACTCTCTTCCGGAACTCGTTGCTGTCTCTCCATCTCCTCAACCCTCCTTCTCGCTCTCGTTGATATCGAATGACGTCTTGGCAAAGATTTCGTGGGCATCCGTGTCAGAGCAACCCCCCCAAGTAGCACCTAAAAACTCTTCGATAACATGTTTTGTGAGCAAACTGATGCTGTTGAGAACTCCACCCACAAGCATCTCCTTCGCCTTTATTCTCACACAGGATAAGTCTGTCAGTAATGAAAGTAAAGATCTCAAGTTGAGATCTTTGATAGGTGGGAAAAGCTACTTGACAAGTCCGTGTTGCTTGAGGGCTCGGACGAACATGTTCCAGTCCTTCGTCCCGCCGATGGCATCCATGATCTCAGCCTTGGTTGCCCCGGCTGCTGCCGCCGCGTCGGTCGCCTTCTTGATGGTCTTCAAGTCATCCTTGCTGACGTCGAGCTTCCAGATGACATCGAGAGCTTTCTTGTAGCTCTTCTTGCCCTCGGTGAGCTCCTCACCGTAACTCTCATCGCTCTCGACCAAACCGGCCTTTTTGAGGGCTCGAACGAACGTGTTCCAGTCCTTCGTCCCGCCGATGGCATCCATGATCTCAGCCTTGGTTGCACCAGCCGCTGCCGCTGCATCCGTAGCCTTCTTGATGGTCTTCAGATCATCTTTGCCAACTTCGAGCTTCCAGATGACATCGAGAGCTTTCTTGTAGCTCTTCTTGCCCTCGGTGAGCTCCATGAGCGGGTCTCCCCCGGCTCGCTCCTCGTCTTCGTTCATCTTCTTGTGGTATTTCGAGGCGCGAGACATCGCCGAGCGATACTCTTTGGCGGTGAGCCCTGGGGCCTTCTCGACAGAGGGGGTCATCATCTTCCCCTCGTTGGTTCCGACGTGAACCGTCACACCGCGCCCGCCGACGTCGACCACATAGATATGATCCCGATATCGTCCAGTCTTCTGATCGGTCCGAACAAAGGTGACGCCCTTCCCCTTGGCCTCACCGAGCATATCCATCTCTCTGAAGATCTGAACCGTGGCATTCCACCTGTCAGCACCTCCGACAGCTCCGATGACGTCATCACGACTGTTACCAGCCCTGAGCGCCGCATCGATGGATTCCTTCAGCTCGCCGGGGTCGTTCCCCTGGAACATCGCCCTGTTGACTCTCTCCAGTGTTGGATTCACGTTTCCCTCCTGAATGGCAGCCCTTCCAGCGCTCGTGATCTTCCACCTGTCGGCGCCTGGGGCGGTCCTCACGACGAGACCGGCCTGCTCCATGACTGCCAGTTCTCGACGAACAACATTCTTGCTGACGCCAGAGCTTTCCGCAATGGACGTCGCCATCAAAGTTTCTTTGACACCCTTAGCGAACACCGACAAGATCGTGCCGATGTTTGTTGCCTCGGCTCCTCGCTCGTCCTGCTCGTGCATCCGAGGAGACGCCATGTCCGAGATGCTCTCAGCCTCCCGTTTGGCATCGAACATGAGATTCGCCATCTTGGCCAGGTAGCCCTTGTCTGGACCAGGAAGAGCATCACGAGACATTCTCTGGTAGTTGACTCCAGCAGAATTGAACCCGATGGCGATGGAAGCCATGAGCGAGGCGAACTCTTTTTGGTTCCTCGGCGCCACGACCCGAGGATGTGACGTGGCATCCATCGGGACGTGTTTTTGCAGCATTTTCACGAGTTTTTGTGTTGGTCTCCTGACCATTGAGTCCGGAGAAGAGGCATTGAGAGCGACGGTGAGAGCATTGTAGACGTCAGCAAAGACCGACCTGGGCTCCGTTCCGGTAAAACTCCAGGACTCAGAAAGTTTATGTATGGGTGTTCTCTCATCGTTCTCTGCTGCATCCAGCCAGAACGCGAGCGAGTTGAGTCTATCCTCCGGGGTAACTCCTTCGAGAGCGTACCTACCGTTGGCTTTACCCAGCTCCATCCTGAGCAGGTCTTCTATGATGGGGAACTCTTGTTCTTCTTGGTGTTGATGTTGTGCCATTGGGTTGTATCCTTTTCGCCCCCGATTTTTGGTTACAGGGTGAAGCCGTAGGATACATTCTACACTATGGGCACCAGAGTTGTTAACGCAGTCTGCTGTGTGTCGCCCCGAGGATTCTCCGGAAGTCGTCACCAATGGCTTGGAAGTCACACCTCAAAGCTTCTTTTGTGGTGGTCCCACACAGAGAGACACGACTTCGCCGCCGCCGCCGCCGCCTTTTTGGCGTGAACTCAAACCCCTGACAAAAAACACTCAGGAACCCTCTCCAGAAGGCTTTCATGGTCACTCCCAGTTCACGAGGTCTTCATCTTCGAGTTCGATAAGCATCCCGTGTCGTACAGGACATGGTGGGGCAGGTTTCACGCCCAGGATACAGTAGGGGTCCTCGCCCGTGTCCTCTTCCTCGTCACGAGGGGCACTACACCACCAGCCATCGTGCCAGAACGAGAACGGACAGCTCTCCGCATCCTTGACCTTGATGTCTTTCTTCAGGTCTCCCATCACACCAAGCCTGTCTCACGTCGAGGCGATAGCTTCCAGCTTTGACGACGCGACGGATAGATCCGCCCGCATCTGTTGAGGAGAAATCGACCTGATTTCGCTCACAGAGAGTTGTGGTGGTATCCCATCCGGGAACTCGTCAGTCTCCAGCCCCTGGCTATTGACTGTTCTCGGCCTCTTGAGCTCATCGATGAGCCGCTCCAGGATCTCGATAGTCTGCTCCATTTCTTCGATGGCGAGCTCCCTGCTGATCAACATCCGTCGCCCCCTTCCTCTGGGATTGACCCCAGGTAGCTCATGGAGTAGTTGGCACCCTGCTTCACAACCCCGAATCGCCCGTTGACGCGCCCCTTTTTCAGAGTGGTCGCCTCGACCATCTTGAGGAACTCAGAGACCTTCATCGGGTATCTGCCACCACTGAGCTCATCCACCAAATAGACGGTTACTGCCGAGCGCCCCCGAGAAAATCCCTCTACTCTCACGTTGAGGTCGAAAGTCGAGTCCGCTGGCAACGTGTCATGAGGAACGTAAATCCCCTCTCCAGCGTACTCCATAACGGAGCCATTTTTACGAACCGGAATCTTCCACGCCTTCTTTGGCATCTACTCCTCCTTCGCAGCCAACTCGTCGATGAGCTCCTGTCCATACTCGATCTTGTCGGTCCTCTTGTCGATCGCCACAACACTCAGCCCTGTCAACCTCTCAAACTGGGCCAACCACTCACCGACCACCACCGACTTCATCCGGTCATGGAACGAACAGTAATGGAGACAGATCAGACTCAGAGCATGCCCCTGACTGTGAGTCTCGCCGTCAAACTGAGCGAACTCCAAGGCCTCATCAACGGTCTTCGCCGAGTCCTTGTGAACCTGGAAGATATATCGACGCCAGTCCGCCTTTTCGGCCTTTTTCTTCTCGACCTCCTTCACAATGTCATCCGTGGGATCGGCACCGATCGTCTCCTCGTCATCAGGGTCAACCATCGCCTCTTCGAGGGGCTCCCCCTCTTTCAGCGGCTTGACCTTCGCAGGCTTCCCTGTCTTCAAGTGGCTCGTGTCACCCTTCCCTGGCTGGTCATCATCGTCCTTGTCATCCTTGGACGGCTTGGTGTCCCCAGCCCCATCCTTCTCGAAGGGCGGACCCTCGTTGTTGAACGCCTGATCCTTCTCCTTCTGCCGCTTCTCGCGAGCCTTCTTTGCCCTGGCTTCTTCGGCCTTTTTCTTGGCCACTCTGGCGGCGGTAGCGAGGTCTTGGGTGTTCATGTCCTTGGCAAGTTTGAACCACTTGTCCATGTTCCGCTTGTCGATCACCTCGACCAGCTCTTTGCTCTTGGTGTTGTACGAAATCACAGGACAGCAGAACCGTCCTGTCTCCGTTTCGAGGTGAACCAGAGGACCGTTGACATTAGCGAGCTCAATGGACCTCACAGGCACTGCGAAACCTTCTGAAATCACGGCGTAATGATTGCTTGAGCGAATCATCTCTCGACCCCACGAGCCAAGAATCTCTTCCGCATCAAACTTACTGACGGTCACTATCCAAACGTCGTGATGAGGCTCATCTCTCTTTTGATGGTGGACACCGGCAAGCACCCCAAGACGAGTCAACAATGTCCGAATCTGGTACGCCAACCCTTGCGAGGTCGTGAGAACGATGTGTGTCCCCTTTTCAGACCTACTCCCGTCACCACCACAAAGACCACGAACAAAGGCCCTGACCTTTTCCTTGGGGAGACTATAGAACTCAGTCGGAATCCTCTTATGGTAAGCACCCTTGCCGAACCAATCATCAAACTGGACATCAACCCCATCGCCAGAAACCGTCACGCGGAAGCTCCCGGTGTGTTTTCCACCATTCTTCCTGATCGAGTATTCATGGCCATGGAAAACGACCTCTGCCAACTCGGCAATGTGGTCCCTCTCCTCCTCAGCATCCTTTCCAAGACTGATCCTGAGCTGCCCACCATAGGTGAACCCCTCTGTCACATACCAACCAGCAAACTCGAAGAACTCGTCATCCATACTCTCGAATTCACCAACGTCTGTTGGCTTCACAGCAGGGACCACAAGCATGTCCCCCACGCACAGGTCCTCCGCGTTCACCCTCTCGATCTCATACTCAAAAGGCGCCTTATCCAAATGGGCTTCTCTCCTCTTCACCACCCCTTTTCTGATAACGTCAAATCCATGGCCTTCACTCGCCACCAAAGTCCCACACTTCACCACTTTGATTCTGTACCCCTCATCAAAGTTGAAGACCATGTTCTCGACGACCTTGGTCCAACCACCATTCTCGTCCATAATCACGTCACCAGGACCAACACTAAAGATCGGTTTCGATCCATTGATGGTCGTGATCGGGGTGTGCGGATCGAGGCACCAGCCGATTTCTTGAGCTCCCTGAAGGAGCTTCGGGTCTGCCCCCTGCTCAATACCGAACCACCACCAGACTCGCACAAGATACTTTGCCTTGCGGTAGTCGACCCCGAGAGCATCTTCCACATAGGTCTGGAACGAATCGTACTGTCCATCGAGATGTCGATAGAGGTTGTCCAGCTTCACCTCGTAAAGATGCCTCGCCAGCTCGAAGTAGGTCTCCTCGTACTGACGCATGAGATCAAGAATTCTCTCGTGAACTTTCATAGCTCTCGTCTGGTCAGACGAAAGCACCTCGGTTTTGAGAGCTCCCCCCTTGAGGGGTACCAGTGCCGAAGAATCGACGCTCGGGACATCGGGCTCATCCTTGGACTTCGAGCCCCTTTTCTTTGCCACTGGTGATCCGGTAGGTGGTGTTTGCCTCGCAGGTGTATCGGTCATTTCTGAAACTCCTTCTCCTTCACGGCTTCAAAGTCCCACAGATACCTCGCCACGACATAAGCATCCGCCTCATGGTCGTTCTCCAAGTCGAGGCCTAACCCCTCGGTGAGAACCTTCATGATGTCTTCTTTCGCCGCGTGTCCATAGTCAAAAAAGTGCTTTCTTCCCGTCGAAGGCGGAACAGGTACCACCAGAATATTCCTGGCCAACCAGAGGTGGACCTTCACATTGCCGCCAATCTCCCCGATCTGATGCGCCTGATTCGCCTTCTGATAGGCGTACCCTTCCAAGGCAACATGCCGGACCTTAAAGTCCTTGGCGAGCTTCACGACGTCATTGGTGAGGTTGATCAACCTCTCGACCTTTTGTGCCTCGGAAATGGGCGGGTCGTTCTTCTTCTTCCTGGCGAGAACGTAGTCCAGAGAGAATGTCCTTAAGAGACTCCCGTACTCACTGAGGATGACAATTCCCGTATGCTGGAGAGACAAGTCGATCCCCATAACTTTTCCAGGCGTCCTCAAGCCCTGCACACTCGCAAGGACCGAACGTGCCGCGACCGTCATCTGGGCAGGCTGGGATTTCGAGCTCTTCTTTCGGGGCTTGGAAGACTTCCCGGACATTCCGCACCTCTTCTTTCTGCTTTCTGACCCGATCACGATCGATCGTGAATGGATGCTCGATGATAGCCTTTTCGAGCTTCTTCTCCGTCAAGTCGACGTAGACGATCCTGGCTTTCTTCACGCCAGCCATATCGCCGTACCAGGTCACCTGACTGACGTGGTCGTCATTCGGAGCATTCCGAATCCATCTCGCACTTCTGGTCGTCTTGATGTCCCAGATCTCCATGGTGTTTCCAGGGATGATGATCAAGCCATCAGTCAGCCCAGAGATTCTGAGGTCCAAGTTGTAAAGGAGCGGCTCTTCATAAATGAACCCACGGCGCCAGCTTGGAGTCATCCCGCAGAGCTCACACACGTCAGGCCTTACGATAGAAGATCTGACAGTGACCTTGTCCACAACGACCTCGCCGTGAGACGGAATCGGGACCTTGTCATCCTCATCAATCCCGTGGACGTGTCCGCACTCGGAGCACTTCCAGCCTCCGAGAATCCACTTCCCGTCGCCTCCCCACATGCTTTGGAGAAGAGTGTGGGCCGACGTTCCAGAGTCCATCGCCCACCGGCTATCCGGCATGAACTCATCGACGAGAGGAAGATCCATCTTCCACGCCATGGCATAGGCTCTCGGACACATCTTCGACAGTTGGCTCGGAGAAAACCACATGTCCTGAGAAAGTCGCTTCTCTCTCCGTGTATAGAGCTGCTTCACGATGTACGGGGTCAAGAAGGCACCCTTCTCTCTGATACTCTTGACCTCCTTCAGAAGAGACCCGAGGGACATCAGACAAGCCTCCTAATCGCATCAGAGATACTCACCTTGGCATCCTCGACCAATCCATCGATGAACTCATCAACAGCCTCCCTACCGTGATACGCCTTGAGGTCTTCCAGTGCCTCAATCGAGAAGTTCTGAACGATGGTCAGCACCCCAGTTCCGTTCTCATCGACAGAGAGTGTCGCTCCCTTGGGAACCTTCCCGAATTCATCCCCCGCCATCAACTCCAAAACGGAGACATCTCCTCCCGTCGCCTTGCTGAGCGCCACCGCTGTCCTGAACGACGACTTCTCACCGTTCGAGATCCGGTAAACGGTTCCCTGACTCACATCGGCGTCCCTGGAAAGCTTCCCGAGACTGACATTGGTCCTCTCAGACCACCTCTTCAATGGGTTATCACTCATCTGTCTTTTATAACCATTCAATTGCCACACATGCAACGTGAAATATTACATGTAGGCATATGTGCTGCAAATGGGCAATTGATTGCCCACTTCAGTTGTAGTGGACGAACAGAGAGACAACGTCTCCAGCCATGAGCGGCCCATCATCACAACCAAGCCGAACCCTGTCAGTCTTGTCTCCCTTGAGCTCACAAGACATGAAAACGTCCCACGGACCGGAGTAGTTGAGAACAACCTCAACCCAGTCTGCCCGATGAGCAATCGTCAAAGCATACCGAATGATGCCATCCTTCTCCGGAACAACCATCACATCAGAAAACCAATCTGACGTGGTAGGGTTTTCCGACCTCCTACTGTCCAAAACCACAAATGGAAGCACCTTGATGTTCCATCCCTCTCTTTGATTCCAAATTGTGAAGAGCTTTTCGATAACACGCCTATCATCAGGTTTCGTGTATCCACGAGACCAACGAGAAACTGTTGCCAGGCTGACACAGAGTGCCTGAGCCAAAACCCTTTGAGAGACAACACCTCGGCGACCCTTCGAGCCAGTAATGCTTTTGACCATCTCACCGAGCCCCTCATTCTTCAGAATCATCATCTCCCCTCGGGTAGTCTTCATCGTCCTGGTGCCCGAAAAACCTGTCGTAGACGCCCTGTATCCTGGCGATGTCTGTCAGGTGCAGCATATCCACACCATCCTCGATCTTGCCCTGGTGCCCGAGCGGGCCACCCTCAGCGACGACTCTCCCGAGCTCCACAATGAAATTGTCCGTTGGTCTGATCTCGGTACATGCCGGGTCAAGATTCTTGAGGCAGTATTCCAGCATGCTCCAGAGCACACGGCACCGATCTAGACGTTCACTGGAACACTTCTTGTTCCAGTAGAACTCGGATTGCAGCGTTGTGGCATCGTCGAGTTCTGGCGAAAACACCTCACGAAGAGTATCGATCTCTGCCTTCAGGGTATTCGCCATGTCCCAATCAGCATTCCCGTGCTCGACCCACATTCCCCACACAGCCGTGAAGAAACTCATCGTCTTCAACGGATACGCCCCCATCAGATGAGCAGCCTCGTTACTGAAGTTCGGGTGAGCAATCATGAGCCCCATTCCGAACCCAGCCTCTGACATCAACATCACCCGAATGTGATAAGGGATGCTATCGAAGAGATATTTCACTACCTGATGGATAGCCTCTTCATCATGATATAGCGGCGAAAACACACGAAAGAAAACGACTTTCGCATCGCTTACAGCATCTTCCGAGGGCTCCGGAATGTCCATCAACGATGCCGCCCACGCCTTCGACTCATCATACACACTCCCCTCTACCACCCTCTGTCTCTCCACCTTGGTGTCCATCAAACGACGACTGATATTCTCTCCAATTGTCTCAGCCTCCCTATCTGTGATGTCCCACTCCGAGAGTTCAGCCTTAATCAGACCCTTCATCTCCTGCTTCTCCATCTCTATCATCCTTTCTTGGCTGGGAGCATCCCGCGCCATCTGAGTTCATTTGCGAATTTCTTCGTGATCGCCGCCGCACTGTCATCATAAAGCCTTCTGTCTTGTGCGAGGCATGGTGGGACGAAGGCAGCATTCTGGGGCGGGAAGTGTGGAGAGATTCCTTCCTCAACTTTCCGACCCTTGGCCTCTTCACGTATCCCAACGGCGATCTTCTTCATCCTGGAAAACTCATCAACCAGAAGCCTTGTGTCAAAAACTCTGAATGCGAGCGCCTGGACGGCCTCTGTAGCCACGCCATTGTTATCGATGAGATCTTTACATGCCATATCGAGGAGCGTCTCAGAGAGCGGGTGAAGCGGCCTCTTGAACCCCTTTTCCTTCATGGTCTTCATCACCTTCAGGATGAGCTTGTCGACCTTCTCCCACGACTTGTCACGAGGAGAGTCACATGGCGGGATCGGCCTCATCTTCGAGACCTTCTCGACCAAACGCTCCAACATCGGCGTGAGCTTATCACCGATATCCGACATCAACTCTCCCGACAATCATCAACGTGAAGCCCACCACAACAAAGGCATGGCTCCGCATGAGGCAACCCGTCCCACTCGAAAACAAGCTCGAATTTGTCCAATTCATCAAAATACGTCTGTGTCCCGTCTGAATTTCTTCTTCGGAGACGAACAGTCGCGTTTCTAGGGATGATATCCGTCGGGTTCCCAGATCCAGACATTGCTTCAATTTCACCAGCCGCCTCTGACATAGAGAAAACCTCACACCGACCGACCAGATTCTTTTTTCCCATCGTCAACTCTCCTACACGATCCCACGCTGTTGAAACTCTTCGAGAAGAGTCACATACCCAACATCATCAAACGGATCATCAGGCCACCCCTGGGTTGGGTCTTCACCTCGACCTCGACACTCAGCACAGGCACCCCATTCCGGAATGTAGCCATAATAGATTCGGCACCCACACGACGGACACCATCGTCGATTTGGATGAACCTTTGGAGTCGACATCAATCGAACTCCCCAATGTGATGGCCATGCTCAGAAAGCCAGTTCCGCTGTTCTGCTGTCAATGACCCCACCTTGGTCCAATCCGAACCCCACGCCGACGAACCAGGCTCTCCGTACACACGGACCCATCCGTTGACCTGTAAAGACTCCACAGTCGACTTCAGCACATACTGAGCGTAGGCATCGTGATCTTCCGAAGAACACCCGTAAAACGTCCCATCTGGAGAAACCCACCCAGCATCAGAATCCTCTTTGATGAGTTCTGTTCCGGACCAGTCTAGCTCGTCAAAGTCATGAGCACTCACTTCTTCCAACACTTTGATCCTGCTCTGAAGAAACTGATACCCACCATGGCGATTGACGATCTTGTCCCCCTCTTTCCTCGCCCACCAAACAAACCCATACCTCTTGTCTTCGAGTTTCAGGAACGTTTCGATATGATTTCCGCCATAGTTCGATCGGATGCGGAATATCCTCTCGTTTTCCGGGCCAACCCACCCCAGCTCCTCCTGGACATCAAGATGTCTGTATTCGCGCCCGAGGTCACCTTCGATGTTCTTCTCGAACCCGACGTACAAACATTCTTTGGCCCCGAGTTCGAAAGCTCGACGAATGGTGTGCTCCACGAAGGTTCCGTGACACGGGCGAATGAAGATCGGGAGTTGTTGGCGCCCGAAACCCCACTCTGTGCAGTCCTTCATGATGACATGCTCGGTCTGAGGTCGAATATCGAGACTCGTGACAGCCCCATGAGGCATGCACCGTTGGAGCTCGCCAGCACCAGCCCCACAGTCAACGATGAGCCGCCCCTTGGCAATGGTCGTCACCTTCCCCATGAAGCTCCGGTCAATCTCCATGAAGATCATCTGAGTCTTTCTCGGGTCATCATTCCCAACGATACGCATGACTCACTCCTCCTCCAGTAGATAGATGAACGCGCCCCCTCTGATAACGCCCTCCCTTGCGTAGTCGTACTTGGCGCGAATCCTGGCGAGCTCCATCGAGATGTGAGCAACAGCAAGGTTGGTGTCTTCGGGCTCATGGTCGCAGATGGTGTGCGAATTCGCCCCATCGGGCTCATCTCCCTCACCACACCATCGCCATCGAACGTCGCCACTTCGCGCCTTACCATTGGCGTCAGTCATTTGACAGACCCCAACCACCACACGCTCATAGACCCTGTCGATCTTACAGTCGTAATTGAAACGAGCCACCACGAAAACGGCCCTCTTGCTCCAGTCCTGGTGAACTCTCTCCACGCCCACGACGACAGCTTTCGGCCCGATAGCCTCATACTTCATGTTGATTCCGTTCATGACTCATCCCCATTCGGCTCCCACCGACATTCCAGGCCCGTCCCGATTTCCGAACAATCGGAGCAGTCATCATGACCGTTGTTTCCGTCGTCTTTCCGGCAGATATCGCAGCCATGATACCCCTCGATATCGCCACAGAAACACTTCTTTGGAGCGCATGCCTTCGGGTCCATATAGGTCCCATCGACGACGTACCTCAGAGCCAGCAACTCAGACGCCTCAGAGATAACGTGAGCAGCATCCTGAACAGCAGAATGAGCGTGAGAGATGACCTCCTTGATATCCTCCTCTTCGTACAACTCCTTCACAGACTTCGCCTGGTCGAGCAGGCGTCTCGTTGACCTCTTCAACTCTGCCTTGATAACGTTCAATGCATCCAATTCTTTTGGCGTATCCATAGCTCACCTCACGCTGCCACAGCAGCTTGTTCCTGACTCAAGAGGTCTTCTTCAGCGTTGATGCACGACGCCCTTGACTCTGGGTCCAAATCGACGTTGGACCCGTCGTGCTTGAAGAGTTCCACAAGAGCAGCAGGCAAGCTGTAAGAGATCCTTGACTGCCAGATCCACTGATCGTTGTCATCGATCTCGACAGCGAGCCAACAAGGGCCATGGGGAAGCTTGACGAGGTATCCCACCTCTTCGAGGTAGCGATTCGTCTCGCCCGTTCTCGGGTCGTACTCGACCACTGGACGGGTGACACAGACATTACGTCCGCCCATCCAGAAGAACTGAAGAAAAGGGAAAATGGTGCGGATGACGTTGACGAAACTGGACATTGGTACCTCCACCTTTCACCAATCATCTTATGGCATGGTTTCAGATTGTCAAGCGGTACGCTCAGATTTCGTCAAAGTTTCTTTGGTGGGATCACAAACCCCTGCTCTCATCGCTGAGAAAGCCAGCCACTGCCTCATTGGCGACATTCTCAGCGTATGCGCTGAGCTGACTCTCTCTGTTGGTATTCATCTCCATAGACACAAGATATGACACCACACTGGCGGCTCTCCACCGTTTGTTCACCCCCTGAGAGATGGACACCTCAATGTGGATGTCCTGGTCCGGCGAAAAGTTCACTGCTTTAGAGAGTGTTCTCCAACGCTCCCTCCACCGGTCAGCAAGCTTGTCCGCCTCGATGAGATTCCGCTGGAGGGTGTTGAGCTTGCTTCTCGCCTCACGAAGCTCTTCCAAGTACGCGACAGCTATCCACGCCCTATCAGCCTTTTCGGCACTCTCCTCGCTGGCGTGAGCGCCCCTTTCGGACGCCTTGGCCATCGACTTGAAATACTCAATCACCCCCATCAAGGTTCTCGGCGTCTTCTCCTCGATCATCTTCTTCTCCTGACCACGGGGGCTCACCCCGCTTAATGAAATCCCACTCCTCATCCGTCGGATCTCGATACATCCCGATCGCCTCGATAGTGAACTCCTCACCGTCAACATCGAAGTATTCATTCTTGACAATGAGAAACTCACCTTCCCAGATCGAGACACCCACCGGACAATCAAAGTCCTGGTCAAGTCGAAGACCCTCAACAGTCGTTCCACGTCCGCATTGATGGATCTCGCGTGTGATGCTCTCGCCCCGATACCAGAGAACGATTCCGTCGAGCTCACCATTACCCATGGCGACCACCGCCACAGAATCACCCTTCCTCGGGACATCAATCTTCTCGAAGAGTCGCCTCGCCATCAATCGCCTCGATCTTCCTCAAACATAGCTTGCAGATTGCTCCATCACGAGTTCTTACCATCGAGAGAAGAAATCCAGAGATCATCCTCTCCAATGGTCTCGAAACGATCACGCCTTCAGGAATCCTGGAATACTCAGCCGCCGCCTCAGGCACCGTCACTCCACACAGTGTCGTATACCCTCCACAGTCGGACGGAGAGACAGTGTCTGCGCCCACAACACCATGAGCAGCAGACCACCCTCTCTTCGTCCTCCATGAAACGAAATCGTACCCCAGCTCCTCAGCAAACGAAGTCAATGAGTGACCATCTTGACGAGCTCATCATCTGACCACTCGGCGTCGAAATTCATGTCACAGAGCGCCTCGATGATGTCCTTGAGTCTCGTTTTCTTGTCGACCGGAATCTCGAAGACACGATTCCGATAACACATATCGACATCGCCGACCTTTTTCGTGCTGACCCACGCGTGAGGGCCAACATGAATATAGAGCTTGCCGTCGATGAGATCCGCACCACGATACCGAGTGTTGAACTCATCCACCCGCTTGTTGTGGCGCTCATTCATGGCTTTTTCTGCCCAGAGAAACATCTTCTTCTCCCACCCCTCGGCGAGCAGATGCTGAGGGACCCCGATCAAGACATCGAGCCACGCGTTGGTGACCCTACACCTCCCCTGACCACCGATCTCTCTCACCATCCACGGGTCATCGCGGTCGTTCCCTGTTCCGCCATCGAATCGAGAGATCGACCACCAATCATCGAAGAACATCCCGCCACCAAGCTTCACAACCGAACCAACAGGCGGAAGAACTTGGTCATCCCAGCAACCCCTGATCCTCAGCCACTGGGGAACGACCTTGAGATTTCTGGTTACACTCACATGCCGCGTCCCGAGGATGGTCTCCGCACTCGCGTATCTCAACTGCTCGTACTTGTACATATCGAGCCAGAGGATGATGTTCTGAAGGATCTGAGACCGCACAATGGCCAGCTTCAGGCGCCTTTCAGCACTGCCCTTTCGCGCCATGACTCACGTCCTCTTCTCGGGTTCCTGTCTCGGCCTTGCCATGGCTTCGAGGAAGTCCATGAGCTGCCCACCCTTTCCCTCTTCCCGGAGCTTCAGCGCCTTGAGAGGGACCCAGTAGTCTTTCTTGCCCTTCTTCCCCCGACGACACCTGGCTTGGTCGTCCTTGATCTCATGAATGAAACCATAGACCTGATGCATGATGAGCTGTCGACCGCGACCCCCACGATGAACCCATCCGACCTCATCACCGACTTTGAACTCAGTCATGACTCACCCATCGGGACCATCATGAAGAGATTGTGCGCCTCAGCCTCTAGAGCTACCCACGCCTCCAGGTTGTTGTCACGGACAGCGCTGTACTTCTCGGGACACACACGCCCGAGCACCTTGCCCCACGGGACACTGGAGAGCTTCGACGGATCGTAGCTGAGCATCTCTTTGATGGCAGCCTCGGTGATCATGAATGCCCCATCGATCATCTGGCCCTGAAGTCTCCCACACTCGGAGAGCTCCACGACCTGTTTTCCGGTCATCCGAAGTCTTTTCGCCGCCTCCACCCAGTCATAGACTGTGGTCCAATCAGACGGCTCGAACTCGACGTCCACTCGTGTGACTCTCGTCAACTCCTCAAAGAGAGATGTCTCTCTTCTAATGGCCGTCAGAAACTTCTCCCAATACTGATCCTCTGTCATCTCCATCACAGCTCACTCCTTCTCGTCGTCTCCAATTGGACGCCAGTTCGACATCCGAGGCCTGTTGCATGTTCGACAGTATCCGGAATAGCCCTGCTCGACCCGCTCACCCCGATCTGTCTTTATGGAATTCCCACACTCGGAACACACCCCCTTCGGAACGATGATATCGGGCTCGATGCCAGCGAACTCGAAAAGCTTGTTGAGCTCCTCCGGGGACACCTGTGGAAGTCCCATCGAGACGAAATCCCATCTCCCATCGCCTCGATAGCATGGGTATCCATCCTGACTGTCCCAACGCATCCTCTTGAGGATCGTTCCGACGAGTTCTTTCGCCTCATCCGTTTTCATCGAAATCTTCCTCCTGCCCAAGCTCATAAAGCATCTGAACAAAAACCTTCCGAGGAACCGCGATCCAGTCCTGTTCAGCAGTCTCCACCGGGCGCCCGAGCTTTCGCCACATCTTCGAGGCTAAATCATCGAGCACACTCTTTCTGAATCTGATCGCAAGAAATGGATGCTTGACGAGATCGGCAGCCTCACTCGTGATCTTGTTGAGCCACTCAGCTTTGATGCTGAGACTCTTCCCCTCAGTGGTCTTGCACTCGCCGTGGAACGAAAACGTAGCAGCATCAACATTTGCCACATCTCCCTTGGCGTCGTATCGGCTCCCTGAACCCTTCTGTCGCCGACCACCCAGAGTCTTGGCTGTGGACTCCTCGTGGCGTCTGGGAGCCTCGTGGTTGGTCCTACGCCTATCAGCGTCGGGTCTCGTGAACCTCGACCCGATCGAAGGCCTCTTCTCGTCCCTCACTAGATCCCACCCTTGATGAGCTCGATCAGTGCCCCCATCTCTCTCTGCCTGTCGATGAGGTCTCCGACTCTTCTGTTGGCAACGATCAGAACCTCACGAAGCCTCAACACCTCATCCATCAAGGCGTATTCGATCAACTCCTGGCTGTCGTATTCAACACCGAGGTAGTTTCCGATCTCCACAGCCCAAAACGGAGCTGTCCCATTGGGCCATGTTCCTTTTGCTCGCAGATGGATGACGTCGTTCACATCAATTGTGTGACGAAACTTCATCACGGGGTATCCTTTTCGATACAAGTCTCGAAGGATCTCTGTCCTGCTGGTTACCGTTTCAGTCATGATGTCATAATATAACCTGAATAGGCTCTGTCAATCAATCAACACACACTTTCGTCCAGGTTGTATAATCGAATCATGAGAGACGTCATAGAGAAGGCCGTCAGACTATTGAGGCAGGGTCACAACAGGGAGGCGCTCAGGGCTCTTGAGAGAGCTCTGGACATCACAGAGACGGCGACACCCATCCCAGCCCCCATCGAGAAGGCATGCCGCCCAAGTTTCTTTGTCGAGAAAGATGGGAATGGAGGACACCTGTGTATTGACGACACAGGATGGCACATCGAGCCGTCAGCGCTTAAGGGTCTTCCGAGCCCTCACGATGAACGGTTTGATGAACAGGTAAAGGAGGTTCTTGACCGAGGAATCGCTACCGGTCTCATTCGCCGCCTCTAACCTCCAAAGACGAGCTCTCGTCAGTATCTCAAACGAAGAGACACTGAAAGCGACGAACAAGACAAAAGTAAAGCCCGCATTGACCCACGATGGCTCGTACAACTGATTCTGAGGGACAAGCAAAAGTGCCTGCATACACACATTAAACGCAGCCAGAAACACAAGCACCTGTAGACCAATAAACTTCAGAAATAACCACCTCATGATTCGTCCTCCCCTCTATTGTTTTGGCGCCATTGACTGCATGTCTTCCAAAAAGGGAGTGGCTCCCACCCCGTCCCTCCGTAAACACAGTCAATGTACTCCCTGTATCGGCAAGTGAAACATGTCTCGTTTCGACGCCTCCGGACGATTGCTGTGATCACGACGTACAGTATTGCCGAAATGGACACGATAATCACCGGAGCGAACATGCACCAGATCACAATGTCTTTCATCTCCATGGCCATCACCTCGCTTGTGCGAGCTCCTTTAGAATAGCTGTTCTAACGAGTGGGGCCAGGTCAGGATCATTCGTCACAGCCATCTTGAGAGCTGCCTGACTTGCGAACCTCTCACCGGCGATCTCGTACTTCCCGCCGTCCTTCGGCTTCGCATCCTTGTGTTCTTTGACAAGATATTTCATCGCGTTTTTGAAGATGAAATCGTCCTCCATAACAGTACCGGCTGGAACGTTGTCCGTTGATCTCATCGTTTGAGCGAATATCCCCTCAAACCCTCTTGTCGGGGCTGTCCTGTTTTTCGTGATCTTGAAATGGATCGTCTCCTTCACCGGGAAGATATTCTTCTCTTCCTTCGACCCATACGCCTCCGTGACAGCCTCGACCTTCGACGACAGGAATTTGACCTCTGCATGAATAGCAAAATCCTGCCCCTTCCCTCCAGGTTTCGTGCTCGGATCACCGAACATGACACCGATCTTCAATCTTGCTTGGTTCACCCAAATCATCGATGTCATGATGCCCTTATTCTTGTTCCGGGCACCCATGGAGACCCATCCGCGAATCCCCTTGTTGACCAGTCTCGCCTGAAGACCTTGCTGCCACTTCTCGGCACCTTCTTCGATCTCTGTCCTTGGCGTGAAGTGAGCCAACGAATCCACGATGACGATGTCGAACATACCCGACTCCATGATGAGCTGGATGATGTCCGACGCCTCTTCACCGTTCTCTGGTCGAACATAATAGAGACGCCGATCATCAACACCAACTTCACCAGCCCAGACAGGATCATAGGCATCCTCAGGGTCGATCCACGCCGCAATGAACTCCTCGTATGAGTTTTCGTTGAGCTCATCTTTCCACTTCTCGACTCGTATTTTGTAGTCCTTGGCACTCTCCGAGAACTTCCCCTTGCTGTCCTTCTTTCGTTCCGGAAGAATGACAGGAAGAACGGTCTTCCCCTCTTTCACACAATCACAGAACGCCTCAGCATGCCACCTGGCGTCCGAATCTTCTTCGAGCTGCTCAGGTGTCGGAGGAATCACCTCAAGGTTCTGTGCGGGTCTCAGGCACCTCCGACACAGGTTCTGATTCTTGGCAACGATTCGAGCCGCAGTCGTGGACTTACCGCCGGACTTTTCGCCCCACAGCATGATGTTCCGACCATGAGGGAACCCACCACCAAGGCCAGCATCCAGAACAATCGATCCTGTCGTGAGCCTCAGGTCTCGTGTTCTGTTCGTTCCAGCGTTGAAATTCTTTTTGATGAGCTTGCTTGCCCCGATAGCCCGATCACCCATGAACGCACCTCACCTCTCTGGCATCGTCACAGATGCCCCTCAGTGACATTGATTGACATCAAAATCAGTAGCTGGGATCTTTCTTCTTGTTCGAGGCGTACTCTCGAACTCCAGCGACCTCGTCCTCGATGCGTTTCTCGACGAAATTCGACGCCCAATCGTCAGCCGCTTCGACATCTTCTGGGTAACACGGGACCTCGATCGAAACATCGACACGAGCGCTCTCGTAGTCACCGATGTTCAGAGTCAGACCGTATCCACGCCTAACCCTGGCAACGGGACCATCGAACACAGCGACAGCAACAACCTCATCACTGTGGACTTCTCGGCCCGTCCCCTTTCTGTACACGTACCTATTGTCGATTCGTGCTACCGTTGCTTCTTCGTGAGGTCCATTCTCCTTCGACATAATCTTCTCCTCCTGAACAGGCAATCAATTGCCCACCTCATCCAGTTGAAAGAATCCCTTCATCAGGGAGTGGCTTGAATTCAGACCGTTCGAGAGCTTCTTCAATGTCACCCTCAAACCCAATGGGGACTCCGAGCTCTTTCCAGGACAACCTGATCGCCTCTTTCATCCCCTCATCGACAGGATAAAGGCGCCTCTTGTTACCCACAGCTCGCCTCACAGCCTCCATCATCTCAAACGTGTAGTACCGATACCTTCGAGTCCCCTGGACGTATGGCGTCCTTGGAATCAGTCCAGTCTGCTCCCACTGGTTCAGCGTCTGGATAGACCGATCAACGATGAAAGAGAACGCTCCGATCGAAAACATCGCGACCTCGTTCCCATCCTTCAGCCTAAAGAATTTCGGCCTCTGGCTTCTCGGGACACGAACCATCGCGTTGGTAACATCCACGTTCACATCAGACACGCCGAGATTGTCCCAAGCATCCTTGATCTCTTTGATCATGGACTCGTCGACAGGGAACAACCTACGCTTGTCCCCGACGGCACGCTTGACGACCTCCATCATCTCACGAGTATAGAACCTGAACTTCCGCTCCCCATAGACGTATGGGGTATTCGGAATGATGCCGCTGGAGATCCAGTGATTCAACGTCTGGACAGATCGCCCCACGAACGCCGCGAAATCACCGATCGGATACAGAGTGACCTCTTCCCCATTGTCAAGAGTAAGAGTCCGGAGCTGCTGGTTCCTCGGGACACGAGCTGTTACGACATCCCGTTGCCTCTCCCGATAATTAGCAGATCTCCTCAAGACTTTGTCCCTGTACTCTGGATCGTTGTCGTATCGCTCTTTTCGACGTTTCGCCACGTCACCCTTATTCTTTTCATACCAATTCTTGAAGTAGTCTCCAGGCATACCTCCTCCTAAACAATACAAATATCAGACCATCACATGGGATTGTCAAGGGTTAGAGCGTTTTGGAGGCGATTCTATGCCCCCACGAGCGAACTCTTTTCCAGGGACGTATGAAACATCCCTTGGGCAATGCTTCTCAAACACAGTGAACATCTCATCAACCGCCTTAACAATCTCTCCAGTCGCCACCTCGCCAGCTCTAGCAACCTCTTCCATCCTCCTCGTCAGAACACGCCTGATGTCGAGCCTGAGAATCATATCCTCGTACTTGTTACCCTTTCGAGACCTTGAACTCATTGCTCCAATAGTACCTTTCTCGCCACGCCACTCTTCGAGAAGAGATCGGGACGCCAATGTCTACGATGTCAAAAATAATCGGGACACCCTTGCCCTTACACTTCCCAGCTTTCCATGGACAATAGTGCTCACACTTCCCAGGGTCTTTTGGATCTGGCAAGCAATGGCGCCGACCTCTACCAACAGACTGTTCAACATCAGATGTCGGGGTGGCGAATCCAACCACATCGATCGGAGGGATATCGGTTCCCTCACTCACCATCTGGAATGACGCAAAAACAACCCTCGCCCGCTCTGCCTCATAAAGCTCCTCATCAGTAAGAGCTCGCTTCTTTTCCTCAGACTTCTGTTTGATCTTAAAGTACGACGCCAGCTTGTAGAGAGCATCGTTCGAGAGATCTTCAAGGATGATTCTCCTAAAACCATCCTCGCTGTGATTGAACTTGTCATTCTCGCACTCAAGAAACTTTTGCGGGAATCCCTCCAGGATCTCCGCTGGCAACGACACCTCATGGACCTTCTCTTTGGGGTGGTCACCCTCTTCATCAATCGGGAGATATCCGGCCTCATCCACAGCGAGACGATGATAGATAGACCCTGAATTCCCTTTCCGACGGCTCAAGCTCTTGTAGATAGCGTCAATGGCCATCTCCCTGCCGCCATCTTCCATAGGCCAATCACCCTTCCTGAGGCGTGCTGTCTTCACACCGGTAAACCACTCCCCCACATAGAATCCAGTCGTGATACCAGCCGATGACAAGTCCTTGTCATTCCTCACAGCCGCCATCAGGTCCGATTCCAGGCTCCTCAGGTGTTCGAGCCGCTCTGATAGAATCAAAATCTTCCGTCCAGATGATGCCTTCAGAGCCTTCTTCGTCTCCTCGATGATCTTCCAGTTCCGAGCCGTCAGCTTCGACAGCATCGTGATCGACACAGCGTCATTCATGTCTCTCATGAGTGGTGGAGGCGCCGATACAGGCTTCGGAACCATGACCATCCGAATATACGGTTTCGGCATCTCTGTGAGCGCCTTGACAATGATCTTGCCAATATGCCACCAGAACACACGATCAGCTCCATCTTTCCGTCTCGGAGTCGCCGTCAACCCAAGACGAATCGCCGCCGCAAACATCTCTGGAGCCACAGACCACGATGGAGCACCCACGCGGTGACACTCATCTAGAACCAAAACTCCAGGTCTCTCATATAGCGCCCTCGGGTATCTGTTCCCATCTTCGAGAGCCAAGGACTCCACCATCGCGACAATAATGTCCTTGTCCTCGAAATCACACACCGGACCTCGAACCTGCCCGATCTTGGCGCCTGGGAAGAACTTCTTCGCCCGAGAAATCCACTGTTTGAAGAGGAGCTCTTTGTGGACCAAAATGATCGCTGGCATCGCCATTCTGTGTATGAACGCAAGGCCAGTCACAGTCTTTCCAAACCCAGTCCCAGCTTGGAAGATACCCCCAAGAGAAAGTCCCAAATCCCTGTTGGAGTGGCCCTCCAGGCTCATAATCGGGCTGTAGTGCTCGACGAGTTTGTCAACGATCTCCCCCTGCTCCTTGTATGGACCCTCGTGACGGATAGTTGATTCATACTCTCTCTTCTCACCAAACGTGAGGTCCCACTCGTACTCGTAGTCCCCTTTCGCCGTCTGGAACCAGAAATCTCTCGGAACTCCGAATTCTATCTCTGTCTCTGACCACGCCTTGATCGGGGTTGGCTTCACGTCGTCATCACCGAAATTCCCCATCTTCTTCGGGACAATGAGAAGCTTCTCACGAAGATGCTCGAAGACTCTCGGGTCCATCTCAGCCTTCGGAAGCCACACGAGCCCATCAACTCTGATCTTCATTCAGAACCCCACAACAAGTCAGTAGCTCCAAGGAAAGGCCCATACTTTCCACGCCCAATCAATGATTTTGGCATGAGAGATATCGTTCCAACATTTGCATGTGCAACAGGAACAATAAATCGACCCTTTATCTTGTCATCTTCAACACACAATAGATCATAAAAGTCACAATCTTTCCCATACTTTATGCTTCCAAACTGATACCATCCAGTTTTGTTCAATATCGACGACTTCACATCAACTCTTTTCCCATTTACCAACAAATCAAACGGAGCCTTTGTTGACTGCTCTTCAACATTCATACCTAAAGCACGAAAAAATACAGATTCACTCCTCTCCCATTTCTGACCCCTGTGTGTCTCAGAGCCCTTCTGTCCAAGCGAAAGTCTCTTGGCCCAACACCGAAAACCACCTCTTTTCGAGATCACACACGCCAAATCATTTCTACCAGCATTTCGCAGCTCCCCTACGGAAGGCATTCTTCCGAACTCCTCACAAAAAGGTTGGAGTTCGGAAGTAATACGCTCCTCAGTCCATGGAGCACCGCCCCCCTTTGTCTCCAACCCAAGTTTCTTTGCCCAAGCATAAAAACCTCCGGTATTCGACACAGCAAACCCAAGACCACTTAGCCCAGCAGCCTTTAGCTCGTCGTTTGACGGGAGCCTTCCATCAGACGAAAGTTTTAGAAGAGCGTCACCAATTGCTTCATCTGTCCATTTTTTCATTCACCAAACGTACATGATGAAGCAATCAGTGTCCAATAGAAATCTCTAATACGGAATGTCCTCATCGAGCGCATTGTCATCGGAGCTGTTGTCTTCCTGGCCAGAACCGCTCCCACCGCTCGAAGAGCTCGAAGGACCACCGAGGAGAGTGAGGAGGTCCGCATTGCTTCGAGGCTTGATGATTTCCTCGAAGTTGTAGGGCTCGATCGGGTTGTACTTCAGGAATTTCTCCAGGGTCATGTGCTTCTTCTCGTCGTCGATCCGCTCGTTGACCCTCTTGATGTGATCCGGGAGTTGAGCCTTGACCCATGCGACCACGGCGTCTGGCTCGATGACCTCCACGACCGTGATGTCGTCACCCACACGCTCCGTCTGCTTCCCTGAGCGGTAGCAGTCGATGACGAGCCCGCGAAGGTGCCCATGCTGCTCCTTCAGTCTCTTGAGCTTCTTGAGGGTCCCCGGTCTGTCCTTCCCACCGAGTTTCGGCTCGAAGATCTTCCGACTGAAGCACCAGAGCCTGCCGTCCTTCCCCTCATTCGGCGTGAGCGTGATGATGGTGTGGAGCCCGACGAAATATGGCCGCTTGTCCGGGAATCTGTCACAGACGGCACACACGTTCTCCATGCGATTGTTCCGCTTGCACGGCTCGTAATTGTCCCACGAACCGTTGGCCTGGAACTTGTGCTCCCAGAACATCATAGGGTCGTCATCGAGAATGATGACACGCTCGGTCTGGTCGACGTTGACCCAGAACCTGGACGGCCCCTTTGAAGGGACATCATCGTAGGCGTGATCCGTCGCTTCGTACCCAGTTTTGAACCAGCTCACTGTCTTCACCTCCGTACTCAATGAGTACACTTTCCAGTGCTTTCTCGCACCCTGTTATCCGACAATATTAACACATAGTAGGCAACTGTCAAGCTGCAACATCAAAAGGTGGCGGACCCAAGAGGTCCAACAAACCATCGGCCCCCATCCCCCCAGGATCTTTACCTTCTTTCGGTATCCTTGCCATCACTGGGATACGCCATGCGATCTTTGCCCTGATCTCCTCAGCCATCTTTCGACCAGCAGCATCACCATCCGGCACGACAAGTACCTTGTTGTAGTAAGCGATCAACTTCTCGATCTGGCTGTCACCAGGTGCGGACCCGAGCAGAGCAACCACAGGGCGATACCCGAACTGCCAAAGAATCAAAGCGTCCAGGTGTCCCTCTACGACATACACGAGAGAATCACCATCCTGAACACGATTCTCCCCGAACAGGTGAAGGTTTCGCTTGAACCCGTCGTTGTGAAGATACTTTGGCGTTGACGGCTTCTTACAGCCCGCACAACGCTCTTCATCACCGGTAGGCTCTCCACACCTGGAACACGCCAGCACGCCGTCAGGCTCCAGATGACGACACTCCACACACCGATTCTCTCTGGTTGTCTTGGATGACCCACACCACTGGCAGGCGTAGCGACGTCCAGACACCGCCACAAGGCGTCCAGAGCGGTCCCTCATCGGGATCAGAAGTCTCCTCATCCTTTTGTCGTGGCCGAGCTCCCACGCCTTGCACGTCTCGATTGTGAGCCCACGATCCAAAGCATACCTCGGGATGCTCCCAATAAATGGCTCATAGTGAGACCATGGGATCGACAGGACTTCCTCGGCCTCCCGAATGGCTTCTTTATTGTGCCAGGCAATATCCTCGTCTGTCCCCCCCGCATCTTTGATCTGTCGCTCGATCTTCTTCTTCTCAATCTCTTCGTGGGTGATCTTCAGGACACGCTTTCTGGCCTGATGGATGGTCGCATCCACCCCTTTTGGAACCTGCTCAGACTCGCCATCGAGATACTCAATGAACGGAAACAGGTCCGCCCCTGTCTTCGACATGTAGAGGAGGACAAGGTCTCGAAGAGGGCCGCTCTCGTGACATGTCCGGCATGCATAGATCGGGTCTCCGCTCCCCCCCTCAAGAATGACCATCGATGGTCGGCTGTCTCGACCCTTCGCATGTGTCCATTGAGCGAGAAGGCAGTTACACCTGACCTTCATGTTATCCTTGGTCGACACCTCCCGAGCCCCAAGAGCTCGCACGATCGACTCCACCTTGTAGACATTCATTTCGATCGCCAGAAAGGATGAGGACCCACAGTGTAATATGGATTGCTGAATTGACGATGTACCCTGTGTTCTTTTTCGAGCTGTCGAAGGGCCTTTTTGACAAAGTAAAGTGTTGGCCTCCCCCATGTCTTCGGACGGCTCAGCCTCTCCACGATCATCTGTGGATAGTTGACCCCATGAGAGACGCTCTCGAACACTTCTTCCTTGAATGTCTTGAAAAGCTCTTCATCGCCGAGAGGGCTATCAGTCTTGAACCCCATCGAACAAACCTCCCTGCCTTGGCGCCGATTTGAGCTTCCGCCTGAGCTCAACGTTCTCTTTTTTGAGGCGCTTGATCTCGCAGTCCTTACAGAACCCCTTCGGACCAACGATATCTACCTCCCAAACGAGCGCCCCACAATCCTGGCAATTCCTGGTATCCATCAACAGAAGTACTGGCCAAGAGAGTTTTTGTGGTTCTCCACCCCCTGGATGATTTCCAGGAACTCTGCGCCGGTGAAGACCTCGCCGTACTCACTCTCGATAATATTGACCCCAAAGAACGCCTCACAGAGCAACTCGACGTTCGACCGGTGGATTGCCCAAGCAAACATCTTCGAGCTTCTCAGACCAACATGACATTGAGGCGCATCATCATGCCTCATGGTCCGAACCGCTGGGCACCCATGTGACACCTCGACGAAAGCCTCTTCCCAGCTATCGACCGAAATGTTCGTTTTCTGGCAAATGTGACGAATGAGGTAGAAATTCTTGCTCATGGATGGATAGTAATCATACGGTTACGCTCTGTCAACGAGCTATCCCGTCATCACCCCATCTGCCCTGAGCTGACTCTCCTCGACGTCCCACCACGGGGTAAAGTCTTCGAGGATCGCGTCGATCTGGTCCATAGAGAAGACACGGACATTCAATGGCTTGTGGTATTCAGGGACCTTGAATCTGTGCTCATCGCCGAGCCTCGAACCAAGCCGCCTGTTGTACAGGACATCATCACCGAGTTTCACGGGAATTCGTGGGAAGTATCGACGCTTCTCTCCTTCCCTGACGAATGGCCGACCACCGCCGATGGCCACTACGCGACCATACCTACAATCATTCAGCCTGTAGCGACCGAACTGAGTGTCTTCTTTGGCGCCAACCATCATCTCATTCCCGAGGATGATTCCACCTTCTGTCCGGTCAGGCTGTCCATATTCGACCACATAGACGAACGCATTCATCGGTGTGATCGGAAATCCTTCAACCTTCTGACTCTCTATCAACTCTTCTCTCACTCTCCTTCTCCTTCCTCGAAAAGTGGAATCGTCTTTTTGTCATCTGTTCCACGGGCATCATCGACAAGCTCTCGCCAATCGACATCAACCCCACACGCTCGACACTTCAAAACAGGAATGTGGTTATCTCCAGCCCCCATCTCTCCCCGGAACTTGTCGAGTTCATCCGCATGACCACACTCTCTGCACGTTATGGTCGTGACATATGTCCTGAGGAGAGCCCATGCCATCTCGCCGAGGTAGTCATCAAGGCCTCGGATCTTTCCTGCGAACACCCCAGCATCAGGGGATGGAACACGAGCCCCTGTAGGATGCTCTGCGTTTTGTCGCTGCACGAGCTCTTCGAGGTCCATGCTCACAGAAACATTCGGGATCTCGCCCGATAGATGGTCTATCAACTCATTACCATCCATACCTTCAGCAATTTCTTTGACAGCATCACGAGACGACGCCATCACAGTCCAAGACACAGTGAACGTCCACTGAACCTCAAAAGACCTCTGTGGATCGACCTTTTCATCCCTCAGGAACTCGATCGCTTCCCTCTTGAACCTCTTCCTATCCTCTTCCGAGACCGTCATCTCCCGTACCTCCTGTTGGCCCCTGAATTACGCTGAAAGGTCCGCCCTGGCGTTCTCCGCATCCGCCAGAATATCAGCCTCCTCCTCCGTCAGCGCCTCCCTTGATGCTTCCCTGACCTCAGATCGAATCTCCCTCGCCTTATCAAAGATGTCTACATGGGTTTTCCCTTTGAACGGACCCTTGTATTTCATATCGAGAGACACCTTCAGAACAAACGTCGCGAACAAGCATATGATCTCATTGGCCACATACGAGACAACACTGATGAACCCACCAAAAACGACAATCTCTCCAATAGTCCCTGAATGAAAGTACACCCAAATGGCTCCAACCCACACCCCAGTACACATCGAGCACGAGATGAGCTCACCAAGCCACCTGAGCGGGTTGTACTTCTTCTCAAAAGACTTCAGAAACTTCCTGAGCCCATTAAAAATCTTTCCAGTCGAGACAACGATCGTCACGCCCACAAGCCCAACAATCTCAAACGCTGAAATCTCCATTTTCTCCGTCTCCTAGTATGCTTCTACTAAAAAATGACGTCATCGAAATTTTCGTCTGCGAACTCCGATGTCTCAACCTGTGTTCCAATCTCACTGAAATCCATCGTCTCCATATCCCACTTGACGACAATCGAACTGATCTGCGCCTGTCGACGGGCCTTCAATGGCACATAAAGCATCTGCTTATCGAGCTTCATGTCCACATCCTGGAACATGGCGAATAGATTCTGAAAGTCCCAAAGCATGGTGTCTGACATCGCCAGAGCATTTTCGAGGCCACCTGTTCCGTGACCCTTCTTGATGGACTTTTTTGACCCCTTCTTGACATCGCCATCTCTGGAGAGCTGTGAGATAGCAACGAACGGGATATCACACCGCCGATTGAATCCTCTCATCCAGTCAATGGTGTCCAAGATTCGATCGTATCGACCACCCTTCGATCCGGGACCAGACTTCACACCACCGCTCGCCACCTTCAACATGTAAAGACTATCGATCCCAAGGATGTCGGGCTCGACCGCATCCACAGCCTCTTCGATGTAGCTCGGACTCAGACGTTCCTCATCATCGAGAATGAAATAATTCTGAGCCGTCTCTCTAAGATTTGTTACCGTCTCGTAATACTTCGGCTCTACGAAGTTTCCGAGAGACGCCGAAACTACGTGCCCAAAATTCAGCCGACCCCTCATCGCGATCTGCCGCTCGGCGAGCTCCCCGCGAGTCATCTCTGGAGACACAACAAGGACCCGCTTTTTCTGCTCAAAGTAAGCATGATCCATGATATTGATAAGAGTGAACGTCTTACCAGTCGATGGCCGAGCAACAAATCCTGTGATTGTCTTCGGCCACATCCCCATGGTGACATTCGTCATCGTCTCCCACGGGAACGCAATCCCTATTTCACCCCGCTTCGTCCGCTCGTACACATCGACAGCATCATCTACAGCTTCAGCAAGGGTGTGAATCCTCACCCGTTTGATGCTCGACTTCTGAAGATGAGCAGCAAGCTTTGAGACCTCCTCTTCCGCCTCCTTCTGCTCACCCTTCTCCAGATGCTCTGAACTTTTGCTGAGCCCATACCTGAGCGCCCTGAACCTCGACCTCTCGAAGAGTTCATCGAGCACATACGTGATCGACACACCGTCTTCCACAGGTTCGAGTTTCTTCCCTGTCTTGTCCTGGATCACAGATGACGGAGGAACCGTCTCGTGTTCAGCAATGTGCTTTAAGATAAACCGGAAAGCAGCTTTCGACGGAGGAAGTAAGATATCATCACAGAGTCCTGCTTCCCGCGCCTTCACAAAGCTTTTGTCGTCCCTGGTAGCCAACCATAGGACAGCATTGTCCAAATCCATAGGACAACCTCTCAGCCTCGAATCGAGGCCAACCTACCTTGGTGTTATCCGACAGCCATTCGAGAAGCCATGGCTTCAGCGGCGCCATTCCTAAGGTTCTCTCCCACGAACTTCAATGGGAGAAGTGTCTCCTTCATGACCTCCATCATCGATGGAATGTAGACACTCATCAGTGAAGCCGCACCCTTCTTCGACGACGAAAGTGGAAGATTCGTCGTGATGATCGTCGTCCTCTTGGAAGCGGACCTCTCACGGATCAGATTCTCGAAGAGCCTCTCCGTGAACCCAGTCTCCCCAGGGTGCTCTTTCCCGAGGTCATCAAGGATCAGAACATCAACGGCTCGGGCTCTATCATCAATGCTCTGGTCCTCATCGAACATCGTTCTGTTGAGGACCGCTTGCCTGAGACTCTCAGCAGTGGTGAAGAACACAGACGCACCACGGCGCCGAGCTTCCATCCCGATCAGAGCAGCCACTGATGTCTTTCCAACACCATTGTTGCCCCAGAACAGAAGCCCCTCTCCTCTATCGAGGTTGCCGTCGAGGTCCTTGAGGTATGCCGCGACATGATCCCTGATCCCTTCCGAGATCTGATCGAGACGAACATTCCAGAACCGTCGAGGGAGATTCATTCTTTCAACATGAGCCTGCGTGAGGCGCATCCTATGTCCGACGATTCTCATCACCATCACCGTCCTATCCCTGAGAGCTCAGAACAGGTTCTTCACCCCCAACCGACCGTCGGCGCGTCCTGCGCCGCCTCGTCGTCGTATTCACCTCTCAGGACCCGCTCCCTCTTCGAGGTCGGAATCCTCACCACACCGTCAATCTCAGCTTTCAGACGCTCTCGCAAGCTCCAGCACAGCTTCATCGGCGGGAGTTCATCTCGACGCTCCTGAGCAGATGTCCTGCGTTTCTTCCAGGTCTTGATAAAGTGCCTGACAATCTCTGCTGCCTCATCGAACCCTTCTTCTGACACAAGTTTCTTTGCCAGAGAATATTCAGCCCCTCCCCACCTTGGGGTGGTACCGAATTCAGCCTTCATTTCTGACGACCATTCCCTGAACAGTGCCCTCGCAGGATTCTCCCGCTGGAGCCGCTTTGATCTTACTTCCCTGCTCGCCCTGTTTTTTGCCATCCTGGCTTCCAAGGCAGCCCTCATTCCTTGTGCTCGATCCGGCATTATCGATATATTAGCCCATCAGGACCGATTGTCAATCAGTCCGGAGGCAATACCTCCTCAACATCGTTCGGTTCAACAGCCTCAAGCACTCCATGTCTACGAATCTCAATTCTGTAGTAGACAGAGAGCCAATTCTTTCCATACCTCGATTGAACATTGGGTCGAAATCTCATGGCCTGGAGTTCATCCATCGTTCTCAAAATGTCCTTCGCTCCTCTGACCGTGATGACCTCATACACCTTCTTGTCGCTCCTCAGCCTTACCCTTTCTCCAATCCTTGGCCTCGGCCATTGGTTCATGATGTCGCTCACAGCATCCTCCGGATCATGTTGCTCGTCATCACAACACCGAGCATGAACTTCTCAGCATCCTCTGGAGAAAGCCGCCTCAACTCATCCAGCCTCGGAGGTGGCCTCTTGACCTTCAGAGCTGTCTCCTGAGCTGCCATCCCAACCTCTGCGAGCTCAACCTTGTTGCCTTGGCCCCACACAGACTCGTTCGAGTACATGACACACCAAGCACACATAGGTCTCTTCTCAATGGTACCATCGTTTTCAACGTCAACAGACCACGAAGCAGATCGCCTCCCACAAACAACACACGCCTCTCGGTCCTTCAGGAGGCGAACTTCTTCAGCCACGATCGTTATCAACCCATCCTCCTTCTTTTAAGCTATATACTAGATTTGAACTGTCAAAGGAGGTTTTTGTGGGAGTCATCGTAAACGGAGCAGATATCACAGTCCCTGGAGTGCCCAATATCCAGAACTACATCGAAGAACCAAAATTCGCCTTGAAAGCGAATGATGGTCGCCCCCGTCCCAACACCTGGGTCCGAGGTATCGTCCTGCACACAACGAAAGGAATCCCTGGAGGACGGCAACGAATCCCTCAAAAAATCAAGTCCGGGTTCGGGCCAAACTATCGTCGCGATGAAAAAGTCGCCCAGATGTGGAGCATGGACGCGAGAAACGCTGGAGCCCACCTCGTGTGTGACAGCGACGGCTCCTGGGTCTGCACTGCTGACCTCCAGAATTTCGCCGCCTACCACGCCGGGAACGTCAACACCGTGACCGTCGGGATCGAGATCTATCAGGAGAGCGATGGAGGACTCTACGAATGCCAGCTCCTAGAAGTCGTCAAGATGATTGACTTCCTAACGCGCCTCTTCAGCATCCAACGACAAATCCACTGGCCGTACAATCGCCGAGCCATCAAACGAGGTCTCCGTCGAGGGCTCGACATGGTTGGTGTCTACGGGCATCGAGACTGTTCAAACAACAGGGGCCGTGGAGACCCAGGAGACGCCATCATGGAACGCTTGATCGAGGCTGGATACGAGAGCTTCAACTTCGACGAGGACGAGGACAAAAAAGCTTGGACAGAGAGACAAGAAAGCCTGAACCTTCTCACCGATGGTGTCCCTGGTCCGAAAACATCAAGGGCTCTGCTCGAAAACGGCTATCGTCACGGACTGTGGATTCCTCGTCCTGGTGACAGTGAGTCAATCATTCAAGAAATTCTCACCTGATCACCCGCCATATCCCATCTGAACACAGATAGGATCAATGTCCCCCTCATCGCCACACCCCCTGGAACCTGGTCGACACCAAAAGGCATTCGCCGTCACCTTCGACGCCTCCAACGATGGGTCTCTGATGAAACCACGAGCACACCCCCAGGCATCGTCACAAGCGCCCCTTGGAACCTCACAACGACCTCCCCAGGCAATGATTGGCGCCCCGGTAACCCTTTGCTTGTCTCTCCCGGTGACGAGCCCTGTAGCGAGCTCTACAGTCCTCTCGCAATGACGACGATGTCTGTCACTCCAAAGCTTCTCTGGACACCCTGGGGCTTCTCCAGAGCACACCCGTCTCACAGTCCTGGGGAATGCGTCCGGCATCTCACAACTCACATCCAACTGAGAAATCCACCGCTGTCGATCATGTCGAGGGGCAGCAGCTCCAACAACAAACCTCGACGCCCGCCTCATCACAGAGATGATTGTTTCCCCATTGACATCACATTCAGTGATCAATGGAACAGCAGGTCTGTTACAACTCCTGTTCCTGATGTTGTTCAAGACTTGCCATATACCCCTGCAATCGGCCTCAGAACCCTCCTGCTCGCTCGTGCATATCCTGAGGAGCCCCACAATCGACGCGCCTGTGGACTCCTCTCTCGGGACATTCCACGTCTCAGCACGCCGAGCCGCCGGTGACTTCCACTGCCATCGCCGAACGCTCCTACCTTGTTTTCTTGACTTGACCTTAGCCTTCTCGGGGAGCTTTATTGACTTGATGGCCTCTTCTCGTGCCCTTAGGCTTTCCTCGACGTCTACCCACCGTTGACGTTCCCTCTCATCAATCTCCTGCCATCTCCTTTCAACGTCCGAGGCGAGGTCATCAGTCTCCACGACTCCTTCAATCTCATGATCTTGAGGATTTGAACAACCAAAGAACCAGAGAGCTCCAAGCACAGCGACTGAAAACCACGTCAAAAAACCTACGACAGAACAAAACCTTGGCGCGAACCCTTCACGAAAACTCATGAAGAACCTCCTGTTTTCTGCTTTATTGGATTCTTTTGGTTTGGTTTGCCTCGTGTGACATCGAGGCTGGACAGGCTATCACATCACCAGTCTTTCGCAAATCCAGGCGGACACGTCCGTTCCTTTTTGGACTTGATCAAGAGCTTCGATGCTGCCTCACCATGTATCCTGTTTCTGATCTTCAGATGACCACGTTTCTTCAGATACTTGTCACAGTTTTTGTGAACAGCCTTTTGAAAAGCATGCCATCCCATGCTCTTCCCTTCTCCATCCTCATCTTCATCGTCATTCTTCAGGGGGTCAGGAGGATAAAGAACGTCAACATCAAAATGACCAGCCATAAGCCACCAACCTTTCTATCGTTCTGTGATCCCCCACTCGACCACATCGACCACATCACCAGGCAACTGTTGGACCTGCCCGAAGCTTCTCGGGAGCTCGAACCCTTCAGCGAGCTTTTCCATTCCAGCTCGAATCAAAGTCGACGTCACGAACTCTTCGACCTGAGACTTCGCGGCAGAAACGACCCTTTCCGCCGACTCCTCGAACTGTTTGAGAATGAAAGGAGCGCTACTACTGAACCATTTGAATAGCTCAGCAAATATCCACGAGATCCTCTCTCGGTCCTTTTTTGTGAGCGTTTTTTTGCTCAAAATCCTGTCGAGCTCTTCCTGACGACCTTCGATTGAAGATGTAAGCTCCCAGACCTGGCTCCGAAACCGCTTCAAGACCTTCACCTGCTCCGACTCGTGGGTCTCGGGAACAGGCTCGATCTCACCCTTCCCCGTGACGAACTTCAGTGTACACGGTATCCCATCACCATGGTTGAGCGTTGTAATGGCCTGGGCAAACTGGACCGGAGACATTTCAAGCTCGATGAGCTCCTGATCCCGAAAAAACCGATCCCGAGAAAGTGAGTGCTGTCGGTATGCTGTCGAGACAACGATCTGGATCTTGTCCCTGTGATTGTCGAGGTGAGATCCAAAAAGGCGCCCTCCCCCCGTCATTCTACAGATCCGCAACATCCCAAAGCTCTCGTGTTCTTCCCGATCTACCTTCTCCTTCATGACAACCTTCTCCTTCTACTCCTAAAAAACGTAGCCCCTCCGGCTGGGGTGAACCGGAGGGGCTTTCCTGTAACAGGGGGGGGTACTGTCACCCGAACCGATGGCTCGGAAAGACTATTCAAAGCTTCCCCTTACGAACTCAGCGACTATTCATTCGCAGGTAAAAGATCGCGTCTTTGAACAGCCTTTCCAAACCACCCGTATACACCTATCATGGTGTCATGGTATCCGACTGTCAACTGTCTCCGTTGAATTTTTCAGTCTCAGACCCCCACACGGTCCATCCCTCACGATTCTCTCGACAGAACATCTCCAGCTTCGATCCAGGACAAAGCTTCTCCACCAGCTCGTAGAACTCAATTGGCTTTCTCGAATGCTCTCTCACATCCCCCTTGAGTTCTGTCGTCTGATTCGTCAGATTGACCACAGGGCGCCCCCTCACGGCGAGAATGCAATGCTCAGTTTTTCCACGAAGCCAGTCCCCTAATCCCATCTTGTTCTTCACCCACGTCAGGATCGTCTTCGGAGTAAACCCCCACGCATCGATCACATGATAGGCCTCATGCATGTGAGCATTCGTTGTCCACAACCACAGTATACAATCCTCATGTGCCACAGCGCCCACGTCGAGATCACAAATGTCCTTGATGGACATACACTTGTACTCCGTCGTCCCCCGGTGTGAGGCATCCTCATCACGCTTCTCATAGGTCCATGGTGGATCAGCAGAAATGACCCGAAACGGTCCGGTAGGCAGCGGCTGAGGCTCACTCTCGATGCTCTTGATCGCCTCACTCCTCTTCAGGTTCCGCTGAGCAAGTTTCAGGTTCGATGTGCCCTGCTTCTTGGCAAATTCGACCACCTCTCTCTGTCTCTTTGGTTCGAGCTTTGCCAACTCGTCGAGGTTGGACCCTGTGTCGAACTCTGACCCTGTGAGCTCTTCGAGAATCTCACCAGAGACTTTCTCTCCTCTGGTGACATCCCTAGCCACTGTGGAGCGACCCTTCCCAGAACGCTTTGCGGTGTCCTCAGTGAAAGACAAAGATCTCAAGTTGAGATCTTTCTTGTCATCGCTTTCCGATGTCGAAGTCGCCTTCCCATGGCCTGTCTCTGGATGCTTCGCCAGATAGAGTGTCTTTCGTCTGGCAGTCAGCTTGGCTCTCTGCGCCGCCGTCAACTCAGCCCTCACGAGGTTCTCATCAATCTCGGCGAGCTCAGCTTCAATCTCGTCATATCTCTTGAAGTTCACCGGAATCTCATTCCTGCCGAGCTGTTTGAACGCCGCGAGCCTATGAGCTCCAGCAACGAGTCGCCTCTCAGGAGTAACGATGATCGGCTGGAGAAGACCAACCTCCTCAATACTCTCGACCAGATTTTGAACCTTCGCCGGTTCAACGAATCGACGCCCCGAAGGGACAATGACCTCATCCACTGCTACTGTACTCATCAAACGACCTCTACTACGCCTTCAATCCCTGGGAGCTGTAGTTGCCCTGGTAATGGGAGCACACCCACACCAGTCTTCACAATCGCTCTCTCCAAGCGACACTTCTGTTGCGATGGACACGCCCTGACATGGGCTTCAAAGTTTCTTTGGGAAAGGTTGTGGTCAGCAAAAATCTCTCGACCACATATGAGGCACGACCGTGTTAGGCGCCCAAGCATTCTATGAATCTAGTATGACAATCTCACACTGTCAACCCGAGTCACAATACAGCATCGAACCGCTTCTGTGCCGCCGGTCGGATGTCTTTCTTCGGCGTCGGCTTCCACCGCCCGAGGTCCATCTTGTTGACGCTCTTCTTGGCAGCCTTCTTCGCTCCCCTTCGACCGAGGACGACAGTCACCATGAGACCTTTGACGTTCCCATTCTTGAGCCAGTCCAACGGTCTGAAGTAGAGGATCTCATCAGAGAACTCCAAGGCATAGTACCAATCCTGGCCACTCCACGATGACAATGGTCCAGGCATCGACGATGAGCTTGCAGGCTTTGACTTCGACTTCTCCTTCTTGCCCATCACCTGGCCAGGAGACGGGACTGTATAGCCCCCGATCATCGCCTCAGCCATCGTCTCGGACTCACCATCCAAGAGATTCCCGATCCCCTCCAGCAACACGCCATTCACTGAACGAACATCCATCTCCATCACCTCAAAATCTTTCCGAGCCGAACCCTACTCCTCGTAGCTCCCTCAATGTACCTAACCACATCAGGGAGTGTGTCGAGGTGTCGGCTTCGACGCCCAGTCTTCACTTGCGTCGCGACCCAGAACCGCTTCGTGGCATTCGCCGTGTCGCCCTTCTTGAGCTCGACAAACCACCTGTTGTCGCTGTCCCTGTAGACAGCCCCTCCATTGTGCCGATGGAGAACAATCTCATCTGTCCTAATAGGCTCGACGTACAACTCCTGGAGCACCTCAAGATCACCACCTTGAAGGCCAACGATCGCCTCGCCGAGCACAAGATTCACAGCATTGATATCCATCAAGCGCCTCTTTCTCAGAGCTGCTCAGCAAGGATGTGAAGCTGTGGGAGGTCACCATCTACACCAAGCGTTCCAGTGATCACCTGGAACTGGATCGATGTCACCTCGTTGAGGACCGTGTTCCTCCCGAAGGCCTTATAGGTCCCGCTCGACGACTCTCGATAGTAGAGGTTGATATCCGAATTCGCGATTGGAGTGTTTGAACCACCACCAACATGGCCAACGAGCGCCCCGATCTCCCCGAGGGTCCCATCGATCCGAACCGGGGTCGAGAAGTTGGCCATCTCCCACTGGATAGTCCCTGAGCTCCCACTGACGACCGTGATCGAGTTGTTCGCCTCACTGACTGTCGCGTCAGTGGAGGACTCGACGTTTTCAGCCGTGAGGCTCACTCTTTCAAGCTTCGGAAGCGCCGAGATTCGAGTCTTCAGCGCAGACTTGAAAGTGGTATCGAGGTTCGAGTATGCATCGACAGCATCCGACAGGATCTGCTGAAACATTGAAAACGTCGTTTGGATTGCCATGCTGATCACCTTTCTATTGAGACAGGTCTCGTCTTGTCCGCCCCAGAAGGCATCGACGGCTTCTGCTCTGGTTTGAGTATAACACCTGTCTTGGCGCCAAACTTTTTGTTCCACGCCGCGAGAGTCATCGCCCGCCTATACTCATCACCTGGAGCGCCCGTGATCCTCTTCGGTCCGTCTGACTTCACCCGCTTGAACTGTACCGGGTAGACCGTCCCGAGCGCCACCTCAATGACCGTGTTCTCGTCTTTCAACGACTCAGCGGCGAGCTCTGTCATTGTGAAGATATCTCGATGGAGAGCATCCTGTCGCCAGTTCCGCTTTGCCGTCCCGTACCCAATGAGAACAGGCGCCTCTTCCATGCGGAAAATCCACACAGTGAGCTCAGACCCCTTACGCCACCTCACAATGACCTCTCCAGGCGCCATCAAAGCTTCGGATAGCCTCTGAGACAAGGAGAGCATCTACGCCGCCAGGAGCCCTTTCAGGGACGCTCTGAGGGCTTCGAACATCTTGAGCTGTCGCTTGTCGACCTTCTTCTTTGGGACAGCGACACCCGCCGGAACATGTGGGAACTCTCCTCTCTGAAGATACTTTTCCATCATGTCAATCCACATCGAGACAGGCCCGAACGCTGGCGACACATAGGCGTTGTACCTATTCATATCGAACTCTCTTCTGACGACAGCCAACAAATCCTGAAGATCATCACGATCATCACTCTGCATATCCGGCTTCATCACCCGAATGACTGTAGCAAGAGAAGGTTCGTAGTCCTTTCGCTGCAAGGGAGAGTAACTTCTGTCGCTCGACCCCTTCGCTTCACTCCAAAGCAGCCCCTTCAACAGGGCGATGAACGTGAAAACTCTGGCGTCTGGGATCTGAGGTCCGGTATTCGGTGACTTCGGTGCTCTCGGAGGAGGACCAACGATCCGGTCATAGACCGTCGGAGCGCCGCTCTTTCGAGATGCTCTCTTTTTCGGCTCCTTTACCGTCGCCTTCTTCCCAGGACCGCCGCCCTTCTGCTTCGACACAGCCGCTCTAGCAGCATCGATGAGGTCTCGGATCTTTCTCGCCGCCAGGACATCACCAAACGTGATATCCGTTCTCTGCCTTGCCTGATCAAGACGCTTCGCGTGAGCCCTTGCCACCTTGAGCCACTCTCTCAACCTGGAAAGGACTTCTTTCCTGTACTTCGGAAGCATCTGCTCAGTCTGCTTTGGAAGCTTCTGAAGGAGCTCCCTAACGACACTCGCCTCTGGGGTTCGATTCGGGTCGGTGAGCTTCCCATGACCAGCAACAAGAGGCTCCAGAGCACTCTCGATGGGGTCCATGACCTCATCATCCGTCGCCCCGACAGCCATCCCATACTTCCGGTGCATTTGCATCGGAGAGAGAACTTTGAACCTCTCTGTCAGAGCTTCGATCTCCTCGATCTGAAAAGCCGCGATCGACTGTTCGAGAACCAAATTGACCATCCTGATGTCCATCCTACACCTGCCCTCCGAAAACCAACGTACCACAATCATCGATGGGCAGGACGCCCCACCGACATCTTCCCTGGGTCCCTGACAAATCCTGTGTCCCAATCTTGAGCCCCTGGATGGAGCGGAATCCCCTTCAATGAGTCACCATCATCAGACACCAATGACCCATCGAGTAGCTGTCTCGCCTTCCACATGGGAATGATCTTGATGGATTTCACAGAAATTTCTTTCTTATGCCACAAGACTTCTTCCGGATACGCCCTGTCTGGGAATTCACTCGTTGTGAACAAGACTGCCACGTCACGCTTCTTGGCCCTTCCCAGCGGAGAATTCTGAACCGAGGGAACATACACCCCTCCAACAGCTACGGCATAGACCGCTGGCGCCGCATATTCGGACTGCCAGACCTTCTTCTTGTCCACCATCCCGAGTGCACCCTTCGAGTCAGTGAAGTGGATATACTGAAGCTTCGACGCTCTCATACGACCAGTCTTCGCCTCTCGCTCCGAGAGCAACGCTTCAACGAGCTGCGACGACAAGCCTGGTTTCTCTACACCTTCAAGCTTGATCGTCGGGAAAAGAAGCTTGAGCATCCCCTTGATTTCTGGAAGCAACGTCCTCGGACCAAACCCCACAAGGTTACCCAAGACCTCACAGAACGCTTCCTCCTCATTTGTCGCTGCATACCCACTGATCGGAAGTGCTGCCACAGAGATCCAAGGCGTACCACCGGCATTCAAATACTCTCGAATCGCCGTGATATTTCCCAGCTCATCAACACGCCTTGGATACCTGTAACGAAGTGTCCGAAGTCTAAGGTATGTGACAGGGTCCTCTTTTTCGAGCCGCTTCTCGAACTCTGAGTCTGTCTCGCCGATCTTCACTCTTCCAACGAGCTCTTTCAGATCGAGGTCAACCTTCTTTCTCAAGAACTCCCGCCACCTCATTTTCATCTTCTGAGAGAAAAATGTATTGTAGATGTGGTGTCCCATCTCATGGGCGAGATACTGAGCAGTCTGATCCGCGCTCTTATCCATCCCCCAAAAAGTCACAAGGACATGATCCCCCTCATACGTCGCTGCATAAAATCTTCCAGCCTCATCAGATGACGAAAAGTCCAACTTGAATGGGATTTTGTATCTCAAAAGCCACGGGAACACCCTTTGAGCTCTCTTTTTGTAAAGAGCAAGACCACGCTCGAACCTTCCCATAAGTTCCCTCTTGTGAGAGTCATTATGGTCATACCCAACGAGCTGCAACGAGAACCCGTCCTTACTGATATTCTGCGGCGCTTTCTCCTCAGGATGCTTGATCGGGAGCACCTCCCCACCGCCACCGTAGAGACTCGTGCTCTCAGTCCATTCAATAAACTCCTTCAGCCACTTCCATGCCGCCCGAGAACGCCTCTCAGCCTGTCCCTGCCACTTCTTCCTTCCCCTCTGGAAATCGTAATACTGCCCACTTTTTTCCGGCGTCACGCTTGTCCCACGGTACTTGTGCTGAGCCAGCTCCAACCTTTCGAGTGGAAATGTGTTAAGTACGAAATTGAAATCCCACAGCGGCTTTTGGTCATCACGATAGTGACGCCCCCACAGCTCATTCGTTTTTCGCTTCCACACTTCAAGCCGAGCCTCGCTCCTCATCATCTGATCAATCATCGGCTTGATCTGTTTGATAATGCTGAGATAGTGATCCCTCCAACGATTCACCCCCTCGCTGACCTTCAAAGCGTCATCATAATTCTTGATGTTCCTGTAGCTCCTCATGATGGTGAGAAACTCTTTTCGGAGACGCTTGACCACGAACTCAGTCAACCCTCCGCTATGACCAGCAACTTTTGACGCGAGCCCCGCTGGAGAAAGGACATGGTAAGTCTTCCCAGCATAACCAGTCAGTGCCGCCTCGATGAGCGATTCGAGTTCACCATGCTGTAAAACATCTATGGCCTCAATGAGCTCAAAGTTTCTTTGCCTGAGTTCCTCGATAACCATCCTACGCCTCCCTCAACGCACCAATGAGCTGATCAGACAGCGACTCCAATCGCCGCTTCTTCCCCATAAACTGCTCGAACCGCTGCCTCTGCTCACGATTGAGCTTGATCCTACTGAACTGCTGCCCCACATACCCGCTAAAGAGCTCTGCGAACTCCTCTGCATCATCAGTTCCACCGTATTTCGACGGGAACTTCACCTTCCCAAACCACTCCTTGAATCGACCACGATCATCATGGCTCATGAACTTGAACCAATACCTATGGCCCAATTCATGAATAATAATGTCGGCATCCGTATCATTGCTGTAGATGTCCACGCCATCAAGAACACGAGAATACGCCGCTGCTGCCTTTATGGACGTTTTGAAAACAGCCTCATACGATCCAGGCGGAAGCTTGATGAAATCCCCATACCACAGACGCGATAGACCTCGACGCCTCAAAAGCGCCTCAACCTTCCTGAGTTCAGAAACAAGCTTGTTCCTGTGTGTCGGTGACATCCCCTTGGTGCTTGCCAGGAAAGCACGATCGAATCTCTTCGCCTCACCACCAGAGACCCTCATCTGACTTGTCATCTTCTCTTTGCGAGGGTCCTGAGCAATATCCTTGAACACCAGGTTCACACGACCAATATGGACAACATCCTCAACGGGGACGCCAGGGCGGGTCCCATGCTCTGATGGAGCATATCTCCCACCAGTATCACCCTTAGCTTTCACGAGCCTTGAAAGCGACCTCAGGAGCCGCCCAGAGATAGCCTTCGTAGCCTCCTCAACCCCTTCATCGGCCTTCGCAGGGATACTCCTCAACATCCTGGCATATTCATCCACAGACCTGAACGTGTTGTAGAACACCGGCTCCCCAGAGAATGAAAACTGCCCCTCAGGATGAGACTCGTTCTTGTAGAACGTGATCGCCCCGATCGCGTCCTTGATCGCCTCCTCAGCCTTCTCGATCTCCTCCACAGTCTTCTTCACTGGCCCAAACTTCTCTTTTCGGTCCTCGTCCGCTTCCTTCTCAATTTTGACGAGCATGTCATGCATCTTTGGGTCTTCAGACTTCAGCTTTTTCTTGTAAGCTGGAGTCATCCCCGAGACCTTTCGGAAAGCCTCACGGCTCCAGAGACCCTTCGTCCAATACAGATCCGTCTTGAGCTGCTCGATGGCATTCTTGACCGAGGTCAGATACTCGATAGCATCGTCGGCAGCCTTGGCGTACTCATCCCATGTCCCGACCTCCTTGACATCCTTTGGCGGTCTCCCTGGGTAATCCTTGACCTTGTCGGCGATACCCTTCCACCACTTCCGAATCCCAGAGATCCACTCATCGTCAATCTCATGTCTCTTCCTTGGATTTACCCTGCGATGCATTTGTTGTGGGGTAGGGACCTTGTACGAGCCCGCCATCGCCGCTTCGAGCAAAACATCGGAAAGTCTCATCGAGCACACCTCGCCCATCCTCCCGAGTATACACCGCCACTCGGATAGAGCCTATCCGTCTGATTTGATTGGGTCTCAGAATGGGCAATTGATTGCCCACTCCAGAAAGAGAAAGGGCCACCATAGTCTCACCATGGCAGCCCTAACGTATTGAAAACATTGGAGGCGGTCAGAGTCGAACTGACGTCCACACCCCCTCTGCTCGTGAGCTCTACGTGCGTATCTCCTGATCAATCTCGGCGTCATCGAGTTCAGGAGCAAACTCTCTGAGCCAGTCGTGCGAGATGTCAGCCGCGCAGGTTACAGAATGAGTCACACACGAGACACTCACTCACTACGCGCCGCTAATGGCGCCCCTTGTTCCCATAGCAGCAGTCTGGGAGGGACGTGAGATTACGCCGCCAGGCTCATCTCAGGATAGCTGTCAGTGTTGGCAACTGGTTGTTCGTCCTGTTTGACGCACAAGGACGATCCTCGGCACGCTCACACAAACGTCATGGGATCTGTCGAAACCTTTTTCGCCCCCTCAAGTCAAAGTGTCTTTGGTGAGCTCAGCCACCTTCTTCGATGTCCTCGATGATTCCGGCGAGACCCTTGATCGCCTTGGCCTCGGAATCTCCGATCGCCCAGAGCACACCCTTGATGAATCCGTCTCCGAGAACTTTCGCTGTCTTCGGGTTCTCGATGACCTTCCGGGCGAGTGACTTCTTCGGGGCGAGCACGACAGGACTCTCCGTCGTACCCTTCTGCCCCTTCGCATCTCGAACCGTCGTTTTCCCCGTCTCCAGCATATTCTCCAGAGCAGCCTTCTGCTCTTCCGGAGAGAGGTCGGCGAGTTCCACAGCCGCACTCATCGAGATCTTCCCAGCCTCGACAGCGTTTTTGACCTCGGGAATGCAGTCCAAAACCTTCAGCCAGTTGGCGATGGCCGTAGCAGAGACACCGAAGATGACGCCGACCTCGGCGTTGTTCTTCCCCCTCTGCTTATACCGCTCGGCCTTTTCCGCCTTGGCGATCGGGTCATCATCGACGCGGTGCTCGTTCTCACTCAGAAAGATCCCCATGATGTGCTCATCACTTCCACGTTTGAGCATGGCAGGGACCTCGATGGGCTGCTCTCCCATCGACAAGAGCTTCTCATTCGCCTTTCTGGCTGCGACCACACGACGTCGACCGGCGACCACGAGAGCCCTGTCCCCATCCTTCCGGATCGCGATGGGCTGGATGATACCGTTGACCATGATGTTCTTGACCATCTCCGGAGAAATCGGCTTCTTGAGCCGCTTCATGTCGTAGAGGTCATGCTCCGGACCATCGTCTGTATCGAGACCAATAATCACAAGGTCTTTTGGATCAAACGAGTACGCCGTCACCCGCTTCTCGAAGGCGTGCTTCCCCATATCTCCATCTCCGTCTTTCTTGCTCACCCTGGAACTCCAATCAGAGCTGCGAGGAAACCAATGGTTCCTCCGATATACCAAGGGGCCATGATGACAGCGAGCAATATCGCACCAGCAACGATGTTCAACCCCTCGGCAATCATCCTGACCAGCGACTCAACCATCTTTGCCCACGTCATGGACCATCTCCAGAATCAAATCAAGCACTGTGTCGCGATGACAAAGTGTACACCACACCGCCGGGTAAGGCGGCGACAGGCGGACAAACCTGCTCCTCTGGGGTTTCAATCCAGCGTGCGTTCTGGGGTGGCAGCCCCAATGTCCGATCACTTGTCATCACGAGCGCCCCTCTGCCAAGGGAACGACACACAATGCGGTAGGGTAGGCTGGACTCGAACCAGCTAGTGACACGGAGACACTCTTTTTTGAGTATCAGAATGGCGACGAAATCAAAACGACCCATTCCGACTAGCAACTTCCGTATCGCCACGCTCCCTGTGAGCTCTCACCCCAAAAAGGAAGTCTAGCCTTTCTCCTCAACTAAAAGCACAACACTTCAAAGTGCTATGAATCGCCTAATTAGGGCGGTCTAGTCTCGATCCTGGCACACGTAGTCCAAAAGTCCCTTGCAGCAACAGGGCGGTACTGGGCTGACTTCCTGGTGACGATGGCTGGACTCGAACCAGCGCCTCCCCTCGATACTTCCAGGGCTACCTTCCTCTACAAGGTTTCGGTCTCCTAATCCCTTGCAGGCGGGTCATCGCTCAATATGGAGGTACCAATTCCACGAGCCCCGCTTAGTACACATCGTCAATTCGCGCTTGCTTTTCTTGACAACCAATCCGGACAAGGCGAGATGCTGGGCTTCCAGCATCGAACCTCGAAAAATTGTCCCTGGCGATTCGCCAGACGCCAAGCGCCACCTCACTCTCAAGTCTGTCCGGCCAGATTCCTCCACCTGGCTCCAGTTTCAGTCCGCACAATGCGGAAACCGTCGCACCATCGAGCTCAACCACCACCCGACAGCACAGACCTTTCTAGGCCCACTCCAACCAGGGCACCACACGCCCTCGGACAGCTTCAGTGGAAAGTCGAGGACCCGCCCCTCGATGAGACCTGACGCGCCCATTACAACGTCCGTCTCTTCCCAGCCGGGAGACAGAGACCAAAGAAAAGTCCCGAGGCCATGCCAGATGGTTTTTCTTTCATAACACCTGGGCGACCAGTCTCCCTTATCGAGTTCTTCCGCATTGATCGAGGGTGGTCGACTCAAACCTCACACGGCGACTGCACCGTATGGGTGGCGCCCATGATTGACACGCCTCGCCTCCACGAATGCTTAGAACCCGGTGGGAAGCCGGGGAATCGAACCCCAAGGCCCAGTGAAAACGACGTGAAGCAACCCGTGTAAGCTTCTATCATTTATGCCGCTTCCCATGGCGCGAACAAAACAAGAGTACATGGACTCTTTATCGGAACTCTGCCCTGACCGACATGAAAGGAGAGCATTCACTCTCATCTGTCCGCGTCCCACCTATCATGATGCTGTGAACAGCGACTGTCAAGAATCTTTTTTCACCTCGCCAGTACTTTCTTCCTCGTATCTCTCCAAAGCCCTCTTCGCCTCACCTATGGCGAGCTCACAAGCATTCAATGGAACCAAAAGCTTCTTGACCGCTTGGCCCTCCACACTCTTGATCCACTCCCTGACCTGGTCGACAGTGACAGGCGCCTCCCCATGCCTGAGGATAGAACTCGCCTCAGCCCCCATGGAAACCCACTTACCCGAAGCCATGGCGAGGACTTCAAGAGGCTGTTCGAGTTCACGACGCCTCTTCTTGAGCACCTTCCTCTCATCCTCCATCCTCAAGCGAGCTCTCTCTAAATCCTGCCGCTCCCTCTTCACGAGCCTCTCGACCATCACGTCGATCTGTTCAGGCCGAAGCCAGAGACCCTCGAAGAAGTAGTGCCGATGCTTCACCTGATCCAACTGGACCGCCAGAGCTCGAATCGTAGAGAGTGCCAACTCCTCAGGGAGCGGCTCGATCTTGCGATGCTTCGCAACCTTCACCTCTCGAATCTTCGAGCCGTTCTTCGTCGCGACCATGAGCCCCCAACCCTCTGGGACCTCATCAGGCTTCACGAGCCCACTGGGAACCGCGAAGTAGCACTTGTGGAAGTTTTCCTCGACCCACTTCCGCTTGAGAGGGTTCTCCATCTCCTTCCGGAAGTCCGCCCGAGACCTTTTGACTTCGTAGGCAACCCGAGTAAACCCCTTGCTGGGCCAGCAGTTGAAAGCCGCGACATCGATCCGCCCTTCGCGACCGTCACCGTATCCCACCCCGGCACGAAGCTCTGTCACCACGACCCACTCTGTTCGGTTCGTGTGACGAGCCCTCAGGAGTTCCTCAATGTTGATTTGTGACTTCTCTCTCTTAGGCTCGAAACCGAACCTAGAAAGAACCTTTGGGGAGTCCACCACTACTCCATGGAGGAGGATTCGGGCGGCTCTGGTTCATCACCACTGACGGCGCTCTTGATCTGCTCTTTGGTGTAAACGAGCGGCGCCTCCTTCTCGACTCGCCTGACGGTCATCCTGAGGAGCTTCATCCTGTCGCCGATTTCCTTGTCGAGGCTGGCCCTCTTCAACTCCAGCTCTTCGATCTCTTCAGCGAGCGCAGCCGACGAGGAAAACACCCCAGCGGACCACGCCGTCTCAGGCAAATCTGCGACCCATTCGATCTTCTCCACGAGCTCTTTTGCTGTGACCTTTTTCGGCATACTGCTTCTCCTTTGGCTACTACTACAGCAGAGCCACACTATACCACAAAGATGCTCTGTGCCATAATATCGAAAAGGTTGGAGGCACAGGATGGGAGCAGGAGCAGTGAGAAGCTTGAGAGTAGTCGAAGATCCCCACGAGGATTTGCAGGAACTCCTGGAGGCCATGGTCACCAGGCTCGTCGATAGACCTGATGACATCGTCATCAAAACCATGAAAGCAGCGGACGGATCATCAATCACGTTCGAGGTATTCTGCGACGAAGACGACGTTGGCGCCGTTCTCGGGTCAAGGGGACGTCACGCCGAGGCGATGAGAACACTCCTCACCGCCGCCGCCGCAGCGATGAGGACACGCGTCTACGTCCAGTTCCTGTCGAGGGACCACGATGGCATGCCGCCCAGATAGTTTCACACCGAACCCGGTATTCTCATTCGGATTCCCTGGTATCCTCGGGGTCCTTCCATCAACTCAGGAGGTAAAGGCTGTGTTCCCAGCACTCAGCTCAACAGTCATACCCCACGCCCAGGAAATCAAATTCCGACGTGGCGACAGCTTCGACATCGATATCCAAATCCAGGATGACAGAGACCCTCCAAGCGAAGTCGACGCCTCGAACTCTGTCCTTCGGTTCGGCGCCAAACCAGGATATGGACAATACAACGTTTCCACCCCAAGCCTGGTCTATGGGAATGATGGGCTTCAAATCTACAAACGATCATACGATGAACTGGAAATCGAACAGGTAAACCCATCAAATGGTCAATTCAAGATTCACATCAAGAAGTCAGACACTGTAGAGCACCCTGCGATTCCAATGGTATGGGACCTTGAGCTCACGATACCAACTTCACAACTCTCTGCACCTGGAACAGTCATCGTACAAAACGGAGACCCGATCATCCAAGGCATTGGAACCAACTTTGGTGACGATGGCCTCACCGCTGGCGACATCATTGTCATCGAAGGCAGAAGGATCATGATCGACACAGTTCACAGTGAAACGTCCATCGAGACAGACTTCACCGGATGGTCTGGAGGGACTGGCCTATCATACGAGCTCTATGTCAGCCAATCTCGTGTAATTGCCAGTGGTCATTGGACATGTCTCGCTGACGTCGTCATCTAGCCCCTCCTTGACAACTCGTATTAGTATATACATACTCTCCACCAGTATGGCTATAAGAGTTCAAAAAGGCGTTGAGGTGCCCAAGCGGTGCCGTGGGTGCGGAAAACCAATCCAAGAGGACGACCGCCGCACCGTCAGAATAACAGTCGGGCAGCTCCACTCCCTCGAAAAGAAAAAAGAACGATTCGAGGAGGAGCCATCGGACATGTGGGGCTATATGCATGAAATCTGCTTCGGGCTCGCCATCCGCGACCCTGACGCCATTCGCAAACAAGCGTCGAAATTCAAATCTGCCGACGCCACCGCATCCCCACTCGAATAGTCCTATCTCCACCCCACAACCCCTGGCTCTCTTTTTTACAAATTTCTACGCCCTGATTATTGACAAACTGAAATCAGGCTATAATATTAGTGGTGAAAGAGAGGAGTTCTCATGAAAGTTTTCGCCACCATCATCACCGGCACCACCTGGGCAATCTACAATCTCCACACCGGAGAACTCCTCGAAAAAAGCGGGGACCGCCGGAAAGAAGTCACTTACAAGGTCGACTTCGACTTCGATTGGCCATGGTCGGCTGATCGCAAGTACCAAGACTCGATCCACCAAGTCAGCAACGAAGAGCGGGCCAAGCGCTTTCAGGAGCGTTGGCCAAACGAATTCGAGGACCCGAACGCCTACACCCCACCGGCTCCCTCGGCCCTCGGTTTCTAAAGGAGGACACCATGGCCACTAACACCAGCAATGGAAGATTCGTCAACATCCCAGCAGAAGACATCAAACGGTGTCTCAACGACATCTGTGAAAAGGTCTCCGAAGCTGGCGGTGTGTGCTCCGAAGGCACCTCTGGGAAAGAGGTCACCTTCGACATTCAACCCCCCGGCGTGAAAACCTTCGTGAGAGTCTTCACCTCCCTCGGGAGAGGGAGCTCTTCAGTCCGTGGTTGCGGTGAGGACGCCGTGAGACTCATCGTCGGGTTCATGGGCAAGGACAGACGAGACAGAGACAGGTTCTTCACTGTCAGAAAAAAGACGGTCTACAGGACCGCCCCACAGAACGATGACGAATCAGTCCGCGTCGAAGCATTCCTCGAACGCTTCAAAGAGGCGATCAGGGGTGGGTACAAAATCGCCAAACTACACCCCCATTGTCCTGATTGCGGCGCCCCCATGGCGATCAGAGAAAACAGGGCAACGAAGCACGAATTCCTGGGCTGCTCTAAGTACCCACAATGCAAGAAAACCATCCCACTCCCCAAAGAGTCATGAGCTACTACGAACGCACAATCCGCGAAATCAATCGACGGCAATGGATCGACCTCGCTTTCGAACTCATCGAAGAGATGATGGACGAAGGCGAGGACCCTGATTGCAGGCTCCTGAAAGCCGCAGAGAACGTCCATGGATTCATGGAAGGTATGAAACCAGTCAAAGCTCTCAGAACCGCTGGGAAGCTCGCCCTGGACTATCAAGGATGCCTCCCTCCATCAACAGACTGGCTCAGTTCAAAAGAAATGAGGGCACACTATAGACGTAATGACGCCGCCCAAGTCATCAGGTACGCTACAGCCAAGATTCCGCCCTCGAAGAAACTTTTACAAAAAACTCTCCACTCCCGTTGACAAACGCAAACCAGTGCATATGATGTAAGTGAACTGGCAATGACATCCAGCGGTGATCCTCTCGGAATTCCGAGAGAAGAAAGGTTTTTTGATATGGCACTCGGAAAAGCAATCGCAACCATGGCGACCGCAGTCGCAATCTCCACCCAGGACGCTGAAAAAAAGCTCCTCGGTGGCCTCAACCCCGAACAGAAAGAGATCGTTCTCCACGACAAAGGTCCGATCCTCGCCGCCGCCGTCGCTGGGTCGGGTAAGACCCACACCTTGGTCAACCGGGTCGGCTACCTCACCGCAGTCCGTGGCGTAAATCCTCGCCGCGTTCTCGCCGTCACCTTCTCGCGAAAGGGTGCCGAAGAAATGAACGAGCGGCTCGTCTCGCTCATCGGAGACACCGGAGCCAGAGTCGGCACCTTCCACTCCCTCGCTCTCCAGATTCTCCGAGAAGAAGGACGCATCAAAGACTGGACGATCGATGATCGGGATCGCTACCGCTACTGTGTCAAGGATGCTGTCAGTTGGCAGGGTATGAAGTGGACCAGAGCTGACCTCACACTTCTTGTCCAATACATCTCGCTTTGCAAGTGCGCTCTCGCCCGTCCCATGACCGCCGAAGCCGAAGCTATCGCCCAAGATATCCGGGCGAAAAACCCGCGCCCCTCGACCGTCGTCGAAAAGATGATGGAAGCCTACGATCGAGCAGAAGAAGTCCGAAAAGAGCGTATGATTATCACCTTCGATGACATGCTCTTCGACGCCTGTGAACTCCTCTCCAATGACGAAGGTCTCAGGGTCCGCTGGGCTTCAAAATGGGATTACGTCCTTCAGGATGAGGCCCAAGACCAAAACCTCGGGCAGCTCCTCCTTGGAGAGCTCCTCGCCAAGGACCATCGGAACTACATGCTCGTTGGCGACCCCGCACAGACCATCTACACTTGGCGCGGCGCCCGCCCGGAAAAACTCCTCGGGTTCGAGGAAAAGTGGGACGCAAAGAAGGTCATCATGTCGCGGAACTACCGCTGTGGCCAAGAAATCATCGGAGTCGCCAACAAGGTGCTCGAATCGATGGACCCAGCGACTCGCCTCGACACTCAAATGATTTGTGAACTCGGAACCACTGCTCAAGTCACCTGCCGACAGTTCGAGGATCTCGACGAAGAGGCAGAAAGCATCGGTGTCCAGATCAAAGAGGCACTCGAATCCGGTGTGAAGGCCCGAGACATCGGAATCCTCTACCGGACCAACGCCCAGAGTCGAGGTCCAGAAGAGGCACTCATTGGTCTCGGAATCCCATACAGGATCATCGGCGGGGTGAACTTCTACGAGCGGAAAGAAGTCAAGGATCTCCTCGCATACCTCAGGCTCGCCGAAGGCCGTGGGTCGCTTGACGACGTCGCCCGGTGCATCAATGCCCCGTTCCGCTACCTCGGGAAAGCCTTCGTCGGCAGGGTCCGAGAAGCCACCAAAAAGGCCCGCGTCGCCGCTCGCAAGAACAACGGGCGGATCAGCTACCCAGCACTCATCAAGAAAGTCGCCCAGCAAGAAGGAATCCAAGCCCGCCAGCGATACTCAGTCCAAGACTGGGCTGACATGATCGAACTCTGTCACTCGAAGATCCAGGCAGGAGAAAAGCCCGCCAGAATCCTCGAACAGATCATCCTCGATACCCAATATATCGGCTGGCTCACCCGCGACCAAGGCGAGGAGAGCACGGAGAACTCGCGGGTCTCGAACGTCCGTGAGATGGTTCGAGCCGCCGAACGATTCCCGACAACCAAAGGACTCCTCGACTACATCGACAAGACTCTCAAGGCCAGCAAAGACCAAAAGAGCAAAAACAAGAACCCGAACAAAGTTACTTTGACGACGATCCACCGCTCGAAGGGTGGAGAGTTCCCCGTTGTGTTCTCCATCGGCGTCAACGAGGGGATTCTTCCCCACGCCCGAGCTGAGGAACCCGAAGAAGAGCGACGCCTCTTCTATGTCGCCGTCACCAGGGCAATGAATGAGCTCCACATCTCCTGTGTGAGACAAGCTGCCATCGGTAACAGAGTCCTCGCTCTCTCCCCCTCACCATTCATCAAGGATGCCGGTCTCGTCATCGAGAGCGACCCCCAAGACATCGCCTTCGGTGACCCCAGAGACGTCTAGTCTGTGAGTCCGCCCCTCCCGGCGGTTGCGACATAGGGGGGGCGGGGAGCTCCGGTTCCTCGCCCCCAAACTTTCCCATGTGGTATGGTTGAAACAGAGAAGAGGGACACCATGGATATCCAAGAAGTCAACGCAATCTTGAACCAGGCGATCGAAGGTCTTCAGTTCGCCGAGATCGAAGCCCTGGCAGAGTTCACCATTCCATCGCCCGCAGAAATGCACAGACGCTCCGGAATGCCCCTTCCCAAGCCCGAGGTCCCGACACCGGCAGAGATGCACAAGCGCTCTGGAATGCCCCTCCCTGGCAGCGTCAGAGTGACCAAAGGGAGTCAGCATCCAAAGACAGCTTACCAGTCCGTAGCGTCATCCAAGAAAACGAAGCCGACCCACTTCTACAATCCACAAGGCAACCTCATGGACCCCGACAAGGGGAGTCGAGCCAACGTCAAGAAAGCTGAAGAGCTCGCCCAGGTCATCCAAGCCGCCACAGATGAGGTCTACAAAGATTTCGGCATCGAGGGATACTCTCGAAGCAAGAGCGGTGGACTCGTCACCGTGAATCCCAAGAAGAAGTTCATCGCAATCGATATCGGGAGCTCAGGAAAGCTCCTCGTTGGTCCGAACAACTTCGTATGGGGCATCAAGGGCTACGGAGTCCGCCACCCTCAGAAGTTCTATGGAACTGTCGACGAAATGATCCGGAATGGATTCTCGATCACCATCGGCGGGACGCCCTACATCATCAAGGCCTAAACAGGCTCATCACCACAATCACCACCGCCAGAACTACCGTCACCAAGAGCCGCCTCAGCATCTTCTTTCGCCACCGCCTCGCTGCCCTCTGCTCAGAAGTTCTTCGACGCCTGAGGCCCTTCCGACGCCTCACAAAGCTATTCATCCTGTAGCGCCTGTTGACCGAACCGGTCCGCCGCCGCTTTTTGTCCCGTGGTCTGATATTCCAATATCCCATCAAAAAGGCCATGTAGTTGGATCGAAAAACTCGACAGTGAGCTCAGCACTTCTGGCCCTTTTGATACAATCCCAAGTACCACCCTTCTCTACCTCATCCCAGACGGACAAAAGAACCCCTCCAGGGGTCTCCGACGCCCAGTCAACCATGTCCTGGTTCCTCTGGGTCATGCACCACGGCCCAGGCCACGGAGCATCACAAGTATACCTCTCCTCCCGAGCATGAGACAAAAGACGCCTGTGAAGGTCTCTGGACTCTGCTGGCCACCTCTTGTCCTGGTCATGACACGGAAGAAAAGCAATGAAGGGGACATGGTTGTGATAGCACCTCGCCGCGAAAAACTGATCCACGCCAAGCGCCATCCCGGTTCCAGCAATCAAGTCGCCCTGTTTCTGGTAGTGCTTCAGGCGCTCCTCCATCCAATCTCGAATCGCAATGTTCCGTTCGTCGTCCCAGTCATATCCTCCCGGTAACCGGGTCGGCCTGTGACCTGTCACAATGACTCTTAAATCCATGAAATCTATAGTAACCACATAGCATCCACTTGCCATATGAAAAACCAATCCTATACTATTATTCAAATCTAGTGGTTCGAGGTATTGGCCCCCTGGCGCCATCCAGGCGGGCCATCTTTGTGAACAAAGTCTCTTTTACTCTTGACAGGCTATTGACAAACCTAAATCAGTCCACACCTTGCTTGTGGAGGTCAAGAGATATGAGAACTCTTCCGATCATCATCGCCATGCTCGCCCTTCTGGCGGCATGTGACGCAGGCCCAGAACGAAGAACCGATGACACAGATCCACCATTGGATGGTGACGTCGAACAGCCAGATGGAGACGCCGACGGTGACGCCGAACCAACCGACGGTGACGGAGATGTCGACGGTGACATCGACGGTGACAGTGACGTCGATGGAGATGTCGACGGTGACGCCGATGGTGACACAGACGACTGCTCCGAAAGCATCGAACTCTGTGATGGCATCGACAACGACTGTGACGGACTCATCGACGAAGATGAAGCATCCGACGAATGCACTGCCGGAAACATGTGTATCGACGGAGCATGTGAAACCTCACAGATTACCCACATCACAACCGGCGGGTCACACAACTGCGCCCTGAGACACAACGGCAGAATCGCTTGCTGGGGTGGTCCTGGTCGAGCTCTCGGGTATGGCTCCGAAGAACCATCAACACAACCGGTGACAGTCGCCGAGATTTCAAACGCTGTCGAAATCTCAGCCGGTGGAATCGACGGTGGCGGTCACTCCTGCGCCATCCTTGACACCGACGAAATCTGGTGCTGGGGTGACAACGACCAAGGCCAACTCGGGACATCTTCGAGCTCCAGAACGAGCACGCCAACGCTCGCAACAAGGACCAGAGCAGAGAGCATCTCCTCGGGGTACAAGCACAACTGTGCAATCTCAGACGGAATCCCGCTCTGCTGGGGACAGGGATTCTCCATGAGCCCGATCCCGCTCCCGACGATCTATGCAATCAGCCTCGAATCGTTCGGAAGCCTGAGCTGTGTCAACCAAGGGTCGTCAGATACAGATTGCTTCGATGGCGTCGGGTCCCCAGATTACTCCTACGACATCACAGGTATCGACATCGCCGTCGGATCGAACCACGTCTGTGTGGCCACAGGAGCCCCCTCTTACGGCGTCGAGTGTGCTGGTGACAACACCTATGGCCAGACTTCCACGGGTGGCTACAGCCTCCCCAGGGTCGCCGAGGTCACCGCTGGGGACAACCACTCATGTTTCCTCTCGACGAACGGGCACGTCTACTGCTGGGGAAGGAACCACAGAGGTCAGCTTGGGATCGGAAACACCACGGACACCTCTGTTCCAACCCAAGTCTATGTCGGGTTTGACCCGCTGTCAGGGGTCATTCAGATTGACGCTGGGAACAATCACACCTGCGCCCTGACGAACATGGGCGAGGTTCTGTGCTGGGGGGACAACAGCAACGGTCAGCTCGGAAACCTTCACTCTGGTGACTATGAGACCCTTCCGTCTCCCGTCGACCTCTAACCCTGTCCAAAGTTTCTTTGGGGGACTCCCCATAATCAAGGCTGGTGGGCAATCAATTGCCCGGTCTCTTCCTCTTCAGATGACGAGCTCTAGAGTTCCTGCTGTGCAAAGCGTCACGAACCACTTCGACATCAACAACTTCAGGCTCCCACACTTGACTCTCGACCTCGACCCTCACGATCAGAACAGGAATGAATCCGAAAACACTCGGCTCATGAACATGGAATTCCCCGTCTGTCCACCTGAGGTTGATCCCCTTTGCCTTGTTTTTCTCTCCATCGATCTTGTATCCAACGAGTTTCACACTGACGACATCAATAGCCTTGTCGCCACACCCGCCATATTCCAGACCAAACATTGTCTCCCTTTCCAGCTTCGCATTTCCAACGATGCTCTGGAAAAGGTCTTTCGCCTTTCTGATCAGGTCAAAATCATGGAATTCCCCACCTTCTCCGTCTCCGACTAGACGAACCTCAGAGACATCTTGTGGGTAGTCCGTCATCGCCACAAGTCCATGATCCAACTCGATCCTGTCGAAGTGGAACCCATTCTCACAGAGCCACGCTTCAACCTCCGGGATCGAGAACATCAAATCAATCGTCTGGCAGTTTTTCACCGCAAACATACTCCTGCTCCTTTCGCCCGAATCAAGGGCAACTACTCCTACTCAATCACGTCAACGGTCTAGGACTGAGAATGCCTCTGGGGCTATACCGCCGAGCACTCCGAACTCGACCGAGACAAACACATCTGCTCGACCTTTTACACGACGAACGCCGACCACGGAAAATGTATCACCGAATGAATCCCCTGGCTCACCTATCGACTCGAACTCACCAGGGTTTGACTTGATGACATCGGCGAAGAACATGGCGGCATCAATCCTCGTCTCAACAACGAACATCTCTGCAAGCCCATGGGCTTTCCGAAGAAGGAGGCCATCAATCGCGATATCCCAACCCTTCTCTGCCACAGGGTAGAGCTCCACTTCGTCAAATTTGATACCACACTCCATCAGATGAGAATGAATCTCGTCCCTGCTGAACTCCAAGTCCAGCCGTTTTCCAATGTTGCGAACATGCATTGATCAAACCCCTTCCCACCCCATCAGTTCCGATACGGACTCGATGTCTCTGGAGGGGCGAACTCTTTTGGTTCCTCCCACCCAGCAACGTGATGACAATTCGGACAGATGATGGCGCAATACGGCCTCGGTTTCCATAGATTCCACCATGGGCGCCTCACCCTCTGACTCATACCCCTAACGAGTGGCGTGTGTGGATCGCTGTCCTCACCTGGATGGAGTTCGAACCCACAAAATGGACACGTCCCGAACGGAAGCTCTTGGCCCCTCAAACGATCGCATTCATCAGGCATAGAAAATGGCGATACGAGCTCTATACTGGCCACATCGCCCCAGCCCGTTTGGACGGTGACAGGCCTTGTATGAGTCGCCTTTTTGAGTGTTTTGAGGAACGAGAGGATATTAGGGACACGACCAGTCCTCACAATACTGGACCTATCAAACAGCATCCCCTGTGGGTTCAGGTTCAGTTTGATCGAAACCTCTGGCGCCTTCTCTCTGAGCTCTATCAACCTGTTGTGATCTTGGATGCCTTTCACAACATGAGGGACCTCTCGGTCCATCCTCTCAATCATCTCGCTGATAACGCCTCTCGCCCTGAAAATCTCATCAGGAGACATCATCTTGTGGCTCATGATACCGCCACACACGAAATGGGGGTAAACGTCCACACAGCCACGGGTCCATCAGAACAGCCCATCCTTCCCATCATGGCAGAAATCACTAGGAACCTCCAACACTCTCATCGCTGAATGCTGTGTCCAATCCATCTGTCAATGTGGTCTGTAGACCGCACCACCGCATCGAATCACAATCCTTCCACAATGATAGTGCGTCTAAACTGCTCTGGAGGGTGCCAACCACATCGCCAAGATGGCGACGAAATAGGACAAGTCAATGCCGGTTATGGAGAAAGGATTTCGATAGCCTTGTCGAGGTCTGCTCGGACCATGCCATTCTCCGTCACCGGCTGGACATGCCGACCCCTAATGACATTCAGACTCACGCGGTCCGGAAGGACTCCTTCGCTTACACCGTATGGCCAAAGTTTCTTGTCATCGATGACCACGAAACCCTTGACCCACCGATTCCTGACCAGCCACCGATGAATTTCAGAAATCCTCGGAAGCGTTGTGTGCTCTGTCGCCCCAATCACCCACCCCTCGAAACCCTTCTCTCGAAGAACGTTTTCCATGAACCTCGGACGGCCGTTGAGACGCCACCTCGATATCATCACAAACCCGAGTGCCTCATCCATGTACACCTCCGCAACACGCCTTGCGAGCTCATTGAGGAGCTTCACAGGTTCTGGGTCGACATGTTCTGCCCACCACTCCGCAGAGCCGTAGTGAGCTGCCTCAAGCTCCTCCTGTGGGTCTCTGGCAAGAATCTCACCGTCTGGATAGAGCTCGTCAAAAAATGCCTTCGAGTTCAGCACCCCATCAACGTCCAGAAAACAGATGTAACGAACATGACGAAAGTCTCTTTGAGGGGAATCCTCCTGTATGATGCAAGGAACCTGAGACGGCATGTCAACCACACCCATTCATATCATCGGGGACAGAGACCCACACCGGAGAGACCGTCAAAAACTTGCAGGGAAGGTTCTCGAAGTTGATCTTCGACTCTGCGATCCACCCTCTAACGAACGTGTGCCCACTCCTGCACTGTTCCGGCTCTGGTGGATACTCCAGCACTTCGAGCCAATCGAAGACCATCGAGATCAGAGTCTTCGTACTCGCCCTACACGGGAAAACTGTCAAACAGTCAGACTTCAATATCGAATCAGGATCGCCAGCATAGAACCTGATCGAGTTCCCCCTTGTATCGACAGCCGTCGCACTGAACTCCCTAAGGTCAGACGGCCACCTATCTCCCCATGGCCTTCTCGATACGAGATCGACAACCCGCTCGAAATCATGCTTCCCATGCGAGCGAACCTCCACATAACTTTCATCAATCATCTTTTGCTCCTTCTCCTTGTCAGCCGTGTTCTCGTCGCGTATCGACCATCACTCAATCAACATCTCTCTCATCAGGTGGAAACGCACCAGGAGGGTTCTGAGCTGCCAGAAACGCAAATTGAGACAGGTCTGGGTTATCCCCATTGGTCTCCGAAATGTGAATCAAAGACCTCCTGAGGTGTTCAATTGTCTCCTTTTGCTCCTGAGGCACTCTGAACATACTCATACTCTCGGCATATTTGAGTGCGTCAGAGAGCTTTTTGTCCGCCATTTCGATCTGGTCAGGAACCACATGCCCATAGACCTCAGACTCCTCGTCGTTTCTAAGAGCAAGAATCGCCTGACGAATACTCCAAATCACACGATCGAAGACCAATTTCTCCCTCTCGATTCGGGACTCTTCCATCGCCTCAGAAAAGCTCTTACCACCAGGGACGTGGATACGCCCGTCATTGTCACACGTAGCCACGACAGGTATTGACGTCTTAGGGAAAGGTGCTCCAGAGACACCTGGAAGGGTGTCACCAGACGAAAGATGAATATCCGATGACGACGTATTGGTGATTGTCAGACGAGGGTCTCTTATATCTCCCTTATCGACCCAGATGATACCATCCTCGGTGATCCTGCAAATGTTCTGTCCAAGCCACTGCCAAAGCTGCGGAATGTTCTCCACCATGGCTGTCGCCCACAAATGAACAGGACTCCTCTCGCCCTTTCTAGGACTCCCCACCACAACAGAAGGAACACCACGACCCAAGGCATAGGCCCAGTCAGCCGTAGCATCGACTCCACAAGGCAAGAACATGATCACGAGATCCGCCGTATCGAGGTGCCTCTTGTTCTCCTCGACGTCAGCTCTCCAATCCGGACGGTCCAGATACGTCCCATAGATGTGACGATCCGGATTGAACTCCTCTGGGAACTTTTCCGGTGCGAGCTCCGGAGCGGTCCGACAGCTCGGGTCCGTGAAGTCATAGGGCTCGAACCCATCCTCCCTCAACATCTCGGCGAGAGCTCGGACCTGCTCACGATTCTTCCACGACGACGCGATATAGACCTCTGGCTTTCCGTTTTTCATCATAACCTCACACGTATCGCACTTTCGATACGTAGCCCTCATAGCCCTCGAATACGACGAACCTGATATCCTCGCCGCCCTCGACCACGATCATGTCCCACATGTACGGGTGGTGACAGCTCGGGCACTCGCCCTCGTTACCACAAATCGGATTGGCCTCGGGCGGATCGAATTCATGCCCACACTTCGGGCACTCGGTTTCCTTAGAGCCCATAACAAGACCTCACTTGTGGTGCATCGCCCACTCAGGCGAAACCGTCATGAATGCGGAACTCCAGCCGTCAGCCTCCTCAGCAATTAGATGCCACCCCTTGGTGCAATGGCCATCAATTCCCGGATCTGGTGGGTATTCCACCGAATCGAGCCATTCCACAATCACCGACACAAGAGCTTCACCCTTGATTTCACAAGGGAAGGGTGTGATATTCTTCTCTTTTGCTCTCGCCTCGTCATAGTGCCAATAGAAGATGAGAAGCGGCTTCTTTTTTCCATCGATGAGTGTTGATTGAGCATACGCCACAGCACCTTTGTCAATAAGCTTCATCGCCATATAAAGGTGCTCACGTCCCCTTGAAACAATCTCCACCTTGAAGTTGTCCATCTACTTCTACTCCTTCGCTTTCTTCATACTCTCCATGACTTCCGCCCGAGGATCAGGATCGTCGCCTTTCGACATTCGGTCTGAAAGCATCCCTCGTGTGGACCAGTTACGACCACACCGGAAATCCACCTTCTTCACAACCTCGACGCTCCATTTGTGAGAGGTCATCATGGTCATGTCGAGGTTGACAATCCCACAGACCCTGATGATGTAGTTATCGAGAGAGAGTCTCCCATCGTCATACTCATGAGCAACATCTCTGATCTTGTCGAGCTCCTCACGAGTCACATATAGCTTTCTCGGGGACAAGAACATCGACTACTCCTCCAACGGCTCGTCTCCATGTGATTGTTGAACGTCTCTGAGGTAGCAGATCGCAACGGACGTAATGGTCATCCCGCTTTCGATGACATTGACCTCGTCTTTGGACTCCGAAGGATTCCCATACGCCACACATGCCCCGGCAAGGGCGAGCTCCACAGACCGCGTCGGGCCGGAAGCACTCGCCAACAATCCATGGTATATCGGTGGGTTGAATAAAGCGTGAGGCATCGTCTCGACAGTCACCCTCACGACACCATTATCGTCAATGTCGATCTCCTTGAGCTCTCCAATGACGTCACGAATCTTCGGATCGACCACACACTTGTAGACCGTCACCGGAATGAACGAATTCCCCTTCGCTCGCTTGACCGCTTCTTCGAGAGCCCCCTTGGTGTAGACGACATTGTTGGTGTTCGGAACGCCAGCCTTATACAGAATCCCCGAGACTGTGAATGTATCTTCGCCAGGCTTCTCTTCGTCCCGATTCCAGGTGACCTCTGCCACACGACTTGGCATCAATCGCTCTTGGACAGCGGCCTGATCATTTTTGACCCATTTGTACCAAGTATCGTCAACAATCTCTGTCATCTGATTGGCTGAGATAATCTCATCCAAAGTCAAAACACTCGGCTGCACCTCCTCCAAAGGGTTGTGCTGAGCAGCCATGAGTTCATCGAACCCACAACTACAATGCTTCGCGGCCTCACTCCCAGGAAACATCCCCCTGGTACAGGTCAACGAGTGCCCCCGCTCTTGAACCCACTTCCGGAGCCTCACAACCTCATCCTGGTACGGCAAGAGAGCTTTGGTCATCTCGCCCTGAAACTGAAGGTCATCACTGATTCGTTTGTTTTGGGCCTTGAGAAGACGAATCTCACCCCTCATCGCGTCGATATCAGACCGCAACATTGCAGTATTACTCGTCGACAAACCTTTTTGTGCTTTCACACCAAAGGCCTCTTCGAGCAATGGCTTGACCTCTGTGACGTCAGATATCACTCTATGATTCTCTGAAGCACTCCTCCAAGGCATCGGCCTGTCGAACTCTTCGGGGTGTGCCTTCACCCAATCAGGAAGGCCAGGGACGAGCTCAATAGTCGACTCGATCGAACCCTCGACGAGACATTTTCTATACTCCGGGTCATGGAGAGCATGAGCCGTCGTGGCGACAACACAACAGATCATGTTGCCGCCGCGTGTCTTATTCTCCACCTGCTCGACGAACCACCCCACATCAGGATGGTCGGAGGTCTTGAGCAGCTCGATAACGTGTTCTCTCTTCATTGTCTTCTTTCTCCTCGCCGACGATGGAACCTGAAGAACGATCTCAGGACTGCATAGACAGAACTACTCTTCTGATGCTCTGCCAAGAAAATCCCCTCGTCCAAGATGGCATTCACGAGCTCAGATATGACATCATGATCTTGACGACCTCGACCTCGACGCCCTTTCCAGCTCTCATCGCCGGATGGTCCAAGAAGAATGTGACCTTCACCTCGTACCCATCGAACAAATCAATCATCACGACCTGTTCCCCCTTTCGTCGTACCCGTCATATGCGTCGATCTCACAACTACAGCCCAGCATCTCACTCATCCTCCGCGTCGAGGAAGAACCACGCCACCTTCCGATTCATGACCCTCGCAGCCTGTACGAGCGTCCGAATCGAGACCGCCGCCTCTCCGGGCCACTCGAACATGAGGCGCCGCATCTGCCCTTCTTTGATTCCAGAACGGCTCATGAAGTCCTCACGAGTCACACCTTCTTTGGTCATCCACCGCGAGACCTTCTTCGCGATCCGCGTCCGATGAGCCTTCTCAAGACTTTTCGCTTCCCTCTGTGTAATCATCGCCATGGTCTTGTTCTCCTCTCAGAGTGAGCCCTTCACAATCCACCGGTCGTTATCCCCTCGGTGCTCATGTACGATCTTCCATGCACCTCCAGCGGAGAGGTCTCCGAGGTAAGCGCCATCCTCGTTATAGAGCGCCTTTTTACCGGCATGCTTCCCCGGTTCCCTGCAAACCCCGAGACTGTCCAGTGCCTCGTTCAGCGTCTCTCTCCCCTCAGAATCAGGCATGTCGCAGAGACCTTTTCACAATCTTCCGGAGCTCTTCGATTGGTTCTCCGAATTCTTTCTCGATTGACCTTCTGAAGTAGACATCATTCCAACAGTGATTGTTTGGAGTGTTGTAAGGCGGCTTCCCGTCAAGCAACATCAAATTTCTTTTCAACTTCGCGATATCCATCGTTGTCACTCCATCTGTCCTACAGGACCAATGACGCGGCGATGGTAAATCCCGCCTCCAACTTTGGTTCCATCACTCTTGTAAAGAGACCCGTTGTCCATCCTAAGCTTGCCGCCTTTTGTAATTTTGACGATCGTACTCTCGTAGATCATCCGGATATCATGACGAACATCCTCGTAAACTCCAACAACATCACCGACCTTCAGCTTGGACGCCCACTCAGCCCTCTCAGCATTAGTCATCTCACACCTCAAACCCGACATTTCCTTTGCCACTTACCGACATGTTGCAGTCGATCAGGACAATGTTCGGGCGATCAGTATCCAATGGTCCATCAGCTATGATGAGACATTAGAAATCCCAATTCATCGACCCGTTAGGACTCATGGGGTCAAAAATCTCTCCTGGGCCAAACCCACCACCATGACCCACCACGCTCGAAGACCCTGCCGACGGGCTCTTCGTTACACCACTCAGTGTCTTGGTCCGAGTTCCTATCGACACACCTCTCGGCGTCACAGTCAGGTTTGAAAACCTTTCTTTGATTCCCGGTCGACCGAAAGCATCGCTCATCACAAGCCTATGAACATCCATGGGCTCCAACTCTAGATCCCCACCCATCTCCACCGCCTCGAACCCAAGCCAGTACACATACCTAACGAGGTCTCGAATCGCATTGACGACAATCATGGAAAAAACTTCGATCAACGACACAGAAGTCACAGACGCCCTGATCATCTCTTCAACACAGTCCCCAACACAGCGCCCCGGCTCTGTCTTTGGCGAGCCATGCTCCTTGACCTCGAAATCAAGCCATCCATCAAGACCCTTTTCGAGATCATCATTTGAAATGACAGGAACCGCATCAGGGTGACTTCTCGCCAGCTTGTAACCCATGGAATAGACTTCGGAGACCAAACAATCGATCGCCTTCCTGTACTCCCTGGCCCGCCTCGGCATGTCCCTTGAAGCAGCCCTGCAAGACTCCTCAAGCCTAACCCGCGCCTCAGTAACACTCGTCAAAACTGATCTCCAATCTATTCAGCCATCTTATACACTGAGTTCGGCTTGTCAATCTCTTCGGAGGCCATTAATCCAGCCAATCCTATCCTGAAATCTATCCATCATCAGAACCCTTCCCTCGGAGCCAGGGCGGCTTCCACTTCCCCTTGACGAAGGCTGACACCCCCTCGTCGTGACACTTAACGATCCAGAGCTCGGCACTCCTGTATGCGTTTTTCCACTCTCCAACGACGCCACAACTCTGACAGGCGACCTCAGAATCATCTGGTTCCTCGTGGGTATAATCGCTCCGCTGGTACTTGATACCCCTGAGTGCCCCGTATTTCTGCGAGAGGTGGATTCTCTGGCTCGCAATCTCCCACCGGGCTGCCAAGACAGGGTCCATGCCCACGCCGTTTGTGAGGCCCGCCTGGTAGTCCTCATCGAAGTCTGATCCGTAGCCACTTGTTCCCTTGGCCATGTACCGGACCGCCCGCTCGATCGAAACGGGCAATTGATTGCCCATCTGGTCGCCGAACTCAATGACCTCTCTGTGGACGTGTCCGATTTCCTGGCCACAGAAATCCTGGGCGGCGACGGTCAAATCCTCACCAGAGAGCTCGGGGCCAAAGTACAGGACATGAGAATGGACGTGTCCCCTGACCGAGCACTCGATGGTCCTGAACATCGCCGCCTCGTCACACTTCAGGACTTTGTTCCAAAGGGTCGATACAGCCTTTTTGATGGCGAATGTACGACGCCGAAGAGCTTCGACGGTCACATCCTCCTCATCAAATGGGTTGTACTTGGTGGTCACAGTGTAGAACTGCCACTTGTAGTCCTCGGGACCTGAAATCCTATCCCAGATGTCATTGTAGAATTCCTGTACCTTCTTTGACCTGACCCAGCCACACGTCGGACACGTCGTCCACTTACACGTCCTATGTGAGCCAGCATAGGAACCCGACCCCACCCGCTCCTCACCACAGCATTCACACTTCCGGACAGCGACGACAGCTCCACACCTCTCGAACTCCTTGAACCGGCGGGACCACCTGTCTCTCTCTGGCTTCGGGGCGCCCCTCAGAATATCTCGGGCGGCATCCACTACCCGCTGACGAAAAAGTCGGGGCGAAACACTCTGCACCCTGTCAAAGATTGGATAGGCACGGATAGAACTAGAATCACCAAAGAGTAACTTACCATCTATAGGGATAGAGGAATCAGAACCGTCTACGTCTCCTCCTCCATGGCTCAGTATCTGGCTCCCGTACTCCTGTGATAACGCCAGCTCTGCCAGCTCGTCCTCTTCGTCAACACCTTCTGGTATGTACAAACAAGAGTCGTCACTCTCATGCAGCTCTCCACTTTCGCTCATCAATCGGTCGGTGAAGCTCATTCTCCACCTCCGTTCCATGAACACTTCGACTCTCCGTCACTATTCTTCGTGCATTCAAATCTTGAGCACTCTCGCTCTCTTATGATTCTTTTTACCTTCTTATCGAGGCGCAGGATCGTGGGGCGAGCCGACCAGGTGTGGCCGACCAGCAGAGACACGTCAGACGTGAGGGAATTTTGGTGTAAAGATGCTGATAGGGGTAGACAGCGCACTCGTGGGTGCGCTAGATTTCTTCTTACCATCGAAGCTCTTTCCTTCGTTGGCCAGCCTGGGCGCCCCGCCCGACCCTCTCAGCGATGATTGGAGCCATCACTTTGAGGGGGCTGGTATGTCTCGCGACCGATATTAGGGTCTATGTGAGGATCGACTCTACAGCCGGATCGATGGCAGAGTCAAGCATCATGATCCCTGCGAGTTCACCACCAGAAAATTCATGAATCCATTAAGCGGAAAGTTTGAAACTTTCAATCTGTAAGTTGTCGAAATCTGTACGATCTGTGAATTTGTCAGAAAAGACAAAGTTTCTTTGGTTACAACGTGTACGGGGAACCTACGAACTGCTGTGACTATTCTCCTTCTCCTCAGGTATCGTACCACCTTACCCATGTGACTCCAGACCTAGACAGCGACAGCGACACTGCTCTTGTAGCTGTTCTCGATATTGATTTTTGTGAAAGTCCGAATCTGGATGCAGCAGTCCTAGACCACGATCTAACCCTTGAACATGATCGCGACCTGAGTCTCGGCCACTTTGATTTGCTCACCGTTCTCACAAGAACCATGTGTTCAAGATTGGATGGTGAACATGAGCTCATCACTTGTAATGCCAAAATGAGGGGCGCCAAGAGATCAGGGTCCTCTCCCCCTTCAAGGAGGTGGTCCCAAGCTACTTGGATGTCTTCGGGGAGGTCAAAGATCATTGCGTTACTCCAGATCTAGACCTAGACCTAGACCCAAACCTAGACCCAAACCAAGACCTAGACCCAAACCTAGACCAAGACCTAGACCAAGACCTAGACCAAGACCTAGACCAAGACCTAGACCAAGACCCAGACTTAGACTTAGACCAAGACCTAGACCAAGACCCAGACTTAGACTTAGACTTAGACCAAGACCTAGACCTAGACCAAACTAGAAACGGAACTGATTGTCCATCTTGAACAGCTAAGATAAGAGGAACCAAGAGTTCGGGGTCTTCTCCTCCTTCAAGAAAGTAATCCCAAGCAACTTGGACGTCCTCTGGCAGATCGAGGATCATCTGAATATCCTTTACGGTTTGGGAGGATGCTTGATGTGCCTGGAAGAGCCATGCCCACCACCACAAGTCGGGCAAGCATCTTTGGTGTCAGGCCGATCAGCGCCACAGTGGCGACACTTCACCTCATGAGAAAGAGCTGTAACGTCGAGATACTTCGGCTGCTCTCCACACTTCGGACACGCCTCATTGGTGTCCGGGCGCCGAGTATGACAGGAGTGACACTCAATAACCCTTACCCCAATCACAGGTTCATCATGCTCAATCCGTTTGATGGAAAGAGGATTGAAGCTCCTTGCTTTGAAGAAATCCGCGATACACTCGGAGCAGAATAGCCCACCACCGAGCTTGATCATCTCCGGATCATCACCATGGACATCACAACTGTACCTGAGTTCGATTGTCATCTCTTGGGTACCCAGCACCTTTCCGGCGGCGAGCGTCGGCAGATCATTCCCAATCCACTTCCGCATGTGATGCAGAAGTACCAACTGGTACTACTGCGAACCTTGATCATTTACGACTTCTGTTGTTTCGCAAGTCTCCAGACACTCGGCTTTCTTCCGCGCCCTTCGACGTCGGCGAACTCGTTTGTCTCTACCAGGCCTTCGCCTTCGAGCTTTTTGAGCTGATAGAAGGTGGCCTGTCGTGTGATGTTGAGTTCTGCGGCGATTCCTACAGTGGTCATGCCGAACTCTTTCTCTCTCTTCAGGATGCCAAGAATCTTGTTCCACTTGGCGTTTGGTCCTTTTTGAGGTCTCTTTCCCATCGTTCTGTCCTTTCAGTTCTGACCGCCCACGAGTTTCTCTCGGATCTCTTTCAGCGCGTCGATGACTCCATCCACAACCTCGACATCATCCATTCCGATGATGACCCCTTTTTGGTAGTAAAGGCTCTCAGCGACTGGATTGTTCTTCGTTTTGAATGCGAGGTATTCAACTCGATTATGCCCCGCCTTCGCCTCGAAGGTTGCAACATCAATATCGCTTTCCAGGAATACAAACGCTTGGCCATCTTTGAATTCGATTGTCACGGTATCCTCTCCCTGCTTCCCCAAGCCTTGATCTCGTACTCGAAGTGGCGCTTGAGTGGTCCGCTATTTGAGACGCTACTGCTCTCGACATTGGGAGTCTCAACTCTCCAGCCTTCGGCGCCAATGCCGTTGGCCCAGCTCTCCAGCCGCTTGGTGATTTCCTCCTCAACCTCTGAGACGTACTTCCCAGCTTGGTCGAGAGTGAACGTGAGATGAAACATCTTGTGCTCGTAGGCCTTCATCAGAACGCCACCAAACTTTCTTTGGACGCATTCTTGAGCGTCAAGCGATGAGCATCCCTGACCTTCTCTTTCAGCTCCCCATTGACGATCCAGAGTCCTTGTCGCCCTTTGGCATAGACCGGATCATCAAACGGGAGAACATTGGCGAGAAGCCATCCATACGGCCCGGAGAACCACGGGTCATAGAGGAACTCATCTTGAGCTGTATCCTCGTGGACATAGCCTATGATCTGTGCCACGCCGACGATACATCCTGATGGACACCACTCGTCCGCTGGCGGGTCATAGAGCCTGGCGACCCTCATCGACTCGGCGGCGCCAACGTCGTACTTCATACCAGCGTGAATCGCGATGAACTTCCCGATCACATCATTGAATGGTTTCCATGGCCTGTTCTCGATACGCTTCCCTCCATAGAAGATCGCGTGAGGCCATGGGCGCCACAACGTCAGAGCTCGAAGGACTTCTTGTTTCTTCGGCATCGACTTCTCCTTCAGATGGTGTGCTTTTTCCCCTCAAAACTTACCCTGACTGGCGGGTTGATGCTGTCGAGGTGCTCCATGTAGGTCATCGCCGCCGGACCATCGAGGTCTCCAGCTTTCGCCATGGATGTGACCTCGATGTCACACATGAGAGCTCCACTCCTGTGATCCACAATCCACCGGCTCACACAGGCAGCATCGAATTCGAGGTCGTAGAAGCTCATCTGGCTGTTCGACTCGAATCGCTCCATCACACACAACTCGTACAAGAGATGGAGATCCCGTGAACTCTCGAAGAAGACCTCATAGAGTGGGACACCCACACCATTGTCCCTGGCGCAGTTCGTCTGTGTGACCACGTCAGCCGGGAGCTTCGAGACCATGCCCTGACAGATCCATGCTCGGCGCCCAGTCAGAGGCATCGAGACCACTGGCTGGAACATGAAGAACGGCGAGACCAAGAGCTTGAAACGCATGACGACTCCTTTCAGACATCCAGCCTTTCTCTGATGATGTCAGCGAGACGACTGACGGCGGCATATGCCATGATGACGCGGTCTGACGGGACCATCCCGACGTCATAGATCCATTCCCAAGCGTCCGGCTCGATGTCAGAGTTCATGAGCCCCCTGTAGAGCGTGTCATGAACTTCTCTCCCGTCACCGTCGAGCCCGATAACATCCTCAGCGTCTCTGATAGCGGCAGTGTAGTCGTCACCAATCTCAGCCCATGTGTCCTCACCGTAGCTCTCGGGCGCCATGTCGAGCTGGAATTTGATGTCATCACGAGCAACTCGGGACACGAACTGTTTGGTACCGATACCCGTCATGCCGATGGACGCCTTCTCTTCGGCGTGGTCGAGGCTTCCGTTGGCGATCCAGAACACGAGCTGGCTGGGGACCTCCATTCCGCTGTAGTTGGCGAAGAAAACCCCGTCGATGTCCCCCCACACGGCGAGACATCGATTCGCCATGACGGCAATCTCACACCAGAGCTGCCCACTCTTGCTGCGAAGCTTCCACCACCCATGACCAAGCTCATCCATGGTGTGCTCGGCGAACAGTTTGTCTGCATCTGCAATCATCATGGTCTCCCACTCATCGGAAGACATGGGCTCCTTCGCTTTCGCCTTGATCTCCTCCATCTTGGCGCTCATCTCATCGAGCTTTTGCTGTGTCGACTTATCGGTCATCTGTGGTTACCTCCATCAAATCGGATTCCAAGTCCTGGTCTGGAACACCATCGTGATCAGATTCGAGCGGCGATGGGCCTGTGTTCTCGAACATCACCTTGAAAGTGTCAGAGAATGGTTTCTTCCCAGAAGCGATCCAGATCGGGAGGTCGAGTGGCATCAGGACAACCAAAAGTGTCCCGAAACAGACCATGATTGCCGCCGCAATGACGCAACAGATGATAAACACAATCATCTTGATCGTGTACCACAGGCGACCCAAGAACCCCTCTGGTTTTTTGTCAAAATCTCCGAACATACCCCATCCTCCTTGAACGGGAGCTTCCTTTTGTGTGAACAGGTTACCGTTCTATCTTGATGGTTGTTTTGAATTTGTCAAGATGTCTAGTCGCGGAATGTGGAGGGCATGATCGCGTCAGAGCCGGTGAAGTAGTGTTCGGGCCAGACGCCAATATGACTGGCAAGCTTTCTGGTGCGTCTCCACCGCCCGTTCATGATACTCTGGTTCCAGCGACCATAGTTCGACGTGGCGAGCATCCTGAGCAGTGTTTTGGCGAAGATACGCTCGTTGGACTTCATCCGATCTCCAGGAACGATGAACCCGGACGCTCCGATCGCATCTCTCATGACGCGGTAAGCGATACTGGGGGCATTCACAGTGTGGCTGTGAAAGACACACATGGCCAGGTCGAGCTCCAACGTGACACACTTCACAGGATTCTGACAAAGCTTCGCCCGCTCCGGAAGTTCCAGGCTCGAAATAGAGTCCCCATACACGACGTCCTGAACTGGCATCCGGCGCCGCTGCTTCCGGAAAAGAAACTTTCGCGAGGCCACCCGCTCGGCGAGGTGTTTCTTCTCGAAGAAGAGCTGTGTCTCGATGGACTTCGGATCGGCGAAGACATTGTGGAAGAGAGTCGCCCAACGCTTGGCTATGAGCCAATTCTCCGTTCTCGCTTTCACCTTGCCGTGTATTGGGGTGATTCTGTCGCGAAGAATGGCACCGTGAATGATGTCACCAGCAGAATGCTTGATTCGCTCTCCTTTGATGAAACGAGATCCAGCTTCACGCCATCGAAGGAACCCGTCCTGGGCTAGGTACCAACCCTCAACCTCGAATTGAGTGAAGAGTGCCTGAAGGTGCATCGGGGGCTCTTGAGAAACCTCCAGCATCCTGAGGAGCCTCCCAAGACCTCCCTGGTCATCCTCAGCGTTGAAATCCTCATTGGCGAGTTCTCGTGGGTAGACCAGAATGTGCTGACCGAGTCCGGCGGACATCGCTGTTCCATCCGCCGCCATGATGGACCCGATCCGGCCACCTGTCTCGACCAAAGCTGTCAGAAAAACCGCACGGTCAAGGTGACTCTCCTTGATGTCAAGCCCGAAACGTTTGCTGGCGATGTTGTATTCGGGACCGTAGATGACCGGCCCGGAATAGTTGCCGATGCTTTTGTGTCTCACTTGGACCATGAATCAACACCAATCGGCGGGGATTCCCATATCTTTCAGGAAATCGATGAAATCGTTGTATCCGTTTCCGACAAAGAGTTCTCGACCCTTGGTCCTCATATCGTCGTTGAACTTGTCCTCGTCCATCCCAGGAGCGCTGAAGTCCGGTTTCTGACCAACCCACACGAGCTGTGAGAAGTCGTTGTCCACTTCGAGCTGCCAGCCGTCGAGCTCACCGTCCTTGAACGCTTTGGCGAGCGCCGCATAAGTTGTGTACTTTCCCTTTTCTTCTTCCATGATTTCTCCTTCTACTCCCTCATCTGGGGTTTGTTACCGCGACCCTCCATCGCTGCAACAGGTACAGCATTGAGGAGTCGCTTCAACCTCTTCGACACAATAAGGTCGTTGATAGGCCTACCCATATCGATACATGCCTTGATCTTCAACACGAGCGTGAGGGCTTCATTTCGATCATCCTCAAGGTCTTCGTTCGATCTGTTCTCAGCCACGAGTTTCTCATTCTGGTGCCTCAGACGCTCAATCTCAGAATCCTTCTCAGCGAGAAGCCGAGACATCCTCATCATGCCTTTGCGGCTCATTCTGTTCCCTTTCTAGATACTTTTCGCCCTGCCTTACCGTCCCCGCTGCCGTCGGGAAAGTGGAGCCATCCCGCCTCCTCAGCGGCTTCGAGGGTGTCAGCAATCAGACGGAGTTCATCCGGCGTGAAATCCGAGAACCGGATCGAGTCCCCGAAGAATCCAGATTTTAAACCAGCACAGAACCGAACCTCACCAACCCCTGTGCGACCAACATAGAGCCCAGGCTTCCCACAACTCGGACACATGTTTGGCTCCCCTGACCGGTATGGAATGGTCGCGCCTTCAGAACTCACAGCGCCGCCACAATGGAGGCAATACAGGGTGTATCGGCTGGTTGATTTGAAATTGACGTTCGACGGCATCAGTATTCCATCTCTCCATCGTGGCCGTGGTTCGTGACTCGTTTTTCGACAATTGCCAGTTTTGTGTCGATATCCGAGACCTTAGCTTCAAGTTCTCGGATCGCCGTCATGATGTCCGAGACAGACCACTCCTCAACCTCAGACGATTTGAGTTGTCGAACACGGACACCACTATCGAGGAGTTCTTCGAGCTGCCTGATCCGGTCACAAGCTCGACACCCAGCAGCCCAGCCAGTTCTTTTCCCGTCGGAATCGACCCCAGCCAAACGATAGGCGCCGCACTCGCACTCCATCATTTTTGTTTCCGGAGTGGTCATCAGTCCCTGTCTCCACACAGCTCAATCTCAGTGTCCCCGTCCTCCCACGGAACGTGATCCCACGGCGAAATCGCCGGATTCAACATCTGACCATCCTCAGGGTCGTGAACCCAATGCATCGGCACACCCAGCACTGGATGGATGACGCGGGTGAGGTCCACAACGTCAGAGAGTTTCCTTTTGACGCACTTCGTCACCCTCGACATCAAAGACGGAACGTCACTCCTGTGTGGGAGAACAACGTCATTGACCCAGTCACCTTCAAGGACATCCGTCTCGAATGTCTCGATCCTGTCGCCCTTGTCTTTCTTGATCACATTTCCGAGCATTTCAGTACCCCTCTCAGTCTTGTTGCAGCCTACAGGTGCGGAGGCTCCTTGGCGCCGGGGAAGAGCTTCCTCCCCGTTACGTGGACCTGTTTGAGACCTTCTTTGGAGTCGGGGTCGACTGGAAGCCTGACGACCTTTCCGTCACCGTCAGGACTCTTCTCGATCTCGACGAGGTTCTCGGCTTCGAGTTCATTGACGATCTGTCCCAGGCTCTTCTCATCAAGCTGAGCCATCTCCATGAACCAGACGAGTCCTTTCGCGTCCAGTCCAGGTTTTTTGATCTGCAACTCCTGAAGGAGCTTTTTTTTCGCCATGGCGAGGTATTGAGGTGTCATCTCGATCTCTGGAGAGAGTTTCACCTCACCCTCGGGGACATTCGGTTCGAGCTCCCCGGAATACACCACAACGAATGAACCATCATCCTTCTCCTCGAAGACCAGAGCACCCATGGCGACCATATCGAAGATGATACTGGCAAGGTTTTCCGAAGCGATAACCCCAGAAGCGAGAACAAACACATCGCGTTCTGTGAGCCCACCTGGAGCGACATCCCGAGCTCTTCTGAGGAGTTCTGATTGGAATTCTCTGGTAATAATGCCAAACATAGCGTCAAGGGGCAGAGTCTCTATCTCCTGAGCCTTTTTGAAGAGCTTGCTTGCCTTCACCTGTTCCTCGAACTCGGGAGTGTCTGGCTTGTGGTGCGTGATAGTAACAGGACCACCATCACCATCATCGGTGGCATCCATCATGAGGTCGGCAGCAGACCCGACGATAACCCAAGACCTGTCACCTCGTGGCCCGAACTCACGAAGAACTCCCTGACGCGTCAGTCGAGCGAGTCCGCTCCGGACAGTCGACGGGTTGGCGTTCGGCTTGATCTTGCGGACCTCATCGACAGCATCTTTGAAGCTGAAGGTGTCCATCACGGTATCTTTGATGAGCTGCCGAAGGACAGTGATCACTCCCCTGTCTCTCTTCTTCGGTTCTTCGGACTTCTCGCTGTCGGCGTCCCCACCGAAGATTGCTTCGAGCTCCTTGATCTGTTCATCGACTTCGCTGAGCTCGGCTTCGATGGTGACTTTCTTTTTCAGAAGTTCCTCTTTCCTCTCCCGAAGGACATTGAGGCCAGCATTCGCCTCATCGAGCCTCTCTTGCTTTCGCTGTTCCTCACGCTTTTTGAATTCCTTGAAATCGAACAACTCTTCCTCCGCTACAAAGCAAAACGTTTCCATAAACCTAAATCATCACAAACGTTTGTCAAGGTATTATGACAGCCATCTCACACCTGATTACAGGGGGAAGTATTTTTTCGTCTTGTCAACGACTTACGGATGCCCATAATGGGTGGTGCATGCGGCGGGACTACTGATACAAGCTCCTTTCCATGATGCCCCAGGGGTCGACAATGGCTGCGCTCCCTGGGGTTTTCTTTTTCACCCATCCTTGACATTCCATCCTCAGAGGATAAGTTGATCTACAGCCGATGGTCGCGGTGCCATGCACGCCGCAGTCACCCCCTGGGGATGGGCCTCAGGGGGTTTTTTATTGACAGAGCATAATCGATGCACATAATGTGACTGTTGGTTGAGGGACTACTGGCCTGGCCCCCTGGGAATGGTTCTCAGGGGGCTACTTTTTTAAGGAGCACAGAATGTCAAACGATCCAATCGTGGTCGAACTCACCAGAGAGGAAGCCCAAGCCCTGGCCGACTCCACAAAGGAAACCATCTGGTTTTTGAAAGGAGCGAAATCGAAGTCGAGCAGTGGAAGGGTGAGAAAAGCCCTCAAGGACGTTCGAGATCGACTCCTGAAAGGGCTTCAGGATGTGAAGGGTTCCAGTGCCTCATCGTGACAGCCGAATCCCTCTTTGTGGAAGGTGAAGCCGTTCTCATCATCGGCCCATACGTGCCGTTGATAGGGCTTCCCTTCCGGGATCGGAGCTCCACACACACAAGTGTGCTCTTTACGAGCCTTCTTGACGAAACGGCTCGACGAGAAAAGAATCTTGGGGCCTTCGTAATCCATGACTACCTCTCTCCTTTGCACTGTTGACGCGCCGCCGCCTGAATATCTGACATGTCAACGTTGTCAACGTGTTCACAGAACCCGTCAAAGCACGACGGACAGATCCCATGAGTAACTGTGTCGTCGGGCATCAGGCCCTTGTTGACCCACTTCCCGTCAACAAGGACCCGCTTACACCATGAGCATTGCCGATACATCCCACACCCCCCCAACGACGGCTTACGCCGCCTTCTGGACGTTATCGAGGCTTGTCCAAACAGTTCCAGCGGCTGTCTTGAGACCAACCCTCTCACACCCTTCATTGTATTTGTCAGGACCGCGCCAGAAAACCACACCGACTGTCCCATCAGGGGCATCACCGCCGTCAACGACCTTGACCTTGACACCCTTCCTGACCCCGTCATTGTCCTGGCGAGCAGCCGATTCTTGCTCTGCTCTCTCTCGGGCCTTTTCGGCTTCCGCGAAACGCTTCTCACACTCATGACAGCGAATAGTTCCGCCCTTGCCGTCGTAGGCAGGGACGTAACCGTGGCCACCACAAACCGGGCAGCTTCCGTCCCAATTCTCATGACCTTTGACTGTCCGAACATTGGCGGCAGCGGTCCAATAGGTCTCGCCGTCGTCGCCATTGAATCCAACTCGCTCGCCGTAGTGCGAGTTGCCGACCCAGAAAACGCGCCCCTTGGTGCCTTGCTTAACCTTGCAGCGTTTCTTGTAGAGCTCGACATACGAGCCCTTGCGAGGCTGGCGGGCGCGGTCTGTCGCCTCAGCAACGCGAAGCTCATGATTCCGGACCACCAGCTTCTCGTTCTCGGCGTCCTGCCATCTGTCATAGAGCGCCTTGACTTCGTCAGTGGCATCAACAATAGCCGTCGAGTCCCACTCTTCCCAGGGGCGGCTGTAGTAGCCAGCGTTGCTGTCGTAGACGCCCAAGCTCACCTTCCTGGGCTCGCCCTTGTCGAAATCCCAGACGAGAGCGAAACACTGAGTTCCCCAGACGTCGCTCATGATCCGGACCGACTCCGATCCCTTGTCGAGGACACAGCCGACGAAGGCGACCTCTTCCCACTGGGTCTCGATCGCCCGGTATCTACCAGCTTTGTAAGGGGCAACCTGAAAGGACTGAGTTCTTCGGAATGTGACGGCCATTTGCTTTCTCCTGCCAACAACTCCAATCTAGTGCCATGATTAGCGTCTGTCAACTAGCCATGGAAGAAAAAAGCAAAAAAGCGATCATGGAGATGATCTGGAGTTCGAAAGAAAAGAAGGCGCCTCACCGGTCGTCGGAGCGAGGCGCCTTCGAGCCCTTAGGCTTATGGTTGGCTGGGCAAAACGTAATCACGACATTTCAGGTGTCAACAAGGTGAGGTTAGTCTTTTTTCGTATCAGACCTTTCGATCCTTCTGCGAGCTATCGCCGCCGCATGGAACGGGCCGTCCTCGGACATGGCGAGCAGTCCTGACCCAGACCCGAAGACGAGCCAAGATTCTTTGATGTAAACCCCGGCGACAATACGTCCAGGCTTGAAGACGATGGCGAAGATCTCGTATTGCCCCTTGGCAATCGTGAGAATTTCTGAGCCATAGAGGCTGACAGCAAAGTTCCAACCGTCAGTACCTGCACCCTTCGGGATGTTGCGAATCAGCTCGGACGCCACGTCAGTCTGATACAAAAACCCATTGACCCGCACCGTGTCTTGTTTTCCAGAGAATTCATACTCGAATGGATATCGAGCTCCATCATTGACCCATTGAGCCCTCACCTCAAAAAGCAGACCTGACATGGTCACCTCCCCCTTTTGATGAGACCGGCTTTCTTGAATCGCCGGATGTATTCGTTCCATCGCTCTCGACCGCCGACGGCACTAACGATGTCGTTGGGGGTCGCCCCGAGGTCAGCAGCCTTATCGATCGCCGCCTTGAGAACCGAGGGGTCCTGAGCACTGAGGTGCCGACCGATCTCGTTGAGCGCTGGCTTGATCACTGTGTCGTATTTGTTTTCCATCGTTCATGCTCCCCTAGTTGATGATTTCTGTTTGCCAGTAACGTGTGCCGCCCCGAACGTCGCACCCAACGATCTGGATCTTCCAGACTCTCATGAGCTCATCAATCGTTCCGTACCAGTATCCAAAACCCCGCCAGAGCTTCTCTGGGTCCAAGACCCACCAGACCTTCCCAGCGACGTCATAGGCCACTACAGGCGCCTCGAAAGGCACCCCAGCGTTCTCCACCTTCTCGACTGCATTCCAACGATCCATCATCTCGAACTCGACGGGGCGCCGTGGATGGTCCTGCTCGACTCCTCTACTGATCACTTCGTTACCTCTTCTGTATGCCGCAATACCCATCGTCTTCTCACTTTCCCTCTGCCGAGAGAGCGAGCAATTCTTCCGCTCTCGAAGCGAACCAAGCGTAGACCGCCAAGTCTTGGATCTCGTGGTCTCTCATGATCTTGATCCGCCCGGCTTCATCGACCCTCGACTTGACCCGACGGAATCCACCTTCAGGGAGCTCGATGAACTCGGGGACGTCTGCCGTCTCCCTCATGAGCCGAGCAATCTTTCTGATGATGGTGAACTCGTCAGTCCTGTGCGTCGTACATGCCCCGAAGAGGACCGCTCTGTCCTGCTCGTTCCTGAGTTCCATACCTTCAGCGTAAGTCGTAAGTGCCATGGGGTCTCTCCCTCTCACATCAACAATCTAGCCCCATGATTTGCGTCTGTCAACTACCATGCGAAAGAAAAAGCAAAAAGTTGGTTTTGGGTGATCACATCGTTTTACGATCTTCCTATATAGGCTCTCAATGCCACCTGAAGAGAAATCGAGCGCCCATTATTGACAAACGCAAACATGGCCATACTATCAGTGGTGAGAGGCCGTCATGAAAAACACAGAACAGCATGATGATTACGACGCTTGGGCCGAAGAGCGAGCCCATGAGTTCAATGAGCTCGATGACGACAGATTCGACATCAGCTCGTGGCGCCAATTCAACGACGGAGACGAACAATGAGCTATACCATCGAACAGGTCTACAAAAGGATCGAAGCAATCACCGGGAAGAAGCATCGACACGGACAGCTCAGCGTCTCCAGGTCTCAGGAGTCACAGAACCCAGGTTCTCCACACACATACTTCGGCACCCTCTCTGTGATAATGGGGATGGAGAAATGTCCAGAGGGGGGGGAGTACGAGCACAAGGTCGACACCAAGCTCACGATCCAAGCGCTCAACACCTCAGACGAGACAATGGCACTCGCCCATGTCGCCGCGACCTCCGAGCTCACTCTCATGCTGAGCCATATCAATGCCATCGTCAGAGATGAGCGGTGGGACGACAAGGAATCCATGGACTTCCACATGAAGTGCCGTGAAGAGCTCAAGGAGACAGAGCATGAATGACACGCCACCATACAAGCGGTTCAGGCTCCACTGGCTCTCTGGTGACACTGAAGTAACCGAGGGACACAACATCGCCCACGCCTTCAGTCGCGCCGGATATGGGGGTGGTGCAATCAGAGCTCTCGACTGGTACGAGGAGATCAAAGAAGAGGAGAACCATGAGCCGCCGTCGGATCAATAAGGGACGAGAGAGAAAGCTCTTCAAAAAGCTCAATGCCAGACGACGAGAAGCGAGAGCTCTCCTCGAACGTCCAGACACATGGCCTGAACACTGGATCATGGAGCGTGTCCTCGACTCATTCAACCTCAAACCAGCATCATGGATCATTCTCAGGACTGGAACATACACCGGTTGGATTTACTGGGAGCAGGAGAATGGATACTGGACAGGCGACGTTGATGAGTTCGAGGGTAGAATCCCGACACCTCACGTCTCTGGACGGTCCGCCCAAGAAACTTTGGATGCCTTGAAAAGCTTCATCGTTGGTGAGATCGCCCGGTATTCAGAGAGACGAGAAATCATCCCGGACGTACGAGGTGACGGTCTTCTTCACATCGTCATTCACAAGGACGACGAAATTACAACGAAAAGGGCAGGACAATGACAACATCAGGGAACCTCAGGGCTTTTCAATCCACCGTGTACATCATCAATCGAGACATCACGCCTCTCGGTCACTGCGTGAAGTATGAGGTCGAAGAGGTGAGAGTCCTTCGACGACAATGGGCGCAGTATCCTGGCGCCGTCTGTGTGGAGCTCAGAACCTCCGAAGGCACCATCAAGGTCAACATTGGAGATCGTCCCTATGTGGTGATCCTTGGCCACCATGGTCACCCAGAACCTCCTGAGCCCTTTCAAATCAAGACTCAAAAGACGAGACATCTCCCCGACGGAACAGCCTACGAAGTCACAACAGAACAAGCCAAGTTCCATTCGATCGGCATGGGGTACGCTCGTGAGTTTGATCAATTCCTCGAAGAGTACCTCAACGAAACCCCGAGCGTCGCTCTCATCGGGGACTATCGGTTCACCAATGGACTCGACACCAGGGATCAGGGTGCCGCCGCTGACTTCAACATCGCCCGCGTCGACAGCATCTATGGACAGCTCACAGAGGACGCAGGAGTCGACAACCTCATAGCACAGATGACGGCTCAGAAGTATGTCTACGGGAGCCCCAACGCCGCCGCCATGGTCCTCTGCAACGCCAAAATTATGTGCACCGTCGTTCCCGGTGAAAAGCTCCCTGAAGCCCTCCACGTCAACGGTGTCACCATCGAGCCCGAAGACTTCTTCGAGAGAAAGCTCAGAATCAAGCCCATTACCACACCTGTGGACACCAAAGGGGAGCGCATCAAATTCGGCGGAAAAGGGAACATCTACACGAAATCATGGGTCGGCGATGCCATCGCCAAATGGCGAGAAAACAGATAATCGTCAAAAACTTCACCCCCACTGTTGACAAACCAAAACCATACCACTAAATTGATTGGTGAGAGGTCAGTGAATGAACGACTTTGTCACCAGAACTGTTGACGGCGCGGCTGCTTTCGCCCGCGCATATCCAACTTGCCCCCCTGATGTCACTCTTGCCGATGTCATCGAACCCTATGAAGAGGTCGATGGTGACGTCAAGCAGACCATGGGAACAGTCACAATCCATCGAGCCATCAAGGACCATGGACAGAACATCAAAGCTGGTGATCGATACGTTCGGATCGTCACCGGTGGTTACACTGTCGGCGGCGCTCGATGGCTCGATGTCATCAAGGCCAAGCTCGAAGAAGGACAAGAGATCCCAGGGTGGGCATGGGCCAGGGTTTGTTTTCGCGGATACGTTGAGGAGTAAAACAATGAGCACCAAGCAAGAAGAGATCGATCTCGATCCCAACAACCCCATCGGGAGAGCCTATGCAGAGGAACTCTGTGAAATCATGGAAGTCGATGCAGGCGCCTTTGCTGGAGATCTTCAAGATATGGCTCTTGATGCTCATCAACTCGGGCGCCGTGAAGGAATCGAAGAGGGACGAATCAAAGGAATCGAAGAGACTCAACAGTATTTTGACAAACTCCTCTCAAAAATCGACGAAAAAATGAACAGAACTACCAGTCTCGGGGCACTTGTTGAGTTCAGAGACCTCCATGAAAATGTCACCATCTTTTCAGGGAATCTCAAGAAACTCTTGAAAGACGCCAAAAAAGGATCATGACAATGCCGAGTTCCTTCAGAAGCGACTTTCCAGGCTTCAAAAACTATCCGGCATGCGAAGCCTGTGGAGGTCCACTAGCCAAGTTCGAGAGCATTCAATGCTCGAAGTGTGCCGCAGAAAATGTCAGACGATTCCTCCAATCCAACGCGTGGCGTCGAGCCAGGGGACACAAGAACGTCAAAGAATTCGAGATGGAACTCGTCATTCTAAAGAGCAGGTGTAAATCATGACAAAGTGTTTTGGATGTGGAAGAGACCTCGACCATGGCCACGATTTCAACTACGGAACTGCTGATCTCGCCGGTGAAAGCAGAAGTTTCTGTGGACGCAACTACCAATACAACAAAGGCTGCTTCATGAAGGCGCTGAAGCGGCTCCATGATGATGGGCTCTGTGTCATCTGTGGGGAGCAGAATGACTACTACGCCCCAAGCGGCCCTTGTCACAGGTGTCGAGACAAACTCACATTCGCCGAAAAGTACCAGCACGAGCCAGCAAGAATCCAGCAAGACGCCATGGAAAAGCTCGCTTACGGACTCGCCAACTACTCTCGATATGGCAAAGAACCAGGACAATTGAGAGACCGCTGGCCAGTAATCCTCCTCAAGGACTGTAATGAGGAACTCTCCAGGGCGCTCCTGACATGCCTCAGAGACCTCTGGGAGCTCGACGTCTCACAGTCACAGGAGAAAGGATTTCAAGAAGGAGCAGACCTCCTCAGAGGCCTCAAGGCTGGAACGATCGGACTCTCCAACTTTCAGGAGAAGGTGGAAAAGTCTCACAACCGGTGGTCCGACTACGAAAAAGATCGGCGCGGCAAGATTCAGGAACTTCTCGCCATGGCCCTGAAGCTCAAATCAACCGAGGCTAGAGATGATCTTTGACCTTCCCGAAGATGTCCAAGTTGCTTGGGATCATCTCCTCGAAGACGGGGATGACCCAGAGATTTTGGCGCCCCTCATTCTGGCTCTT